TTACCGGACGGGTTTGATTTAACTTTTCAAAACTGTGCTACATTTTGGGCACAGGTGGGTCAACTTATTCTTAGGCTTGGGGGAATTCAATACCCATCCTTCACCCTTGAACCGATTGCTGGCTACACTGATGTGGTCAGAATCCGTACATCCGCATTTGCTGCAGAAGATTGTTGTAACCCCTGATTTTGTGGTCACTGTAGCCATAGACTTATAATTAATTTGATTGTAAAAGTAATGATTAAGATTTGTTATACGAAACAAATTGCAATTAAATATTCAACGATCAATTATCTGCAGGGCTACTCACCTAACACCGCATCGGCTATGGTGCCCATAACTACAGCCGGGAGATCTTCAAAGCGACAGTCGTATTTACTTCCCCACTTTACCCAGATGGTTGCATGGTCATCCTCAAGGATCTTCACCTCACAGGGACTGTAGTTTACCTCCCCCTGAAAGGGTTTATGGAGTAACCTGGGTGTGATACTTTGTGCTATTTCAGCTACCAAATCTACGGACACTTGTGCGTACTTTTTCATAGGTTGTCTTTTTATACTTCTTTCCAAACTTTCACATTAATACAGAAATCGATTCCGCGATTGGCCCCGGACCAGTCACAGGAGAATAACCAGAACCGTCCCTCCCTCTCCTCCTCTGTAGGGACAATCTTTGTCAGAGAGATTGGATCATCAAGACTTCCCGAGTAAGAAGCGGCACCTGATGAGTCCAGATAAAAACTTCCTGCACCTCCACCATCCTGTACGGATTTCCCCCAGTGATAGGTTATTCTGCTAACACTTCCATCTTTACGCTCCAGGTAATCCCCAACCTGGATAGTCTTCAGCAGCTGCCTTGCTTGCTTTCTTTTATCAATCAGTGCCAAGTTCTCTTCGGCCCGTTGCACAAAGGTTTTAGAAACCTTCTCCCACTCAATGATAAAGCCATAGTTACCGGATTCTAATTTATCAAAGCGGCCAGGTATCGTATTAAAATCTTCACTTGCTACATTGTTTTGGATAAGTTGTTTAACTTCATCCGAGATGTCTAATCCCATAATTTAAGTTTTTTCAATTTCATTATTTATTCTGAATTTCCACACTGCTGTTTGAAAGGATCTTTGCCTGAACTGGCATAGGTTTGGATCCATCGGAAGTCCAGATTGTAGGGTACACTGCACTCATCAACAAGGTAGGTTCAGCATCGATACCTACCTGATCCTTTACATGGCTTTTAGCTATCTGGCTGCTTGATGCAGCGATAACAATAACGAAATGCCCGGATTCTCCAAACGGATTCTTAACGGTCTCCTCGACCACATATATTTTATTAGGGTACTGCATTGTTTAAAGTTTTAATATGTTTATGCAAATTGGTGAAGTTTTGGTTCATCCCAACCAAAATACTGGGTTCCCTCTTTTTCTTTCACATTTTCAAATATACGATTATTACAAGAGACAAAGTTTTTTGGCTTATTAAGTTCGTTTCCTTCATAGATCTTTAGAACCTTATAATTGCGCTTTTTACCGTAACGGCCTAAGTAATCAGACTCCCAAACCCAGTAGAAACCTTGAATTTTTGTCTCTGCCTTTGCGAGTTCTTCTGCCTCTATTTCTTTCAGAAGAAGTTTAACTTCCGGCATCCTGGTTTCCAATTCTTCAAGTTGGCTTTCACTAAAAAAGAAAGTCCGGCCCATTGTTGCTCCACTTGACTTTTTATAAAAACCAGAATGATGCCATTCCGGTTCCCGTCCGTGAAGTACTTTAAAGGCTTCAACTAATTCCTTGGCATATATCTTAACACCACTTTTCCTAAGCTTCTGTGATGCTTGCCCAGCGGTATATTTTCCGTTTCGTAAGGCTGCTTCATGCCTTTCAGAGGTGTATTTTCCTGTTGTTTCAAATGATAATCCCATAAGGTTAAAATTATTTGGTTATTTGATAAACTTTATTTAGGTTTGCAGTATTAACTCACAGTGTGATATTGTGATTGATGTAAAACAACCCCGGTTGACTAAAGTCTTCCGGGGCTTTTATTTTAGGTAATCATTAAGGATGGCAGTACCAATCAGGGTCGTGATATCCTCCACATGCACCACACTTAGGAAATTTTAAAATCTCATTTTCCTCCCTTAACTCGTCCAGACATTCCTGCAAGTTATAAATCCAGGTATGCTTATTTTCATCGCTGTCCGAGAATTTAACACAGTGTAGAAACAGATCTTTCTTAGACCATCCTGGCCATTTTGAGATATCCTTATCACTGTACAATTCCTCAGCGAGATCTTGCTGTGCCTCTTCATAAGAGGAGGATGTTTGATTACTAGAGATGGCCTCAAACATACCACTATCCCCATCTTGCCATGCAAACATATTCCCCAGGCTAATTTGCTCAGACAGTATTTGTATTTGCTCTTCTATTGACTTCATTGTTAGGTGATCATTGATTTATTTAACTTCAACTTGAAAAACTTATGTAGAATCTTCCCGGAAGTAACCGGATCCACAGAATCCTCCTCAGAGGTAACCACTCCGTACAGATGGCCGCGATACACGGATTCTACAAAGTAAGGAATTCCCAACCAGTGTACAGTCCACTGGGCATCGATTGTACTTATGTGCATACTTTTGGTGGATTAATTTTTGACCAGAATCGAATCTCATTGTGATTATAGGCCCAGCCATTCCCATTCCAGGTTTCCCAATGAACCTTACCATCTTTGCGACATACCAGGTACTTACCACACTCTGTTGGGCGTGTCTCAACCTTGGTCCAATCAAAGGATACCCAGACCATAGCATTGATTGCATCCATGTTCAGGGTACATAGTTGGTCTACCTCATTCAAAAATTCCTGCATAAAAGGGAGCCCAGGAGGAATTACCCATCTATCTGAGGTACCTTTGAAATGGTACAGAAGTCTTTGCTTTACCAGTTCAGCTTGTTTAAATAAATCATCCATAATTAATAGAGTTTTTAAATGCTTCAACTTCATCCGGAACCGTTCCAATGAATCCTGTTATCTCCACTCCAAGTATGATTGAAGCCTCAATCCGGTGCTTCCCATCAAGCAGAAATAGCTTGTCATCGGTACCATTGGCCAGGGCCACAAATGCGGGGAAGTCACTTCCGGACTGTTGCATTTCCGCGTATCGATGGACATCCTCTTCTGAGAATGCTTTATAGGTCTCCCCGATCCTTGGATCCTCTTTACCAAACTTGAATACCCTTTCCTCCCACTCATACCGTTTGATCTGGAAATACTCCGTTCGTGAGGACCTGGACAATTCCGGGTTCTCAAGATGTATGATGTGCCAGTAGACTTGCTCGGGGGTTAACTCGTTATTCTTCCCCATGACCTTCCTCCCCGGTAATGACTGATTTACGGGTGTATCCGAACTTCACAAAATCCTTGATCCATACCAGTTTGCGGTTTTGCCGTGCCTGGCCATACGCTTGCATCCTCCAGTGCCCACTGACCGGGAATTCTCCGGTCCGGATAGTTGTCGTAAAGTAAGACGAATCAATGATCTGCATGTTGCTGAGCTTCATCGGATTGATGAACTTATCCCCATTGGCCGTTTTTACCCTTCGAACGGAGTCTGTCAGAATGTACTTGGTCTTCTCATCGCAGTGGTCTAAAAAGAACAGCAGCTGTTTACAGAACGTGAAGGTGTCCATGATCGCCTTGATCTGGTCTGGGAACTTACCCACCGGCCCGGGCAAACTTTGGAGCACATCTACCCTATCACCCAGATCTTCCGCAGCGAAATACCCTACAAACAGCTCACCGGCAAAGACAGAGATCATGAAGTACTTCTTCCCGTTAAACTCCTCCCTGGGGATGATATCCAGAAGCACGGTCATCTTTAACCGGTCATTCCCCTCAATAACAACGTAGGAAATGGTTCCATGAAACTCTGGCCAGAACTCGGGCTTTCGGGATTCGCGTTCCAGTACCGGGTAGATCTTCGGGTGGTAGTCCACCATTTGACGGATCTTCTCGGTGATATACATATTCCCGCAATTCCGCATACCTACGAACTGTTCCAGGAAGGCCTGAAATCCCGCGAAGTGATCCATGAAGTCATAGGGATTATGGATAACTCCCCGGGTGGCCATGTCGAAAAACCCGATGTTGTTTTGCAGGGCATACAATACGGGCCATTTTTCTTTATCAAAAATCATAGTTCAAAGTTAAGGTTTACATTAAATAAAATCCAACACTGGCTCCAGAAATGCCACAGAGTTGTCCACGACCCGCTTCATATAGAAATGAGGGGATGTGTGGATTCTAACCTTCCCTGTTTTTATATCCCTGTTGGCCTGAAATAAAGCGGCTACCGTCAAAGGGTGCTGGGCCGCAAGTAAGTAATAAGAGTCGGGTAATCCATACTCTTTGGCTATTTGAGTCAAGTGCTCTGCCCCCAGAGCTTCCCCAAGGGACTTTCGCACGTTATCCCGGGTCTTGTAAATACAGAACCCGTGGATGGGTTTACGGCTGTTGTGTAGGTAGCCAAAGTGGATGGTAAAGGAAGTGGATGAATTCACCTCCTCAACAGGCTCATAGAACACCCTTCTAATAAGGTCTGATTTCTGGGGATACTCCGCTTCTTCAATAAGCATTAAGCTTCGGATATCCTCTATGGTGACTTCTATGACCTGCTTGGTTCGCAAGACCAGGGACAGCCATCGCTGGGCATAGGAGCTATTCAAAAGAAACAGCTCGTCTACAAGGCCCCAGAACTCATTGTTGGGGGCACCGACATGAACAGAATGTACAGACATACACGGTTTTATTGGTTAATAACTGAGACAAAGCTACAAAAAGACATTCACTAAGTCAATGTCTTTTTAAAAAACTTTCTCAATAAAGCACTGGTAACTGTCTGTTAGTGTCACTGTCTGTCACACCCGGTTACTCGTGTCGTACTTACCTGGTTACTCCTATTTTCTTTGCAATCTTTAAAATAAAAAACCTGGCTTGGTATTTCCTTATTTCTTTTATTTCCTTTATTTCTATATTTCAGGAGTGCTAAGTGCCTTTTTATCAGATTCATACAAGGCTTCAAACAGACGTATTACATATAAACTACGACATCTCACATAAAAACTACGACACCCAACATGATTTGGAGAGACAGATTACATAAGAACTACGACATTATCCATACTAACTACGACATCTCACATAAATATCCATTGTTAATAAATTAGTGGAACTCATAAGAGACTGATAACCAGTATTTATTGCTTGCCAATCTGTGCCTATCTACGACATCTTACATATAAACTACGACAACTCACATAAAACCACATAACTAAATCGCTCATTATCAAATATCTGATCAAGGACATGGAAAATTGTTAATAGTTTAAATGTCATTTCTTTAGTCAGAATTCAGTATAATTGTACTATGAATACGCTGGAAAGATACTCAAAAGAAAAAGCCTTTATATCAAAAAGCAATAATTTTATCCTCTCACATAAGCGGATGAGTATTGCTCAGCGGAATGTACTGAATGCCATCCTTACCAAGGTGGAGGCTAAGAAAGATATCGATTACGTAGAATTTACCTTAAAAGAGATTGCTGAGCTTATTGGGATAACTGTCACCAACTACGATCAGTTCAGACAGGTGTTCAGTGTCATGAAAGATATTGAAGTTTCCGGAGCTGACCACGAAGGTATTAGCCTCGGGAGCCTGATTGGGGAAACAAAGTTCCTGTTCAACGGAATGGGGATCCAGTTTAAGTTTACAGATCTTGGTAAAAAGAACTTTGTGAACCTTGGACCAGGCTTTACGATGCAACGATTTCAAAGCTCCATTTTCCAAAGCATCTATGCCCATGAAATATGGGATCTGATCAGCATGATTAAGAACCAGAAAAACCAAGAATACCGAATCTCTCTGGAAGATCTCCGAAAGAGGATGTTTGTTGAGGATAAGTACCCCAGATTCTGCGACTTCAAACGAAGATGTCTGGATACATCCGTCCGAATGATTAATGAGTCTACAGGAATTACAGTTGAGTACAGTACTACCCGTGTTGGCAAGGCTGTGTCGGAAATCATATTCAAGATCATTAATATCAATCCTGAAGAAATTTACAGAAAGGGAGGGCAACGATTTATTGAGTTTCCGGAGACCATTTCAGCACCGGTGCGGGGACCTTCCATGGAAATTCAAATTAACTGTGAGGATGACGTATCCCGCATGGCAGAGATTCTAATTTCGGAGTTTAGTTTTTTAAAAGATGTGGCAGAGGGTATCTCCAGGGTTGTCCCCAAACAGGAATTTTACTCTATCTTACTCACGATCCGAAATAAGCGGGGTACCTTTGGGGAGATTAAGAATACAACTAAGGTATTTGAAGACTTATATTATAAGCACCGAACTAAGAAAGCCGGCTACTAGCCGGCTTTCTTTTATTCTGTAATTTCCCACTTGTCTGAAAACAGTTCAATAAACGTTTCCTTCCACGGGACTCGCCCAAACCGGCTCTCCACATAGAGATACGGTGCAGTCATCTTACTGTGTTCGTCCGGATACTGTGCCAGTATCTTAACATCTTCGGCCCATTGAGGTAACCTCATGGCCTTACCCTTTTTTACTTGCTCAAAAGCTTCTCCAAATACCATACTTTATGAATTATGATGTGATTGTTTCTCCATATAAATCCCAGTCATTTGCCATACAATCTACTATGGACGGGGACCATCCAGTGACAATATTATTACTGGTCACGATTGCAAGTTGATCCGTGTAGTAAATTCCCCGAATAGAGTTATTGGGATCAGCACACCTTTTTTCGAATTCTTCCTTTACTTCCATCGGAAGAGATGTCATGTTCGGGATAACCTCTGCGGGGACCTTTGCAGGTACCTGCATAAAAACAAACATCCCTTTACCATTCCAGCCTGTACGCTGAATCATTTTACCTTGTTGTAGTGCTTTAATTGCATCTCCAAATTTCATATAACATTGATTTTATGTGAATAATATAAAAGAAAGGATGGCCGCTGGGTCCGCAGTTTCCACACTAAACCCCGTTAAGCTATGCCGGTGCACCGACCGGGGAATACTGTATGAGCCATCCAATCGTTATTTTTTAATGATATTGATTGTCTTGTACTCGGTATCCCCACATTTACTTACCCTCTCAACAGATAGTTCTCTCTTCCCTAAAAACCGGGTTTTAAAGAATAGCAGTTTCCATTCCTTGCGCTCCTGGTAATAGACTTCGGACAGCTCATTGTTGTACTGGAATTTTGTAAACACCAGGGAACAGTTATCATCCTTGACCTTCACGAACCCACCTACCTCATAGCATTTCTGGGCATGGAGAAATTGGAACACCGTGTCCTGGTTTACGATTACAGGTTTTGTAGGAACCTCATAGGGAATTGAATCAATCTCGGTGACCTTGATCTTGACAATCCGTTCAACCGTCTTAGGTTTAATTTTCAGACTGTCCAGCAAATCGGAAATTTGGGTATCCTTCGTTTTCAGGTAATCCTCAAATTCAGATACCTTGAAGTTAAGATCCTGGTTGGTTAAATGTGACTCCTTGTAATTTTGCTCCCATCGAACGGCATCCGCTGTAACCCCTTTTAACTTATTAGTAAGCAGTCCCATAGTCGCTGCAAGTCCAATGATAGCAACAATCAAATATTTGTTTAACATGGTGATTTGTTTTACCGGAGATTCCGAAACACTCGGGTTCCGTATGGGTGATTTAAAGAAAAGCCTATCATCATAACAGGCTTTTCAGGTATTGGAACAGAATACTCTACTGCAAAGCAGCTTTCATTTGATTGACCGTCTCGGTCTGCCGGTTCAGCATCACTCGGGCATCCTGCAACCGGGCATTAACGGCTTGTTCTGATTTGTCACTATTCTCTTTGTACTTCGCAAAGTGAAGAGAAGCTTTGGTTACATTACCATCTTTAAGTGCCGCATGGAACTTAACCAGGTATACTACTTCAAAAAATAAAGTTTTTAACATGATATGATTTTTAAATAACGATTTCGATAACGGGAACAAACTCAATGGTTAACACTCCATCGGTGACATCAAGATCCAATTGGTCAGGTGTCACATGATGGCGGGGAAGGATTACTTTGTGGGATACTTTCCTGCCGGTAATGGGGCAGTCATTCTCACAGTCAATGTATAGTGTTCTGCCATCAACAAGCTTGGATGTGATGCTTTCGATGTTGTTACCGGGGATTGCAATCCGCATATCCTTTGATCCCGGTTCATGGGTTGCCAGGATACGATCAGCTTTCGCGTACTCTTCCTCAGTAACCAGTGAGTAGATCTCATCCACCCCTGAGCTTAGCTGAGGGCAAAATTCTTCATCGTCACAACCTGGACAACTCATATCTTGGTCAGTTGATCCTGACTTGATATGCTGAACTTGATCTTTAGTCAGTAGGCCAGCTGAGGCCAGTTCATCACATACATCAAAAAACATTGCTGACTGTTCCGGGGATCCATCTACATTTTCCTTGTCAGCTGTGGCAAAGAAGCTGGTTACGAACGAATCTGTGAGGTTGTTTTTCTTAAGGAACTCAGCGATCTCTGTAAACTTCTTGGTTCCAACGAGAGCATTGTAATCATCTAGGGTCATATCCCCTGCAAATTTAATCATTGTGCAATTTTTAGTTATTAATCAACTAGCTCAAAGGCCATTTCATTTATTTTTTCGATAAGTGGTTTAAGTTCATTTTCATTCTTTGGGGATTTAGCCTGAACATCCGACAAGTTATTCATAATTGCGTCAGTGCTTGCACCTCTTTGGTGTCCCTTGATGTGTCTGAATGTAACCTTACCACCTTTCTTTTTAATTTCCTTGGTATACCGATCAATGGATAAAACCATCTCCCGGATGTACAATTTCTTCGCTTCCCAGTTGTGCTCACACCACTCTTTAACCCCGATGTAATCTGCAACAATCTCAATATGCACAGGAAGTTTACATTTCGTAAATTCCCTTATTGAAGCTGTTGCTGCAACCATTTCTGCTGTAGGATTACTCACCTCAATCCCAAGTCCATAAAAGTCAGCAAAAGCTTTCTGAGTAACGTTACCTGATAGATTGTAAATCTTATCCTGGTACTGACAAACGGCCCCATATCCAATGTAATTTCGATCTTTGAAATGAGATCCGTCTGTATAAATTACCAATTTTTCCATTCAAATTTAATCATTAATTTCTATTATACGAAAACTTTTCTAAAAAATTCTCACAGAATGATCATGAATAATTGGAAGTATCTCTCCACTGTCCTCATCCAACTCCGACTCACACACAAGAAATCCCGCACAGGCGTGGAATCCGAGGGAGTCCGTGTAGTTGTCCATCGTGAAAAACGAAGGGCAATGCATCCTACGATTGTCGTAGTTATCTTCCGCAGATCCAATCATCCTGGAGTGTTTATGGCCCTTCAGTACCATTGTAAACCCTTTAGGGTTCCCAAACCGGTTAATCATCCGGTAGACATCCCGGTTATCCAGGCCATGCTCTCCGTGGCTTAAAATGTAATTGATCCCCTCACGGGAGATCATACCTTTCAGGCCGTGGAAGTTGATGTCAATGTTCGGAACCGTTCTTTTCAGCATTTCATAGATGATCAGGGAGAGCTCTTGCCCTACCCTCTCTCTTTCAGGGGAATGTCTGTCATGGTTACCAGCAACTCCGTGAACTTCCTCAATATTGTGAATGCTGGTTAAAAACCCTGAAAGTAGATCAACGGTATTGATGACCAGTTTCCCTCCAATACCCTCCTGAACATCTACCTCTCTCCACATTTCGTGGTGCATGTTCCCGGTAAACGTGTGGATAAGGTCCCCCAAAAGTACCACAATTATTTTGGAATACCCGTACTGGTTGATCTTTACCGCAGCACGTTCCAGAGCTTGTTGGACTCCGAACATGGAGTACTGAGGTACAGACTTATGCTGACGGATATGGGCACCAAAATGAAGGTCCGAGATAATCACTACCCCTGTCTTACTATCCAGATCAGGGCTTATTTTATTGACATAGGCCTTATCGGAAAGGATTGAAATGTTTTCAAAAAGCTCAAAAACAAGCTGTTGACGTTCACCTTCCCGGTCCATGTCTTTTTGAATCACGGCTTTGTAGCCACGCTCAATGGTTTGACGATACTTTTTGTTGATGATTCCCTTGTTCCTGAAAAGCTTATCCATCCGTTCAGTGAGGATTTCTTCCAGCTCTTTTTTCGGAGTGTTTTCCTTGGTATGCGGAGAAACAATATCCGAAGTTTTATACAGGTTCATGGAATTCTTGAGTGCCAGCCATTCATGTGGCATAAGGTCGTACTTTGCAATAATCTCATCTCCGGTCAATTTATTCCCAAACTTGGAATAGTCAGTGAAGATATCGTCCACCATTGAGATCTTAAGAGATACCAGTCCCCGAGGGTGCCCAATCTTATAAGAGTCCCCAGCAACAACATATTTGGAAGTCCCTTCAGACTCTTCAGGTTTGTTGTTGATAGACGTAGCTAACCGTTGCTGTGATATTTTATGTCGCAAGGTCCTGATGCTAAGCTTCAGTTCTGGGTACTCTTCTTGAATTGTTTTGGCTAGACTTGTATTATTAAGCAAAGGTTCGGCTTTGATATAAGCACTGATGACATTCTGTAATTTACTCATCTTTTAAACACTTATTTGTAGTACATTAAGAGTAAATATACGAATTATTTGATAGTTAATACAATGCCTCAGTACTAAAGTGCCGGACTCTGCCTCAAAGCCCAAACCTCAAAGGAGATGAACTCCCGTATTCTCTTCCCGGTCAGCTGAAGATAAAGTTTACCCTGATGCTGTACATGCTCCTGGTACTCCTGGTAATAGCTGGCATCCAGAGGTACATCACACATTTCGCAGACAAGGGGTGGTGAGGAATCTTTAACAGAAATATCGTGAAAATGGTCACACACCCTGCACTTCAGGTTGTTTCTCAGATCATCATAGTTTAAGCAGTGCTTTCTAAATAGCTGATCCACAGATTTGTTTTTCACACGGGTCACGACCTTGTTTTGCAGGGAATCTCCAAACATCCCTTGCAGAATGGCCCCAAGAAGGTGGTCATCGTTTTCAAAGTTGGAGAAGTTATCGGTATCCTCTTTCCAGGATTCTACATCATTAGAGTAATGGGAAATAAAACCAGGGCAGGATGTGTATGTCTCTTTGATGTAATTCTTTAACTTGCTGCTTTTCAGTGCTGTGTCTTGAAGTTTCTTTAACCCCTCCTGAGTAAACTTAAAGGTAGCGTTAATGGAATCGTTTGAATAGTTGTAATACTTGGGGCTGCTCAAAGCCCCGCTAACTACCTGACACTGGATCCCCTTTTTGATAAGCTCCTCTTCTACTACCTTACAGAAGATAGGGACAAGCTCCGCGTAAATTTTGAAGTACCCCATATTGGAGTCTCCGGGATCAATTGGTACCAGGTGTTTTGATTCCCTGGCCTGATTGATCTTATTGTAAAAATTGTCTTCCTTCTTATCCAGTACATCCGATATCCGGGTGTTGTAATATCCTGGGAATCCCGGAAGCCAGGATTCGAAATCTATTGTTTTTTTCATAACTAAGTTAATTGTTGTACAAGTGTTGATATAACCCCGTCATCCAGATCTTGCTTCATAACCTCAAGGACCGCCTTGATCCTTGCATAGTCCTCTTCCTTGTAGTCACCACAGTCTGTAGCATCTACTGAGAATCTAAACTTACTTCCGTTGTAAAGGGTGCTCATGAAATGCCATAGCCCTTTCTCGCATTTACCGTATACAAGAGTGAAGTCAACCCCACGGTTTTTCAAAGCGATATAGGCATCGATAAGATCATAGAATTCAGACACAAGGTCATCCCCCCAGATCGCGTTTTTAAAGAGCTTTTCGAATTCCATAGCCCATTCCTGAGCCAACTCCCACATCCGTCCAGAACCTCCGTCATAGTGCTCCTCTAAAGCAACTCCAGGTGTTTCTTTATCAATTAATAGGTAGATCGATGTAGCAATCTCATGGTAAGCCTCCAGGAAATCTGTAAATCCGTTTGGAAAAACAGGAACATTGGTATGCCCATTCCCTTGGCCTACAAACTCCAGATCATCACAAGAATTTTCAAGGACGTATCCCCCATCGGAATCCTTTACACTCTCCTCAGGATTTGGGATGTAGTGATTATTACCGGCATACGGTATTTTTACGACTTCCTTTTCAAGGGCTTCCTTGATAGCTTCTTCGGTATTCTCGCAGTCAATCATAAAATTGCAGCCTACTCTGGCCCATACTTTCATTTTCATAGCTGTTACTTTTTTATTAAATAGTTAAATTGATTTGGCTTTAAAGTACTGGTTAAGATCAGTTATACGAAAATAACTTGAGTAAATAGCACTATAGTAATTCCTTTGACTGAAGAGACAGATTGGAACAATACTCCTGGATGTACACACAAGCTTCCTGGAAGGTTGTGATTGGTAGTAAAGTAGTATCATCCTCCTCATTCTCTTTGAAGATCTGACGAGCCCACCTAACAAATTCTTTCCCGCTGGAAAATAAGATGGGACCATTGTCAAGATCAATAATTCCTATCTCCCCATCATGGGTATAAATATTAAGTTTCTCCAGACCGGTATGATCCTCACAATGAGGGCACCAGGTTTCTTGATCCTCAATGTCCTGGAACTCACTACCTGGAGCTGGCTTGTTTGTATTGATAGTAATCCATCCTCTTACTTCAATATCTTCGCTGTTACATTTTGCACAGCAGCTTACTGTTTTTGCAAAAATCATTTTCTTAAGTGTTAAGTTTAAAATTATCGGAATGTATCCTGATGGGTTTTCCGAACGGGTGTGGGTAAGCTGTTATCAGCTAATGAATTAGAAAGGGTTGTTACATATAACAGTTGGGATGCAATTAAAAAAGCACCCAACATTGTATAACAAAACATAAAATTTACTTACATATCTTGCAAGTAACCTTATCCTTGTCTTTGGTGTTCGGTAGGTTCGTTATTACGTGCCTAATCTTACCACATCTTGTCTTAAAATGCGTAATTCTTTCACCTGTATTGTACTCTTCTTTAATTAAATGCGTTTTCATAAGTCGTAAATTTTTCGTTTGTTATACTTAGCGTTACCTGCAATACTACGTTAGTACTCTTTTACAGGCAATTTCGTAAATGTCAGGGTCTTGCTCCATCATTATATAATCTCGTTTAAGATTTTTTGCTCCAAGTCCAGTAGTTCCGCTTCCACAAGCATTGTCAAGTATCAAATCTCCTTCATTGGTATAGGTTTTTATCATATACTCAATTAAAGATAATGGCTTTTGTGTGCTATGAAGTTTTACCTTCTGTTTATCGCTCGCAAAAACCTGTACGCTTCTTGGGTATCTCTCGGTGCTGTCATAGGTCGTCAACTTCTGCCCTTTATTATACACTTCACTTTCCTTGCAGTTGGTTTTATGTTCTGCTTTACTAACCTTTCTTTCGTGCCCACTTGTTTTTTGTGGGTTATAAATTGGAGGGTTCTTATAAAAAACCAACAAGTTCTCGTGTGCTTTCATTGGCATCTTTTTAGCGTTCAAATGTCCTGTGGCAGAAGTTTTCTCCCAAATCCATTCATACTTCAGTAGATTTAGGTTGCTCGCTCCAAGTACTTTATCAAATGGGCTTTGTGCAAATAATAGAATAACGCCATTATCTTTAATTACTCTCTCGTATTCGCTCCACAATTTAGGTAAGTCAATTACACTATCCCATTTACATTTTGTAGTTCCGTATGGTAAATCGCAAAAAATCATATCAATGCTTTTATCTTCAATAAGTTTCGGCATCAATTCAAGGCAATCCCCTTTATGTATCGTGTTTCTAATCATATTTTCGTTTTAATAAGCCGTACAGTAGGTAACATCGTGTATAGTGCAGCTTCCTATCGTCAGCCGACACCATACACACAGCGTTAGCCCTCATTGTTTTTAATCCTTACACGTGCGTAATTATAACCAGCCCAAGTTCCTGTTTGTAATCCTTTCTTAAAATCTTCACCTTTATCTACTGCTCCAAATTCTGAATAATTAAATCTCCAATTGTTAAACGTCTCGTCAATTGGGATCAACGATGGGCTAACATGCGGTTTATTGCAGTTGCCCAGCTCGTCTGAACTAATTTCCATCGCACCGGTTTTAAAATGTTCGGCTAATGCTTTATATCCATTAACAGGCAAATCAACTCCAATTGAACTTCCAGACATTTCATCCATGCAAATGATTTCATAACCATCATTCTTTTCAATTACTGTAATTTTTGTAGGTCTATCCATCGCGCGTAATTTGTTAAGTTATTTATTCGCATCAACTTAGTCGTTTATTGTAACGGCAACCGACAACAAACCGCCAGACCGTTGTGTGCAATGGGCTAAATCCGTTTTTCAAATCAACATTTCTGCTAATAATCGAAAAAGAAAAAGCCCACGCTCACAAAACTTTAAGCCAGTTGCTTACCTTCTACATTTCGCTTTTTACGGTCAGAAGTTCGTTTTTCTAACCACATCAAAGATTCTTGAAGTTTGGTAATTACAAGAGCATTTTCACGGCAAGGGAATTTTCCTTGTAGGTAATTCATTCGGTCAATTAAGACTTCAAGAAGTTCCTCGTTAGTTGTTCCATCATTTACCGTTTTCAATTCACTTGTGCCTTCAATTGGCGTTTTCTCAATGAATTGAATTTCTTGAGTGTTTTCAGCGTTCTCAAATCCGCTCAATTGGTACTTGTGACCTTCTGTTAATACTTTCATTGTATTATATTTATTAAATTAGGTACTCTATAAAGTTTTCCCCTCCCCTTTTTTCTTTTTTGGTTCTGTATTTCAAAAGAAGTTTACTGCTAAATCACCGCCCACAGACACACAACAATGTATAAACGGCATTAAAACGACCGTTTATACTCAACGTTATATACAATCACTAATATTCTCGGTCTAATACAACCATTCCTTTTTGCGGATGATACTGTATTGCACATTTATATTCTTCCGCAAGTCTATAAAACTTTTCAAGAAATTCTTTATTCTTTCCATCTGGTGTATTGTGGTTTAATTCAATTTTTTGCCCTTCTAAACTTGCTACATTTAAACCTATTTCTATTCCGTACTTTATTCCATTATCCCAAGTTTCTCTCATTTCGTGCTTATTGTAACTTGTGCCACCAAATAATAGGCTTAAACCACTTTCTTTTTCTTGAAAAGATGTATCTCCTTTCATTTGTTCCGCAAATATTGTTTCAATTCTTAAATCCATTTTTTTTAAAGTTTTTAGTTCTTAATCCGTGCCAGTATATAACAACGTATCATACGCCATTGGCTTGCTGTTATTTGTAGTTTGGTTTTCTTTGTTCATCTTATTAGGTATTTAAAGTTTAGTAATTCTAATTAAAAGCCAACAGGTGCATACACCAACGTTATATGACGTTTGCTTTTCCTGCTGCTGCCTTAACGCCTTCGTAAATCCACTGAAGAAAGTCTCTATTCGGTTTTATCTTCGTAAACACGCCTGGGTAATCGGCATCAATCATTCTCTTTGTCAGGTTGTAAAAAGTGCCGTAATTGGTTGCGTGTATATGTTGCAAGTCCTCCCACATACAGTCAGGCAGCCTCCCGCTAATCTTCATCACATTAATAGCATCTTGGATTTCAAATAATGTGAGCCTGTTATGATGTTGCCAGAAGGATTCCCCCTCCAAAAGCAAACGGTCATATAACACAGGCTCAAACGCAAGCCGTTCGTTATTCTCGGAAATGTCTGTCTTATTTTTCATCGTTCTTTCTTTTTTGATGGGTCTATGATCGGCCAGCGTTTAGCCAAACCGTTGGGTTTCATACGCTTCGTTGGCAGGAGCCACGAAGCCAAAATCACTTCATTAAAATTTTTTACCTCCATACTTGAAGCCTCGCATTTCATTGTAACGCATTTTTAACTGTATATGCTTCTCAATGTCAATGTTGTTTTCACCGCAAAGAGCCAGAAGCCTTATAATCGAATCAGCGATTTCATCTTCAAACGAGTCTTTAATGTGCAGCTCAAATCCGGCTTTTTTCTGTTCTAAATTATCTTGGTGATCGTATCCCTCAATATAGTTTTTAACCCTTGCGTAACGATCTCTTCTAAACGCCTCAAAGGCTTCTGATACCTCGGAATGAACTAGCATAAGTCTTTGCGTTATGCTTGAATCTGTGAATCCCATCCTTACTTGAAATTCTGCTAACTGGGAACTAAGTTCATTCAAGCTAGCTGTTTGATATTCTTTTTCCATATACTAAAGTTTAAAAAATTTTAATTCTCGTTTTTTTTTTGAATGAAACCCAACGGGCCAGGGCTACGCTTTGTCCATAATTATGTGAATGACGAATCGAACGCAGCACAACACTAGCTGATATGTCATTTAAACCTGAACATCCATTCGTGACCTCGGTATGCCGGTTGAAACGACATATAGCCCTGACCCGTTAGGCACAGTTAAGAAATCGCACCATTCAGCATTATCTGTTTCCTAAATTTTTTCAATCTTTTCTTAGCATTCCAGTTATTCTTTGTTACACCTTCAACTTGCTTTATATAAACTTCATAGCTTTCGTCTATCTTATATTCACCAGTGAAATTTCTAATGACACAAAGAATAACACTATCACCATTTGAACTTTGTCTTGCAAATGCTGGTTCTCCTTTTAAAAACCCACCGTGCGAAAAAGATTGCAAAGACCATACGAGTAATCTATCTCCTTTTTTAATCATATGAAATTAACTGTGCCTACAAGCAATATAAAACAGTTGCCGATAGGCTTATTACTAAATTGAAGCGTCTTAGCTGGCAACCGCTTCATATTGCCGAACGTATGCAATTACTCTTTAACTACATCAAGAATAACCCAATCATTAACACCTTCTTTTTTAAATTCTTCAACTTCCCTTTCAGAATCTAAGTAGAAGAAAATATCATCATCATCTTCTTCTATATCTCCAATTTTTAGAATAATATCATCTTGTATATTTCCATTGTCTAACCATTTTATTGTCGCTATAAATCTCATCTTAATTTCATTTAATCTGTTAATAAAAAGCACATAGCACTACCTATATGCAAAACTCCGTTACTCTACGTTCAGCACATAGCCAAATCGTTATGGCTGCATTACGTTCGCTCCGATGAATTTTGCACAATAAGGCTTATCGCAACTTGCACACATCGTAATTCTTGAAATGCTTAAGTATATGCTTGGATTTATGCAAGTGCAAAATTCTTCCTCACTCTCTCGAATGTTTTCATTTTTAACAGGGCAGCATTCGAGACAATTCATATCGTGGGTATCATTTCTATGATTGCATTTTTTGCAGTACTCGTAAACATGATAAACTTTTGGGTTATAGATTGATTCTATTTTCATAAGTTGTTATTTAATGGCATTTTACAGGTAAGTTTCTAAAGGTTCATCAAAGATTACATCCCAACTATCCAAGGGATACCAGCTACCATTGCCGGCCAACACTTCTAAAACAGATGATGATACATCCTTAAATGAGATATATTCATCACCTGCATTGTTCATTATTCGTGGAGACAGCTGGAAGTCATTGGTTAATTTTGTCCTCAGGGTACACTCTTTGCTCGATCCACCTTTTGCTCTGGCATAATATTTTGCATAATCAAGGTCATTTGTAAAGCTCACTGATGGCTGCTTTTCTCCGGTTTCACTTGGTTTCATAAACCCATCGTGTTGGATGTTTAATGCCTGGCCTTTACCAGTCCCGTGATAGGTATACTCAGTTGATTTGTGCATTTATACTACTTTACTTTTGGAATATTTCCAGCTATAATGTCTTCGAAACTGATTATCTTATAGTTCGCACTGTCCTCGATTGCAACCAAATCTTCTACTTGATCGGCCCACCGAATATGATAACAGGGCTTTGGTTTCCCGTCCTTACGGGTAACTACATGTACACCAATGATTCTGGCAGGCCTACCACTTCGGAAAGAATGCTTGTGTACTCCTACTAAATATGCCTCATCTAATTCCCCTTTAGAGATTTCTGTAATTTTAGGGTTCGTACTTGCCGAAACAGGGACTAAGCGGAGCTCTCCACTATACTTCTTGTTGTACTTTGTATTGAGCCTGTAAAGGTCATCCATCTTGTATCCTCGCGTTTCTGCTAATTTCCAACCTGGTGTGGTTAAATACTCAAAGGCTTCTCTCATCTCTCCGTCTTCACCTTGATGGATTATTGTGTCTGTGCTGTCTAGGATTTGTAGCATATTTTTTTTTTAAATTATTGGGTTAAACTTTTAAGGTACTTCTGCCTTTCTTCCAGTGTTGTTCTTTGGATAAAATTTACAACACAGTCAAAATTGACATTTGCTTCATCTTGCATATACGCAAGCATAAATTCAGATGACTTGTCATTATCGTCACAATATTGCCAAGCTTCCAGTAGTTTGTTTTTTGTTGAGACTTTCACTGGGGTTATTATTTAGGTGTTACAAGCTCCCACAATTCATTAATTTGCTCCGGAGTATACCTTCGTGCAAGGTCTTCAAGCTCATCAAAAACCGGCATGTTGGGCTCGTATCCTCTGCAAGAGGTTGTACGAGCTTGATCCACTCCAGCAGTAGCACAAGGTTCACATTGACAGGCCAGTTTGTCCCCTTGAAATTCATCTCCACAGGACACGCACCGGCAGGAGTAGTAACCTGGAGCAAACCCTCCAATAGGATAGGTTACCTCCGGATCTTTGTCCAGTTTTTTAGCTAATAAACTGGACAGGTTGTCTGAGGATGGAAGCTCTTTTACTTCTTTCCCGCAATCAACACAGTACGGTTTCCCGTCCTCGTAGGAAATGCCCTTACCCCTTGAACAGTTACAGGTATCCGGAACGGAGTTACCTGCCAATGCATCCTTTGCAAACTCATACGCCTTTGTTACTTCCCTGTCAAACGCAGTTTCTCTTCTATGACATCTCCATGTATTGCTAGTGAGTCTCAGTGCGTTTTCGATTTTTTTAAACTGCCACTCAGGTATTTGTATCAGTTTTTCCATCCTAAGCTACAGTTTGGTGATTATCAAACTACCCGTAACCTCAATTAGTCGGCCACTCTCTTTATCCTTAAAATAGTAACCATCACTACTTTGCTCGCTTTTTACCTTACCGCTGCTGATCCAAGTATGGGTAATGGTACCATCACAGTTCACCATTTCAACCCTAAACTCATCTCCGTAACCACCGATTTTTGAACGGGTTGCATCTGTACAAGAAATACTTACAGCAATGAATAGCATTGCCACCATGAATAATTTTTTCATACTACTTATTATTATTATTATTAATTGTTATTACCCTCGTTTATATCCATTTGATTTTAGCATCCTGTCGATGTTCCTTATATCACGCTCCATCTCTTTGTCCCAGTTTACTGCGTCTTCCCCAGTATCCGCGCACCCGTACATCCCCTCGATAGTCTCAATTATTGAAAGTAGGCTGTCTATCTGTACCTGGGTAAATTTTAGCTCAATCTTTTTCTTTGGCATATTATTACATCTTAGTATCACACTGGGATAAAACAATGGGTCCCAGTCCCCATACCTCCGATTTGAGTGCATTTAAGGGAAATCTTTAAGTCTGTACCTTCGACTAAGAATTCTTTAATTTTCCCTAATCTGCAACGTACCGTGCAGATATGGTTGATGTACTTGTTGTCTTTCTTAGCTTGCTCCATTGCATCGTAGAGCTCCTTTGATATAATAGCTTTTGTCTTTCCAACCATGATAATTGTGTTATTACATTAAAAATGAAGGAGTGTACCCACCTTGGTAGCACCCCGCAACTGGGATCATGTTATCACCTTTGATATCCACACCTCGAAGGGATGTGATTGCCATGTACCAGGTTTTAGCATATTGACTATCAATCTTGGATAGTTCGACAAGCATGTGAAACCCTCCTCTGGTCTGCAGGAAGTGCAAGCAGTCACTGTTAACCATCTTGATTGCCTCGCTTCTTACCTCATCCAGATCAACCCCATCAAAGTCAATGTCAAAGTACACCTTCCGACTGCAAGCTTTCTGAATCTCAGAGAGCATTTCTTGGTGTGGATTAAACCCACCGTAGGTTTGAGTAACCAGGTTGGCCAACTTAATCAAGCCATTCTTTGCAGCTTTTTCGTAACTCCTGGGATTAGGATTGATGTAGAGTGCCAAAGCCTCCTGTGGTATCGAAACGTGCTTTTGGTAGTAGCTCCCTACCGCACACTCTAGTTGTTGGATCTTCTCAAACAGGAACTCCTTGGAAGAGGTGAATCGCTTCAACTGCTGCTTATCCGACTTGATATGCTTAACGCCCTTGCAGTACTTGGAACGGGCCAGGAGGGAGCAGTAATAGCCCTCTCCTGGTTTAAGGTCCGGAAGCCAGTTGATGAAATCAATAAGCTTTTCTCTATCTGTAATAATTTGATAATTCATGTAACGTCAAGTTTTAGTATTAAAAATCATCTTCCCAGTACCCTTGCTCACAGTGATGCTTCTCAGCTGAAGCAGTGCTCTCCCCACCGGGATGGGCAACTATCTCATGGTTATTGTGGGTACAGCCATCGCATACATTTTCGTCATACTCCCTGGAACAATTTAGGGGATCCCCTGAATCATTTGTATTTTCCGGAGTATCCCCGGTAGCCAGTTCCTCACAGGTAAACTTTCTGGTTGGCCAGTCTACTAGGGTACAGGTTTTCGCGGCCCACTCAGCCATCAGATTGCCCACCCATCATCCTCCTTTATTTCCCCGTAGCTTTCGAGCAGGATAGACCTATTTCTATCCCTTCTGAATAAATGCTCCACAACAACTACCTCCGCTTTTGTGGTAACACCCAGTTTTTTCTTTACGTACTCCAGATATTTGATATCCTTTTTTGTCATCCTTAGCTTCTAAAGTGTTCCTCAATCTGCTGATAATCCGACTCATTCATCATGTTGGGGTAATTGGTTTTCCAAGTTTCCCACTCACTCTTAGTCAGGCCCATACTCTCCACTAAAGGAATGATGCTTCCAGACCATTTACCCTCTCGGAATCCTACGAACTGAGCATCGGCTAAATCTAAAGCGGTTTTAGTATCTCCCCACTTATCACCTTTAAGTTCAGCGAAGTAACCACTAAATGTTGGAAGTTTCCCACCTCCTTCTCGAACTACTTTAAATCCTTGGTATTCACAACATTTTATGAAATTATCAAGGTTTGCCTTTTCATTCTCCGGAACTAAAATTTTAATTTCCATAGTTTCATTTTATGAGATTACCACTCGATGATGAGTGCATTAGTAGTTATACCGTCCCAGTCTCCACGGTATATTTTAAAACCGTCTTCAATCAGCTGTAACCGAACACTCTCATCAACATGCTTGAAGTGGGGTATGAATATTTTAAAGTCCCCTACATTATTTGAAGATTCGATCCACTTATAAATTTCCTCAATGGGTGTGCTTTTCTTCTGTAAACTTTTAGCCCTCATACGTTTATTGTTTTTTAATATTTCCACACTCTGTACATACATCTGCCGCAGTGTGGTCATACAGTATCTTGTATGCATACACATGGGCACATTCAGCATTCACTAATTCGCGTTTGCGTTCAATTTCTTCAATTACCGGCATGAGTGTTTCGATATCAGATTCCTCTACTTCATGCTTCTTCAGATCATCCACGGACTTGTATATCCCACGTAGGCAGTCCTCAACGATGGTATCCTCACCATGCTCTGTATAAGACGTAGCACAGGCACATACGTATCCTTGGACAAAACCTTTATCCCAGTTATTTGGTTTTTTACTCATCGTTTACCCTATTGGATCAATGTCTAATTCATCGGATTCGTAGGATCCTACATAGTGGTATAATAGCAAATCTTTACCTTTAAGGTAACTTAGAATATTTGACTTAAACCTGCCATTTTTAGCGGGAAAGTAATAATTTTCTATTAAGTTAGAGAGTAATAAAAGCCTTACCCCGTTGCTTGCCCCAGTAAATACAGGTACAAATAATTCAGACGTAAATTGACCAGCAATAATCTCATCAAATATTACTAGGGATGGTTCCGGACTGGTCGAATCTTCCTTTCGTTCCAGTAAAAGGGCATCCATAGGGACGTTGATTGGAACTGTGCTTTTACGTGCAGCGTTTGCCGCATCCATAAATGAAAATGCATTGAAGTCGCCCAGGTTTCTATTGTTGTATGAAGTGCTTGTAAGGATGTCCAGCAATAACAGGGTTTTACCTTGTAACATCCATGTACAGAATTTGCTACGTAAGACCTTATCGTTCATTGATTTATCAACGACTTGTTTAAGTAACATAAGTGAAATGTCCAGATTATCTATGCTATGTCCTCTTTTGGTTTTAAATTTCCGTAAGTCTCTACATAGCTCGTGAAACATTTGTGTCATGGCAATACTGGAGAACTTTTTCTCCGATGTAAGTTTTCTCATGTTGTTAAGATTTAGAAATTTAATTCTTCGCGTAGTTTCCTTGCTGATTTGGAGATGTCTTTTCGAATGTTCTCCATGAATGAATCCCCAGAGTAATCACTACAGGCCGGATCGATTTGACTGATCTTTTTCCCGGTTATGCTACAATGAAATACCAGCTCAGGGGCACGAAATAACCTAACACCCTTAGCTTTGGCTTCAGCATACATCTCAGCACGTTGCTCTTTTGCAAGCTCCTCACTACACTTGTAGGAGCATGTAAAACATTCTTTCCCCATTAGATTTATTTACGTGCATTTAAGTACATCTCGTACCTTTTCTCATACTCCCTCTCGGGGTCAAAATCAAGCTCCCTATCTGCCCCGCTTTCCGCAAGTTCAATAGCTATTTCATCAGCAAACTTGCTGTGCCATTCCCCAAACTCTAATGGGGAATCTATGGCAGGTAAGTCTTTTATGTAGAAGCAGCTTCTGGAGATCGGGTTGCTGTGCTCATCTCGTGTGTACAATCTCGGTTCATCATCTTTATGAATGTAAACCGGATCTGTTTTAAACCTCTCCCACAAGACAGGGATTTCAATAGTTGTCAACACATGACCAGCAACCTTAATGGAATCATGTATTCTGTACTCCCCTTTTTCCAGAAATACCTGGGGCATCCGGATGGGGTTTTCTTGGTTAATGTATTCGGAAAGTTTCATTTCTTTAAATTATAGTACATCCTATCCGATCCAACTCCGCTATCAGCCCAAGCATATACTCTTCCTCACAAGTGCCAAGGACCAAATCCGTGTGAATGGTGTACTTTTTCTTTGCTTTGGGCTCTTCACTATCCTCTTCCATTTAACAGGTCTTTTGTTGTGAAGTGATCAATCTCATTTTGAACAGTCGTATGTTTCTCATAGGCTGACATATAGAGACATTCTGAGGATTTGAACGTTGATGTTGAGACTTCAAAAAGCTCACTCTCAATTTCGTAAGGTCCAAATCTATGGGACAGTGCCTGGTATCTTCCGGGAGTCAGCTCTTTAAAAGGAGAGTCCCCGAGCATTTCTCCATCCATCTCACAGGAGTAAAATGAGATCGTGCCCAAGTTAGGTACAGCTATTCCAAAGTTCTCAATCCAGGTAGCTTGTTTCCTAAGGTCCGTTATCTGGTTGATAGTCTTCTGTTCCAGTGAAGTAAAATGAAGTAAAGCAAACCTCGCGGTACCTTCCCCGGACACTTTACTAATAAAGAATTTACCCCCGAGTATGGGCTCTTTGTGCTCACCCAGTAGCTCACCCAGTACTGGGGTTGTTTTTTCTTCCATGTGATGAAGTTTTAAAATGTGATAGATAAAATGGCCCGGTTGCCCGGGCCATCAATTAAATGTTTATAACACAGGCATTCCCCGCACAATTTGCGGCTACATCAGATCCTGCGTCTTTAAAGGCATCTTCCCACTGTACATCATTCCAGTTTACAGGAACTTGGTCCTTCACCTGGTACCATTTATGCAACAAGGAGACTTGCTTTAGACAATAGCCGGTTTTAACCAGATCCCCACCAAGGTACTTGTGTGCAAACGCTTTGAAACGCCTCATCCAGTCACGTTTTACCTGGAGCTTATTGATGATCGTATTGGCAATTTCCGAGACATCGGTGATCTTAGCACCCTCCACCTGGAAGTTAAAAGTAATCCCAAGTCTCTCATCGATCCTAGTAAAGTCAGTCATGTTCTTTTCAATGACATCAAGTACCATCCCCTTTTCAAATACAAGTGATTCCCCGATGCCTTGGGCACAGCTGATTGCTCTCCACAGATCCCCAAAGGCATGGATCCCATCAACATTCAGCCCACCAGCCAGGATTGCAGCGGCACCATACTTCTCAGCAAGTGCTTTCTCATCGATCACTTCTGAAAACGGAGCTTGCACATAATCCAGGCTACCCGAATCTGACAGGAATGAAACCCCACAGAAGTGAGCCTTGTTTTTCCACAGGTACTCCTGGACATTTTCCCATTCATGATCTTTCACGGAGATTGTATTACTCACATTATGAGTCATCTGAGGGCTGATCTTGTAAGATGAGTGATCCCAATTTGTACCTTCTGCAATCCAGTTATTCTGAGTTAGCTTCACAAGTTCCATGAATTCCAGCGCAGAGAGATTGTTCTTTGTAAGTACTCCGGACTCCTTCTCGACAGGGAATGAGATAACCACATCCCGGTTGTTTGATAAACTAGCTTCCACTACCTTAGGGTTAAACTCCTTTAGGACTTGCCATGCTTGCTCGTCCTTATTTGCCTGTACGTGCCGTACATATTTCATGGAGTCAAAAGGATGAATCCCCGGAGAAGTCCCCAGCAATGAGCTGGAAGTTCCGGAAGGTTTGATTGTAGTTGTCCGGGCCGCGTAGTTGATCCCAATAATATCCGCAACCTCTTTATTTGTCTGCACAACCACCTTGGCAGCAGCACGTTGATTCTCAGGGTCAAACAGGATGTAAGGATTCTCACTCATGCCGGTGATTCCTACTCCAATCAATGCATCTCGTCTTATAATCTTCTCAGTTACCCTTCCTAGATACGGGAAGTCTGTGTATGATGCTTGGATTGTTCCCATTGCAGAAGCTGCAAAAGCGGCTCTTTTAAAATCATTCAGGGACTTGATCTTAGCACCGTTGATTTCTGTCAAATTACAGACAGCAAATCCGTACTCACGGCTTCCGTCCTCATTGACCCACACAGGGAACATGGAGATTTCAGCACAAGGGTTTAAGATTTGATCCCGGTGCTTCAGGAAAACGATTCCAGGCTCCCCAAACGCTTTGGCATTTTCAAAAACCCGCTTATAACTTTCATAAGGGGTATCTTCAAATACTGCCGCTGAGTTGTTTGCCCGGGCCAGGTACTCTTTCTTGGTCCACCAATCACCCGTTTTACAGCTCATCATTTCCTCGTCATCAATAGAGAACAGGGAAAGTAAGGCAGACCGTCTAACACCTCCGGAAATAACAGCATCCGCAAAGATACAAGCAATCTCGTGAACCTCCAGTGGTCGAAGCTTCCGGCCAATGGCATTGTTCAGGATAACCTTAACCAGTTTGAGAGCTTCCAGCAAAGGGTCAGGACCAGGTGCTTTAAACCCACCGCTGATCATAGCCCCTTTAGGCCGTACCTGGGTTCCATCAAACTGAGGTAGAGGCTGGTTGTAAAAGAATGCATACATCAAGGCTTTCACTGAGTCCCCCCACCCTTCGATGGAATCACCAATAACAAATGGAACCTTCTCTTTGAGGGGTCCTTGTACAACTGGTAACTCACCTACGTGATGTTTTTGTACCGAATAACCTACACCGGCTCCGCAGAGCAGGACATACATCAACTCATGGAAAAAGTCCACCCGGTTAGCATAAGATGAAGCGCAATTACCTGTAGCAAGTCCGTTAGGAAGCATAAAGGATTGATCGTCTTCAACTTCAAGACACCACACATCACAAATTTCTACCTCCCTTTTTATAGATGCTACTTTGAAGGTTGGGGCCATGGATCCCTGACCTTGGGTTAATCTGAATTTAATGGTATAAGGTCGAGTTCCTAAGTTAGTTTTTTCCCCGGTTATGTTTTTTTCAGATACAATGTAAACACCTGCTATAGGGAAGCATTTTCTGATAAATTCGATATGATCTATTTCGGAACTCTGGATGTCTATAAATCTGCTCCCAGTGTTAGGGTTGCTATTTTTATACGCATCAGCCTGAAGATACCCCGAAACAAATGCCCGTATTAGTTCTGGTGAATCAACTGAAGGGTCTGGAGATGTTTTTAGGTAAGATCCAGTATAGGCAATGCAGTCCCCCTTCAACGATAAATTTGTGGATGTTTTAAATCCACATGATTCAAATCGATCTGAAAATTGCTTATCCTCCCCACACAATCTAATCAGTGAGTACTTTAAATTACCTCCTTTATCCTGTATTCTTGTACCATCCCCATAGACCATGCCATAGCACCAGTATAATTTCTCAAAAGGGGTAGCTGTATCATAATTAAATTCTTGGAAATAACGAGGGGTTCTTAAAAGTTTGTCATTGATTTGTAAGTCTTCTGTAATAACACCATCATTTTTTATCCAACGATGGTTGCCCGTAGAGTAGATTGTACTTTTACTTGCCCCACGTTTAACTGTAATTTCATTAACAGCTGCAGTTCCATAGTTCCTAACAATAGCATTTTTCCAATTTTTAGCATGTGTAAGAACTTTTAGATTGTCGCCATCCTCAAAGTCTTCAAACGACTTTACACCCTCATTAGTTACAAATTTTGTATCCCTTCGAAAACAGTTGTACATCCTGAAATGATGTTTAAGTAACTGGCTACCTCCCCACTGTAGAGCCCTTTGAGCCCCCAGCATTTCCTGCTTATGGTAAGCCTTACGAATTGCCTCAAAGTAAGGATCCAAGTCCTCCATATTTACCCCATGACGAATTGTTAAAAATTCCTCATGCATGCCCATAACCCGCGATACAGCCTGGTTCCAAGTTTCCTTTTTGCCATTGACTGTACGTGCGTATTTAGCTACAAAGATGTAGTCTTGTAGACTTTCTGTACTCATACGTATGTCGATTTTATATTAAATAATTTGTTTGAATCTAGCGATGATGTCCTTTGAGAATACTTTTTTTATGTACACATCAAAACCTTTGTCCAGGTGTTGAAACCCACAGGCTACAAATTGTTGGGCCAGTCGCTCACTGGCTAAAGGTGCGGTTGCATTGTATTTGTCAGACTTGTAGTTACAGAATGTAAATTCAATTTCCGAGTTCAGCTCTTCGGCTAATGCCAGTAAGGAGCCTACCTCATACTCAAATCTACAATCTGTAACCAAAAGAAACTTGGTGTCGTGACAGCTATGAATATCCCTCATCCTTTCCAGTGACATGTCCAGCCAAACATACGGGTTTCCTCTCTTGCGGAAGTTGGAGTAATTCTCCATTACCTTCCTGCCTGGGATGTCGTCACCGGTGATTGGGCACTTGGTCAAGGAGACCTTAAAGGCCTCATACGCTTCATGGTTTTTAGGGGTGTACCCCAACTCTTTCCACAAGGCTTCCCTCATAGGGTCTGCAAACGCTAAGGACTCACTTGATTTTTCTGTTGCGCGAACGTTTTGGATATTAAAGTCCTTTCCAGAACCTATTACCCCCATAAAAACGAGAAATTTCATTTTTTCTTTTTAAGAATTTTTCTGGAATTTTGTATCCCAGCTTTTTATTAATCTCCAAATCCCGGAAACCTATATACCCTTTAAATGCAAGGGTCTCGAAGGAATTAAAGTAGGGATATACTTTACGGAAAAGCTCCACCATATTGTCCATGGAGATTAAAATCTCTCCTTCCATAAAACCGGACTCTAAAGAATGATCAAGTACTTTTCCTGATAACCTGGTATAATCTTCTTCCAGGATACATGCAACTCCCTTAACACCTACAGGGCACCCGCTTAAAAATACATATTCTATTGCGGTACTGAGCTTTACCAGCTCCCCTGCATGCTTATAGATTTCCCTAAATTCCGATGTGTTTTCGATATCTTTTTTCAAGAATAAATATATGGATTAAAGTTTGATATACGAAATTAAAAGCTTGTAGAATTTACAATTTCCGATATCCGCATATCCAAAAATAAAGTCAGTTCAAGACCAAGAAGGTAATCCCCACTCTCCCTTTCGAATTTCCAAAGATGACGGATGGCCCGTTCAGTCACGTTAAACTTTCCTGAGATCGGGGCCAGCCGGCTATCATCTATTCCCCGGTAGTGCTTAAATATAGCTCTCCGATTAGTACGAGGGTTTGTTATGCCCTCGTACTTTTTTGCAATATTTTCAGGAATTCGCTCCATCACTCTTTGGTTTCAGGTGACCGTCACTTGTGGCACCAATCCATCGCTCGATGACCATGGAGATTTTCACGCCCAGTACGCTTCCCGCTACCGTGCCAAGGGTATAGGGAATCAGTAGCATATAGGACATGTCTGCCAGGATCAGTTGACGGAATGTAAGGAACCAGATGACGTTGGATCCGGTAGCCGCAAAGAGATGGTATTTGATACTGTCCCGGTTACGGCTTCGGGATACAATGGAGAATGCGACATTTTGCGTAAACGCCAATAAGAGGATGCTGATAACAGCGGTGTAAGTCATACTCATAAAATTCAAATTTATGCAGAACATACTGCTTGGTTTTTGGGCATTACCCCACTGATTTTAACTTCGAAGTCATCAACAACCTGCTTCCATCCACGTACACGGAATTCGGGAGAATTGTTGGAGATCATCCCAAGCTTAACGAATAACTCCATTTGCTCCGGACTAATCGCGGTACAGACCTGACGGTACTCATTGAAGATGCTTCCCATGAATTTCATGTAGCCTCCGTTGGTTCCCATCTTGATCTCCTCATTGGACAGGTTCAACAGGTGTACCCCGTAGGACCCTACCTCCAGACTTACCATTGAGATGGGCAGCAGAGAGCATTGGATAATGTATCCTTCCAGTCCTCTGCGTTCCAGGTCCACACGGATAGCCTCGTAGTACACGGCCATGGATCTCCAGTAAGCATGGTCTTTATAGTTTCCGTGTAGGAAATTTCCAGGCTTACCGTAGGTCTTCAGGTCAAGTACCCAAGCCACCTTGGAGGTATGGTCAATAATGTACCGGTCCATCATGGACTTAAACAATGCCTTCCTTCCGGTGGACAAAGTATACTCAAACAATACAACGTACTCACTGAACATCTCGAAGGTGTTACTGGAGACACCATCCGGGTGAAATACATTAAAAGCTTCCGAGCTATTCTCAAAAGCTCCGTATATCTTCCCGATAGATTCATAACAACGCTTACCACTGGCAACGTATGGGATATCATCAATCAGAACTCCACCCGATTTTTCTGCACGTTCACGGATAAGCACTTTCTGCTTTTCATACTCCACCTGTTTGTTCAGGTAAGATTTGAAGGCCGGCAGCTCGTCCTTGAACTTGTCGTACTCTGTACTTGCAGCCTTGGATACTTTCAAGACAGCTTTGTATTCCTCAGAATCCTTTACAGCCTTCAGTTCTTTCTCTGCATTTTTAACATCAGTCAAAAGCTTTTTAGTAAGCTTAGCATTGGTCAGGTTCAGTTCATCCTCAGTCAGTTCTACTGAGTTACCGGCCACTACATCATCGTAACGTTCAGTCAATAAGGTAACAATGTGCTCCTTCTCTGCCCGTTCAGTAATACAAGGAAATTGGAAATTCTCCACCAGCCATGCCAGTTCAATTGACTTGGTAGTCAGGTTGTCCTTCACTTTGATGTAAGCTTCCACGGAACTCAGTCCATTGACAATCATTTCACGCATCATGTCCTGGTGATCCTTGGACAAACTTGTTTCAGGCTTTACAGGAACTTCTCCAATGTTGCCAAAGTGGAACAGCTTCTTCAGGCTCTTACCTTTAGTTTCCACAGCATTATGCACACCATTGCCAATAAAGGTCCATTCCGTTTTATTGAACTCCTTGTCCTCTTCACTCGGGTGTCTGCCGGTTTTTGCAATGTGGTTAATTGTTGAGGCAGAATAGATGTGCTGAGCAGCATGACCAGCATTGATCATGAAGTACACCCCCCTAAGTTCATCCTGGGACATGCTTTCGATATCCTTGCCCGAGTTCGCGATTGCCCTCTGTTCCTCTGTAGCATCGGCTGTCAGCTCAATCTTGTACTTTCCTACTGGCCCTTGGCCAAAAGGATTTTTCATAGAGGCAAGCAGTCCGGGTGCTTTGGGAGTATCCGAAACATTCAGTCCGGGGATCCCTTCTTGTTCAACACTTAGCCCGGGAATCCCTTTGGGGATTGGTCCCGAGTTACCAAGCTTTAAGAAGGGTAATTTCGGGGCAGCTGTTTTAACTTCTTCAACAGGTGCAGGAACCTCAACAACCGGGGGTTCCACGGGCTCAGGTTTTTCTACAGCCTCAACCTCAGGGTGTTCTACGGCTTCTGCCGGCACGGTTTCCGTGGTATCCATGAAATCAGAAATACTGTTAAAGCTTTCAGGGGCGTTCATCAATGTTTCCAGTGCAGGGATGGCCTTAGCTTCTACAACAGGTTCCGGGGCTTTTTTCTCAACTACGGGTAATACAGCGGGTTCCTCTTTAACAGGAGCTGGTGCAGGAGTTTCCTGAACGGGTACCTGAACAGTAGGCTTGCTCCCCATGGAGGGAAGCTGTGTAGCTCCTGACGGGCTTCCGGGAACACCCATAACGGGGCTTCCGGCATCCTGACTTTCTATAGGATTTATCTTCATCCCAGGCAACCGAAGGGTTGGTAATGGTGTGCTGTCCTGGGGACCTTGTGGGGTATTACCGGGATCAACAGGTTGTGCCGTTTGTGTACGGTTGATAAAATTCAATACAGGATTACTCATTTTGAATTTTTAGTTTATAAATTAATGCTTCAACAATATTGTCGTCTCTGTCTGATAAGAGTTTAGGGAACACGTAGGCACCTAGTTCGACAACTTCCGCAGACGACAGTGCATCTACAGAAGCTTTCAGTTCCCCGCGAAGCAGGTTTAGATCTTCTACTTTTTCATTCCCTTGAATAACGAAGTCAAACAGCTTCTTCGCTTTCTCCAGTTTTGCGCTTGAGTAGCTCATAAAATAATTCTTTTGTCATAATTACAAATTCTCCAACACTACGATGACGTACTTTATCATCCTTACACTTATAGGATTCTGCTTTCTTATGGAACACCAGGCCTGGCCGGTCACTGGGCATTGTTGAAAGTAAGGTTGCATACGATGGACTCACACTGGTAAATTTTGCCTGAATATAGTAAGGAAATACCTCACTCTCCGCTGTACCTGGTGGAGAAAAAACATCCACCTTCTTGTTATCCATGTTTCGGCTCTCGCTACGAGAGGTTACTACACTATACGCCATGCTCTTAAGTTCATTCACCAGGTCAACTTCATACTTATTGCCAGCCTGTCTGTTCCTTTTGCTACCCATAAATGATTTGTTTTAGTCTTTCTTCAGTTTTTGTACGTCCATATATTAATCGATACTCTGCGGGGTCCTTAACAGGTACAACCATCTTCCCATCCCTAAGTGTTCTGGCACCTTCCCAGATAAATCTTACCAGGACCTCTTGCCCGGAGTACTTTGGATGGCTCAGAATTGCTTTCCTGATCCGGTTCAACCCCTTCAGTCCAGCTAAATCCGGGTCATACATGATAATGATTCGCTTATACTGCAAGTACCATTCGATCCACTCCGGGGAAATGTTATACCCTTCTCCGTGTGGGGCAATGATGTCTAACCATTCCTCTATATGGCTTTGGACTACCAGAATATCCTTAAAGGATTTGGTGATCATCAAAGTGTCCTGGCCAATAACTCTGCACTGGGGAAACCCCTGTACATAGTTTGCAGGGCAATGGTTAAAGAACTTCTTGAAGTTCTCTTCGTAAGGTTGGTACAGTTTAAATTTATTGTAAATAATGTAAGCAAACGTTGTTGTTCCACGGAATTGCTGTATAACCCTTTGGTATTCATCCATAAGGGATTCACAGGCTTTCGTGAAATACACATGTTCTGCAAGCTCAAGATCAATCCCAAGATCATTCAAGTATTCCAAATGCTGTGTCTGATACTTTGGATACACAGAGATCAAATACTCGGAAGACTCCGGTTTTTCAGGTGTTGTTATCTTTCTGGAAATTACGCCAGTAGATATCCCAAGTTTCCCTTTGATATACATTACAATCTCCTGATTGGATCCCAGTGGAATCCCCTCATGGTACATGGCCCAATGTTGAACAAACTGAAAAACATTTCCAGATGGCCCACTATAATCTTTAAACATCATCTGATCATCCCATTTAGGATCTCTTGAATAATAGATGTTAAAAGAGGGAGTATTGTCATGCCTGATAGGGGAATGAATAAACTCTCCGGGCAATATGTTCCTGCCGATGAAATGACAGAAAATGGTATAATCATTGGTGTCCTGTAACAGGGAAAGCCTTACATCGCTTGACTCGTAAACGTATTGTTGTATGTCTTTTAGAGTAAGCATAGGTAAAAAAGCCCCTCAGTAATTGCACTGAGGGGCATTGTTTTAAGTGATTAAGCTCCTGCGTTCAGAAAAGGCTGTGTCGGTGGTGCTACTTGGGCTACCGGTGTCACAGTATCAGGCATAGGCATGGTAGCCTGTACCGGTGCTGCTGGCGTGGCCTGTGGAATCGATGGAGCTACTGCTCCGGGGATTGCTGTAGGCACTCCTGCTGGAGGTACTGTTGCTGCTGGTGGGGCAGCGGGTACTGCTCCGGGAACAACCCCGGGAGCCGATCCTGGAATATTAGGCATACCCGGCATTCCTGGCATACCCGGCATCGAACCTTGGGCAAGGTTATTATTAACCTTTGGCTTGTCCGCTTCCTGTTTCGCACGAACGTCCCGCTGAGTCATCTGCAGGGTAGACTGTGCAACCGGGACTTTCATAGCTTCAATGAAGCCACTATTTGGGATCTCCACTCCCAGACCGTTGTCCTGACACGTTACCTTCAGACGGAACAAATACTCCGATGTAAGGCCAGTCAATGGTGTTCCAAAAGATTCAAATGCTTCGTTGATCTTCAGTACAATCGCTTTCATTGCCTTCTCTGAGTTCAACTTCTTTTCAACATCCTCCGGTGTTTTGAAGCCCTCATCTGAGATTAGCTTATCAAAAGCATCGGTAACCTCGTCAGGGTTATAATAACATGACAGGATCATTGACAGGTGATTGATGTACAAGAACAGCGATTTCAAAGCTCCAAGCTTCGAATCAAACTTTGGCCAGAACAAAAATTCCTCAATCTCCGCGAGAGGTCTACGTTGCTCGTCCACCTTGGTGTACGTGATAAACATTGCAACGCGCATGACAGAACCGTCATTCTTTTTACGAGCCTTTGTATCAATATCTTTGATTGCTACGTTCTCGTGAATTCCATACTCTAAACGATTTGAAGTGTTGGTGTCTTTCCAGTTCCTAAATAAATTTGACATACTATAAAAATTTAAAATTGGTTTTAAATACAAAAGGTATCCCCACTCATACTCTCATGAGGGGGATACAAATTTAAGAAAATAATGGTGATTAAGAAGTGTTATACGAATTTAATTCACCTCTTCGTATAAAGTATCCTCAGCGGATCCTTCAGGGTAAACATCGGGATGGATCTCCGAAGTTTCGTAAAAGGCCATGGTTACCTCAGGAATATACATCCTAACCATCCCTGTCACACATCTTGCCCGAAACATGTCACGGGGACGCTCCTGGTAATTCTTCTTATCCATTAGCTTTGCAGAAATGGCATCGGTATACCGGAACTCAAACTTCCGACTAAATACGGTGGCCATGTTTGCAAGCATCGGGGCCATGAAGGTGCGTACATCCTCGGGAAGCTTCGCGATCTCTGTGGCTTCCTTCTTCATCTTCTCAAAGAGGTTCATATCGATCAGCTCCATTTCTGTAACGATGTCCCAATTACCATCATCATACTTCTCAGTCGCATAATTCTTCAGCAACTTGACACGATACCCTGCACGGTTCAGCAGGGCGATGACCAGGCGATACGATAGTGTAGGCTTCCCCTGGATGTTATCAATATGCTGTAGGGCAGACATCCAGCTAATCTTCAAGTCATGTCCCATCTGGCCAATAGCAATCACCTGACCAGGCTCTGTGATGTTTTTAGGCAGTAACCCACTGTCCAACATTTGTCTGGCCACAAAGGTCAGCTTGCCCAGTCCCATGCCCGGGTCAAACTCAATGTTGCTGATATCATCCGGCTTCAGCTCGACAAGCTCATTGGAGGTTTCCCTCACGGCAAGCTCCTTGTTCTGTTCCTGCTGAAATGTCTGGGCCGGTGGGATTGCTGAGATCTTCTTTGCAGATAGATTTCCAGTCATCGTTAACGGCTCTTTCACCACAGTCTCCACCTGGGGCTCAGGGGCCTTCTCCTGTACCGGTGCTTCTACTTGAACGGGTGTTTCTTCCTTAACAGGTGCCTCTTCCTTAACAGGTACTTCTTCGGTAGCCTGAGTGGTTTGAGGAGCTGTCTCCAACAATAACTTTAAACCACCTGCAGGTTTCTGAGGGGTTTCTTGAACAGAATTAACTGTTCCATTTAATTTTAGATCCATTCAATTATGAATTTACGGTTAATGAATTTTTGTAATTAATGTAATCGACTTTGAACTTCGATAAGTTTTGCTGGAACTCTGGGTACCTGGGATCGTTGGGAGAAATAAGCTCTTCAAAGACTCCATTCTCCGGGTAGAACAGATAAGGGATAACAATGTTATCCACCCCGTTGGTGTTGCGAAGAATGTGGATGGTCCGGAACCTGCCGATGTTATCCGGCTTGGTGATCAGGTCCACAATAGAGTACCCATGCCAGTCAGAGCCAATGTCTCGGTACATGGAGGGGTTGAAGCAATTGATTGCAACATCCGCATCCCTGTAGTAATTCTGAAACTCCCGGTAATCAGGTACCATATCCTTCTTCAGGGTTGCTCCTGTAAACTTGAAGGACGGAATGATAATGACCGGACTCACCTTGTAGACTCGTTTCACAGATTCCATGTAACTACTCATCAAAGTGTGGAGCTGGAAATCATTTCCTGCTTCTCCGGACTTTGTTTCATTACTTAGTTTATCCACGTTTTCAATGATGGCCAGGGTAATCATATTCTCATACCCCTGCGAGTAAACAAACTTGGCTTCTGCATAATCGGTCTGTTCCAGGACTCCATACGGCTTGACAGTTTCCACAATTTCAGAATAAATACTGATGGGCCGCTTCCGTCCGTCCACAATGCTCAGAATACCGGAGCTGATCATGGTATCAAACATGGACTGGATAGACTCAATCTTGGTGATCGTGTCTGCATCAAGATCATAAATCCTTCCTGCACCTCCAGTTAAGGTATTGATATCAATAAATTCCGCATAGAAGAACCACATACAGGTGCAAACCCATTTTTGCATCTTGATGTGCAACGGCTTATCCATGTTAAAGTAAATGATTTTCAGCGGTGGACGGGTTGCTTCAGGCAGGGCCAGCCAATTGATGTACGCATCCAGCACAAAGAACATATCTGCAAAGGACCGCTTGCCCCCGGACTCTCTCCCACCTACCAGGTATGATTTCCCTTGTTGTAAAGCATTGATATACTTCTGTAACTTGGGGGACCTGGATAAGGGGATCCCGGGGTTGTTCTTTGCATGATTGATCCAGTCAATTACATTTTTCTTGAATAGCGATTGTACCATAGTTAAACTGTAATTCCGGAGATGTAGCTCTCCTGTGCGTTAGAGCTGTTTGCCAGATTAAAGTTAGGGTCAAACACGTTAATGATTGAATCCCCCTGATCTGTGATCAGACCCAGGGTATACTCAACCCAATGGTCCCGTTCTGTTTTGAAACGTTCATACTTTTTGATGAAGGTTTTCTTCTCCGCGTACTTAACCCCACTCTTAATGAAGAGGAAGGTCGTTAACAGGTAGATCCTCGCATCCAGCTTTGCAACCATGTATTTGAAATCTGCCCGTTTTCCTTCAGTGTCAATCCGTAAGGGAACATTATCATAACGTACCTGGTACAGGTCTGCCCACGACTGGTTATACGACTCCTTCTGAGCCGGCCATAAATAATGCCAGATGGTGTAAAATTTAATGATCTCCCCACAGTTGTTGAACCCTTTATGTAGTCGGTCCTGAAGCTTCTTATGCTCTGCAGATTTCGCGATATCCTCTGTAATCAAAATCCCGTACAAGGCCTCAACGATAGTATCAAGCAACGGACTTGGCTTCATCTCCTTGATTTTTATGGGGTTAATGATCTTTGCGGTGGCTTGCTTCTTTGCTTTTGACTTATCAAAGGTATCGCCACCGGAAGCTTTCTCCGCAGTCTCAAAAAGCTCCTTGGCGTTCCGTGACAATTTGCTATTCACAATAATCTCAGCAACAATCAATTGATTATATACCGAGGTGTCCAGTGAAGCAATATGCCCGTAGCCATTCTGGTAGTTGCGATAAAGCACGTAACCAGTGTCTAATGTGATGCCAAGCTTCTTACAAGTCTTGACAAATTCTTCTAAAACCATACTTTTAAGATAAATTTTTCTGGAGGCTTGCTCCATCAAAGTAATTAAGTGTTAGGTGTTCCAGTTCTTTACTGTTAAAGATCCCTGTAACCCACTCATGATTTTGGCAATAAATTTTCTCCCCATCTTCATCCAGGTAGTAGCTCACTAAAAAATGAATGGATGCAACTTCTGAAGGATCCAACCGGACTAACCGGCCAATGTATGCCTGTGCTGCATTCGTCACCGATGAGGTGTAGGAATGAATGATGGCATTGTTTAGGTCTTCGAAGTTAACTCCCCTGTTCACTTTCCTAACGACTCCCACTTCCCGGACTTCCCCGGAATTAAATAGCTCAATGATGTCTCCGTCACTTTTCTTACCATGGTACGCGTACCCGGTAATCTTGTCAATCTCTGAAGTCAGCTCCCCAAAAACGATCACCTTACAGTTAATTGAACTTGCAAGGATCATATCTTTCAAAAGTTTTGCATAGTCAGACAATGACCTTGCCGTGTGCATCATTGACATCCGATTATTCGGATTGCTTTTACGGGATTCCCAATACTCCTTTTGATTTCGGAGGATCTGAAGTTTGTCCGAGACAGCGGCCCGCTGCTCATAGGATAATTTACTGCCACGCAAGTAATCGTAGAAGGCTGAAAGATTATCTTTCATCTCCTGGATCTTTTGAGAGATCCATTTGTACTTACTTACTTCTCCGTAGGGTGCCCCCGGATATTTCTCATGAGTTAAAGGAACTTCATGAACCCATATTGATGTTTGATTGATCAGGCCATACCGCTGTGCTTCACTTAAAGGAAAATGCACGAACGGCTGTAAGCCAAATACACTGGTGAGAATGTCTTGTTTTTTCTCTACCAATGTGCCTGTGAGGGCCAAATACGCATCATAGGTACACTTTGTAAAGACTTGAAGGTACCGCTGACCTTCCGATAAGGCAAAGTCAACTTCATCCGCAAGGAGTAACCCAATTTTCTTTTTCCATCGATAAGCTGTTTGATAACATACCATCTTCACCTTGATCCGAACCTTCCACTTCTTAAGCTCTTTAGGTATTTCCCGGTCCCGAAGGTCCGAAGAGTTTACCACAATCACAATAGGATGGTCATAGGCCAGATAATCGAATTCCGGATGATCCTGAAGGTAGCGGACAATGGCCATCGCCATAATGCGAGACTTCCCTACCCCCATACTAATCAGTCCGAACCCACGATAACCGTTCAGAACCCATTGGTCCAAGGTGTAATTCTGTACGTAATTTCTCAGCTCATCTCTTTCCATGTTATATCAACTCCTCTAATTGATAATTAACAAAGTCATGATCAAGCTCATTAAAAGTCTCTTGATCCATTGCCCCCATAGTCACTAATTTCAGCATCACAGTACGGCTGATGTCAATCAGCACAGCAGGATAAGTAATTAGCTTGATGAGACGGTGGTGGAAAGAAGACTGACAATTTGCCCCTTGTAACCCAAGCCTTCTGGCTTTAGTCACTAAATTGGTAGAAACTACCGGTGTTGTGTCATTGTACGTCACAGTACGGAACCCATTGGTCATTGGGATATTCTCCTCTTCATACTCTTCCAGGATATTTAGGATCCTGGACACCTTCCGAAACTGAATAATCCCCAGACTACCTAATCGTCTTAACAGCTTTTTGAAAATTACGACTTCCAGCCGGTCATCTCTTAACGATTCCAAGTATAGGGTGTAAAATTTAATTTGATCCTTACTCCGGTACCCCAGAAATTCTGTGATCCCCAGAGGGATATTAAATTTGTACGAATAAACAACGTTGCTCATATAATCCTTCCTCTTAAATATTGGATACCTGTAAATTAAGAACCGATATACAAATTTAGTTCAAATTGCCTTCTTTTCAAAAGACTTTTTGATTTTTTCTTCTTAATATGTACCCATTTCATAATCTCACCTGAGATATCCAAATCATGTTTTACACTTTTTCTGATAGCACTCTTTGTCCACGAACCTCTCCCTACGTTGTAAATAAATAAAGCACATGCGAGTACCTTACCTGGTGAGTCATACCTTGACATTTGAAGATCCCTTTCGATGTATTGAATTTCATCCTCAAAGTGGAGGTATAACATAACCTCTGCCACTTCCTCTGTGACATGGTTGATACTGCTGTCCTGAACACTTTTACCGTATCCAATAGTAAGATGCCCAGCTGGGCACAGGTAAAGCTCTGAAGAAAAACCTTCGGCCTCCTTTAAGTATGCTATTGAACTGATAAAAAGGTCATGGAACGCTTCAATTTGACAATACTCCTGAGCCTCATGGTACCGTTCATACTTATAATCCCGGTCAATAGTTCCGGAGTTTACAGTTATGGTGGATAACACCAGGCATAAGATTGCCAATCCTTTAATTATTTGCATTGTAAGATTTTTGGTTAATCACTCACCCTACGAAACACGTTGATCTTAGGATTGTGGTTTTTCAGCTTTTGATGAATCTCCGTCAACAGTCTGTAGCTTTCGGTTTCCGGGTCATACCCAGGAATAAGATCCCAGTATTCCCCCAGATATCCCCCGATAAGGTTTTCCATTGATGGTGTGTACTCAGCAAAGTCAGTTACCTTGATTGATCGGGTGAACATGTTGAAGCTTGGCCAAAGAATGGTGTCCACGTTTTTGTAGTCATCCATGGCCTTTAAGCTGATACCGTACTCTCTATTCAATAAAGCGAGAACTTGCTGGTAAGTTTTAAACCGAACTTCACAATCCTGGATAAAATATTTCATTAAGGTTTTTGAGTAGGACATCACCCTAACATCCTGATTAAAAGATGTTAGGAATATTCCTACCTCGTTCATTAATTTACGGATCCATTGAGGATTTGGCAAAGCCGAACCCTCCCTCAGGATGATATCCGTTTTGAGGTAATGCCCCTCATCCTCTACAAACACACAAGAATCCCTCAACATGATGGATACTTCTGAGAGTGCTTTGACAACTTGACGGGCATTGGATTCATTGCCCCCTACCCTACATATTCCTATGTAGGTATTGGATCGAAGCGGAACAATACTTTTTAGAACTCCCTGCTGCTCCAATGATTCAATGGCATCAATCATGTGAGACCCTGTTATCATTAAGGCTTCAATGGATTTGGAAATAGTCAATGCTACTTCCTTAGGGTCCTTCCCAGGTATAGGGACAGGTTCAATAGGTCCCGGCCCGACCCAAAACTTATCAATAGACCACTCAAAGCTGCTGGAGAAAAATTCTGAAATATTATACAGTCTCCTTAGCTGTGCCTTAGTGAATGGTTCTACTTGAGTAATCTTGAATTTAATTGATCGTGACATGTGTTTAATGGTATTAAAGTGAGTTAATGTAAACTACTTAGTCCAGGTTTTTGTCATAGTCAGGTCCCCGGGGATTTTAACATGCTTCATGTTAATCATTGCCCCTTCTTCCATCGCTTTGACATGGAGCTGCCCCCATTCTTCTTTGTAATCATCCCTCACCAAACATTGAGTGGCATCATGGAGTGAGAATACAATCTTAACTCTTCCCCATTCATTCCTCTCTTTGATGGCTTGGTAAATCAGGTACAAAGCTTGTAAGCTCTGTTCCCCACCCATGGACTGAATTCGGAAGTTTTTACTCTCCCTGGAAATACTGCCAAAGGCCTTGTTGCTCATCCGGTACTCATTCCATTCCGGAAAATACCTTCTGAAATTAAACGGAGGCATGGTTGCGATCCATCCGTTAGCCTGTCCAAATTTAGCAGCTTTATCAAAATAAACGTCCAACTCAGGTAAACCTGTGAAGAAACTATGGATAATCTGCTTAGCCTCAGGGATTGGAACATCCATCTTTTTTGAAGCTCCCGTAGCTCCCAGTCCAAAGGCCAGCCCAAAAGAGCAGGTCTTGGACTTACCACGCATTTCCTTGGCATCCATGCTGTACTGCTTTACCTTGGCCTTGTCTCCACCCGGGTCTCCCCCAGCGGCTACCCACTTATCTTTGAAAATAAGTCCCGAAGATATGGAGTGGATGTCCAGGTCATTCTGGTTGGCATAGATCCAGGCATTACATTCCGAGATGTCCGCAATAATATTTAACTCCTGTGAGCCAAAGTCCACGGCAGACACCCACCACTGGTACCCTTCGTCATCAATTGGAGCTTCAAAAGCTTCCCGGTACCGGTCACCAATGTAATACCCTTCATCTGCTGGAATGGTCTGCATCCCAGGTTTCTTAATGGCTATTCGTCCGGTTACCAGTACAGGGTCAATGCTACGGGCACGGATGTTACCATCCACACAGATGTACTTGTAGAAATTCTCTCCGTAGCTGGACACCAGCTTGGTTTTCTTAACCCAGTTTTTGTAGGCATTCACCAAAGGACCCTCAACTTTTTCCAAGGCTTCCTTATTGGTGAATGTTAATTCCGGGTTCTCAACTTGCAACAACTTTAATCGTTGCGGAGGTGAGCCGAAGTTGATTAGTAATTCCCCTTTCTTCTGAAAGTAAGGAGTACCTTCGAAAAGGTTAGGAACCTCACTAATCAGCCTGGCATTCAGCGCGGAAAACTGTTTGTCCAGAACATACTTCAGGTAGTTCTTTTCACCCAGGGTTTTCTCGTAGATCCGCAGTGCCGGCATTTTGAAGTTGTTCAGGTCCGGATAAAGGAGCTTCAAGACCTCAGCTCGTTGCTTGGTTGAGGTCCACTTGATGGTGATCTGATCTTCTGGAACAAGGAATCCCAGCGCAACTGACTCATCCCAAAGGTTTTCGCGGATGTATCCGGCCATAATAGCATACTCCTTGTCAGCTTCTCCTTGTGCCCACACGATGTTTCGATCCCAGGTCTCCTTATTGAACTTGAACGGATTAACCAGAATCTCACCCATTGCAGGTAAGGCCCTCATCCGAAGCTTAATGGATTCATGGATCTCCTCTGCAGGCTTAAACCTCCGGGTGCCCATATTCTGATAGGCTTTCCGCATGGGGTCCCATTCAAAGTAAGGCTCTTCCAACTCCCAGGAATACGCGAGATTTATCAACTTGGTCAGGTGCATCACATCCGTTGCTGCATAGATAATCTGACGTTCGGACATGGGTAACTTGGTAAATGTTGTTTGCTCATCCTTAGAGATTTCAATCCCCAGGTATTCGCGTAAACAGTCTACCAACTTCAAATCATTGTTCTCTTCCAGATCTCTCCCATTTAGCAAGAGCTTGAACATGATCATCACATCAAACAGGTTGTTGATACGGACACCCCAGCACTGAAGGATGACAGAATACTCAAACAGGAGATAGAAACCTACCTTGGTTTGATTGTCGTTCCTAAGAACTTCCTTCAGCTCTTCAAGTTGTTCCGGGGTAAGCCCCTCAACATCCAGCACAAACTGGTATTGGCCACAGAGGGAACCAAACTGGATAACATGAATTTCCTTTAAAAGGATGTCTTCCTCCAGGTTGGTCTCAATGTCCAGTTCATAACCTTGCTGTTGCAATACCCACTGCTTAAAGTCGCTGAAGGCACACATTTGATACTTTGAAGATACCGGATACGTCCGGTTTGAAATTAAATAGATCATAGTTTTAGATTAGTACGATACATTTTTTCTTAGCCCTGGTGACTGCAACATATAGGCTTCGCAGCTTGGTTGCAACATCCAGATTGTGAACGTCCATGATGTCTGATAACATCACATAGGTGTTTCGAATACTCTGCCCCTGGGATTTATAGGCTGACACACAGTAAAAGCGATTGGCATCAATAAATGCTCCCCTCAATGTCGAAATATCATTGTAGTAGGAGCCACTGATTTTTGCCCGGTGTTTGTACTCATCCATCAAGGCATCATAGTACTCCCTGCCATTTGGATGCATGGCGTTGAACTCAAAAGGTTCCCCAGCTTCCAAGGTTGTCAGGTTGACGATGTTCCCCCAGACATGGTAAGATGGAATGATAACTTTTTCATTCTTCTCTCCACGTAAAGGCTCAATATTGGGGATGATCGTAAAATTCTCATGCACCTGGCTAATCTGAAATACCGTACCATTGGGCATCCCTCTTCCGGCCAGTTTGAAAGGCCTATTGAGGATCAGAACTTCACCTACAGCATAGGGGATATCCTCAGCATAAAAGTATTCCCGGATGACCTTGTTGTTCACATCGATGGTCTCATTCCGATACGTGATGATCCGGGTACCTAGTGTATCCTCTGAAAAATCGTGGATAGCCTGTTCCAAAAACCACCTGGAATTATTGGTGTACACAATACTCTCCGATCCATTATTCCAATTGGGGTAGAAGGAGTGTATCTGCTGAAGGGCCAGCTGGGGATTACCCCGTTTATCCAGGTATTCAATCAGCTCCCTGTAAAATTTAGCAACCGTTCCAATAATTTCCCCATACCGGACAATCTCACGAAGTTCTGAGACATCCGCTATTTTAAATGTTGGGGATATCTCAATTTTCCCAGACCGGTCTTCATTCACGGGAGGCAACTGGGCAGAATCCCCGGAGTAAAGAATTTTCATCTCCCCATCCGGGGGAATCGCATTTAGGATCATTTGATGGAACTCCTCATCAATCATGGAACACTCATCGATGATCAGGATGTTTGCGTTGTAAATGGGGAGCCGTGTCATATCAATCCCCTGCTGCTGCACAAATACCTCCTTCCCATATCGGTATGTCTGACGAAGGCCCAGTAGCTGAGCAATCGTATAACAATCCACATGGGGTCCGACATGCTCTTTGAGAATGTTCTTTGCAGAGTGACTGATCGTAGCTGCTGCTACCCGCAGGTGATTGAACTCTTTAAGGATATCATTGATCAGGAAAGTCTTTCCGGTACCGGCATATCCAATCAGAGTACGTTCAATCTTATTGATATCCTTACTCCTCAGGAAGTTAACAACTTCCTTTTTGGCTACTGCCTGGTCATTGGTTAGTTTAACTTCCATACTCAATCATCTCCAGAAATTCATCAACTGTAATATTACTGGACATTTTTTCCCATAGAACCACCCCATCGATATTTTCAATTGGGGTTTCCCCGTCCCCATCGAAATCAATGATACGGTCCACAACATCCCGAAGTGTAAAGTCAGGGTTATCCGGATCGTCTGGTTCACAGAGAAACATACCCGCTTTTTCATACATCCTTTGGTTAGGATCCACGGCAAGCTCCAGTGCTCTGGCCAATGCTCTGGCATTCTCCACAGGAATCACGATAGGATCTCCTTGTTTTTTGCGTTTATACATCGGGGTAATTGAAATCAGACTACAGTCTCTGACAACCACCAGGTCTATTGGAACCAGTGAGTTCAATAAACTTTCCTCTTCCCGTTCCGGGTCTTTATTTAATGATATTACATTCACTTTACTTCCTCCATTTCTTCAATGTCCATGTTAAACAATTCCTTAAACAGCTCCGGGTTTTTCTGGTGATCCACCATATACTCCACAGCCTTTTGGGACTGGGTAGCTGCTTTCATCAAGACTTTCTTATCCGCTTTGAATGTTTTTAACCATCCATTGATATAAGAAGCAGACTGCTCAATATCATTGTCAATCCCCAACAAGCCAGCTACATAACCTGATCCCATCTCGGCCACAAGCTCTTCGAATGAATAATCCTTGGAGCCAAATTGGTGACTGGCTTGCATAGCATGTCTGCCCAGATGGTCAGAATGCCCGGTAGCATGGACCAGCTCGTGAAAAAGTGTGCTGTAGTACCTTTCGGAAGCTTTAAAAGATTCCTGGTCAGGCATCTGCACATAATTGGCAGCGGAGTAATACGCTCTATTGCCTCCGTGCCGGATCTCGGGGCAGTCCGTCCATCCATTGACAAAATCCTCTGCTACTGCGATTGGATTGAATACAATGGTGCTTTCTTCCTCTTCCTTGGGTAGGTACTTCTCAGGCATATTCTCCACCTGGTTCAGGTTAAACACCGTAAAGTGTTTCAGCATGGGAATCGTTTTGCCATCAGCATCATCATCCCCATTCTTATCTTTATAGATGAGAAATTTCCAGTAGACCACCGGAATTCCTTTGGATCCTTTCTTTACATTCCCACCCAGACGCTTGGCCTGGTTGAAGGTTAAGAAATAAGGACTCCCGTACACAGAGGCAAAATGCCCCAGTACAAACAGGTTGATCCCACGATACCCTCTTCCCGAAATCAGGTTTTTGGGAAATCCTCCCGGGCCATTCCACGGACGAGCCCAAGGCACAGTTCCTTTTTCGAGCTGTTCAATGATCATGTCCGTAATCATTTGGTAGACATCAACCAACTTTCTAGTTTTGCTCATGCTCTTCGATTTTAACGTTATTGCAAATGTTGAAGGCTCTTCGTATTACTGCGGCAGCAACATTGAAAGGCTCTCCACCTATGGAATTACCGTTGTAATCCCAGACAAAGTATTCCGGGGAGTAATTGCACTCATCCCTCATTGTGTGGACCCATTCCTGAGGTTTTGCGGTATCTACCCTACTGCCATACTCTTCACCCTTCACGGATTTGAGTAGTTCTCTCAGGTTACCACTTTGGATAGCTTTAACGGTCTCGCGTAGAAAGCTGGACAGCTCCCGGTTATGATCCAACATCCGGATAAACTGCTCATGTCTCTGGTCTTCCCCAGAGAGGTTTCCAGGAGCTGAGTACTCCGCTGTCTGTTCTGAAAATTCAAGGTTGCCGGCAATCTCCATGGCCGTATTTACAGCCTCTGCTTCCGTGTCAGTATAGACTGAAATGGTTTTTGAAGCGTACCCAATTCGGGTTACACCAATATTAAATTCTTTCATGATTATGTTATTGTTAACAATGACCATTAAAAAGGAAGGCCACATGACATGGCCTTCCTATTCTTCAAAATAAAAACTAAGCGACAATCTCTTTAATCTGGGAGAAAGAAACCCGGACTACATCGTAGTCAACCATCATACCTGATAAGTGCTCTTTCAGCTTGATGCTGGCATCATCATTGGTCAATGCAGGGACAAGAATGATTTGCTTGATAACCTTTGGTTTTTTACCATTCTCATCAATGCTTACAAATTGAACTGTACACTCGAAAAAGCTTGATGTTTCTTCATCCTCACTCTCCTCAACGGCAGAGACCTCGTAAATTTTTGAAAACTTGATAGCCTTCACCGAAAGAAGATCAAAACCATCATACTTTTTATAAGCCTTTTCTTCGGCTTCCCCGAAACTCACTGCATCAACCAACATAACAACTGCCTGTTGTTTTGCATTACCTTTTTCATCTATCCCTAAATAGGATATCTTCACTTCAAATTTGTTCATTCTTTTTATTTATTTATTTAAAAATATAGATAAGCACTTCAGACTTTCAAGGGCTTTAGCCACATTGATTACATTGAAGAAGTCCAACAAGGACACCGTGATAAATGCGGACCAACTTAGGGTTACCAAAATGATAATCACCCATATTGATACATAAGAAACATTCTCTTTGTAGTTCATTATTAAATATTTAGCTTGCTAACTGTAATTCTTCAACTTTGACCGGGGTATTCACCTCAGCCAATGCTTCAAACCAAGCCTCAGCGTAATCACAATGCACGGCATTTCCGATAAATCGCTTCTGTGCGGTAACTCCCCCTTTCAGGATATAATCTGCACCAAACCCCATGATCCGCAGCATTTCAGGAATATTCAGCATTCTCATTGAAATCTTGGCAATATAGTTGAGGATCATGAACTCCTTGATCTTCCGTTGATAAGGGGTGTCATTATCCAAAAATGGAATGTCAGGCCTACTTTCCTGCTGCTCTACTGTAACCATTCCCGCAGGAGCTTTATCCATCCGGGCAATCAGTGTGAAACATGGCCGGTCAATGGACCAGGAGTTTCCTCCCCATTGAGGGTTATCCAGGAATTGAGCTGTCACCAGGTTTTGCTTGGGTGTTGTAGTCAGTGATCCACTGGGTACGTCCAAGCTCCTTGGCTTACTATTACCATACTGCTGGTCCATGAACTGAGCTGTCACCAACCGAACTTTTGGATTGGTGGTCAGCGTTGGTGACGGTCTGTCCAAGCTTTGTGCAACTCCGGTACCATACTGCTTATCCAAAAAACTCACGGCAATTTTCCCAAACCGGTCTTTGGTGGTCAAGGTCCCGCAAGGCTTCAGGATGTTGTGACTTCCGCTGGCCCCGTTGTACTGGGTTAAGAAGGTTGACTCCTGTGGGGTATGCTTCTGCAGTCCCTCGTAGATCCTTCGATACGTGTTGTCACTCTTCTGCTTTGCAAAAATACAGTTCCCGTGATCTTCCAAGTCCAGAACATCCTTAACAGGAAGATGTGGTTTTAAACCTTCATCAGCTTTATTACTGTGGGTTCGCTTGGGGTGAACCATCTTCTCAAACGGTCTGTAAAAACCTCCAAAGTATCGAATACGACTGGTGTATCCACCAAAATCCGCAGCGTTGTCAATCGTGCTGGAGTATTTGTAGCCGCGTGATCGGATCTCATTCTTCCAGGCCTTAAAGTATTCCCCTTTCCTATCCTTAATTGGGCAGAGGTTATCATCACAGGGGCCCCAATCTTTGAATTCCTTTACGTTCTCTACCAGAACATAGCTGGGGTTAATGGCATCAATGTACTTGTACAAAGCTTCCGGAAGTGTCCTGCTACCCTCATCCTTCGGCCCGGCTTTGGCTACGCTAAAATGAGTACACTCAGCAGAGGCCCATAGGATTAGCTTGGCATTCTTATATACCTTTCGATATGTATCAATAATGGGGATTAATTTGCACATTTCCAGCGTCCGTACATCCTCGATAAAATGATGGGCATGAGGATGATTGGCCTTATGACTTTCAATGGCCAGTATGTCATGATTTACGGCAGCAATCACCACCGCGACTTTTTTGTCAAGAAAACTTGCCCGTTCAATACCCGTGGTAACACCACCGGCACCGGCAAATAAATCAACAACGATGAATTGTATATCATCGGGATTGAATGAATCTTCCATAGTTGGAGTTTTAAAGTAAGTGCCGGGTTAACGACACTTACCAGTTTAAAAATAGACACATAACTCGATTGAAAAGCGAGTCTAAAGGTAGTAACTAATTTGTATATTCAAAAGTGTTATACGAATTAAATCAACTTTAGAGCACCCGTAGAAAAATGTTCTTTAAGCTTCGCTTTAGATTCTGTTGGAAAACTTCCTGACAAGAACCATTTTGCGTAGTCCGGGTAAGTCTTGATATTCTTTCCTTTGTATTTTCCGAATGTCCATCGGACAACTCCCCCTTCATCAATAATCATCTTACCGGCCAGGTCGAATTTCCTGGGACCATCTGCTTGGATAAAATTAGTAAGTTCTACCAGGGAGAGACTATTCTTTTTAAGAAGTTTCCGAATTTCAAGGATCTGGTGTACCAGGATATCCCGGGTAGCTGCAACATCAGCTAAAGCATCGTGTGCTCCTTCCAACTCCTTACCTGTGTACCGCTTATAGGTTTCCCCAAGCTTATGGCTGTTCAGTTTGCGCTCAATCTCCAGAACATCTACCAGAGAAACCTTTGAAAGATCCCAGGTAATGCCCACCCGTTCAAACTCCTCCATCAGCAGGGGAACGTCAAATTGGTTGGAGTTGTACCCAGCAACATCACAGTCTTGGATAAAGGCATGAAAACTACTGGAAATCTGCTTAAACTTTGGAGCTTCATACACCATAGCATCAGTGATTTTATGAACTTCCGTGGCTTCCTTGGGAATTGCTCTTCCTGGATTGACCAGGCTTTTCTTGGAGATTGTTGTACCATCGGTGTTAACCTTAATCACCCCAATCTGGACAATCCGGTCCTCAGAGATATCCGTACCTGTGGTTTCCAAGTCAAATATAACTAATGGTCTTTCCATTACTTTGACCGTGTTTGGATTACCAACTCAAAAACCTCAAGAAGTAAGCCTTCATCCATAAGGATCCTTCTGGTAGGGGTATCACTGGGATCTTCCTTTGACTGAAGTTGAAACGCACCCCCGGAGATCCCGGTGACGTAATAAGTTTCTTCACTTTCGGTACCCATCGGATCCTTCACCTGAACCAGCTTAGAGTAATTACTCCCAAAGGCTTCAATGAAGTCAATGTTAAGGGATCTCAGATACTTTGTGGTAATTAGGAAGCAACGATCAGCCTCTCCCTGGGCATCCTTATAATCCTGACAAGACTTGATTAATGTGCTGGTGTGTAACCCTTTGTACAGCTTAGGGTCATCCAATTTGTCGATAGCTTTTTTCATGAAATTTAAAATTTTAAATAGGGTTCATTATAATCTTGATCTTCATCCAATTCAAAGATACACTCTGCAATAAGAGCATTTTGAGATCCATCCTGCATCCATTGATTGAAAGTATCTTTAGGATACCCAAATGTTCGGACAGCTTCCCACATCTCCTCAATTTCATAATCGTTGAGGTCAATCTCAGTAGAGTAGAAAGCACACTCCTCAGTGTCAGGATTTACAAGTCTCCATTCCTGGAACTTGAAAACTTTCGGGGAGACTTCAAGTAGATATTGTTTTGAGTCAGGATCGGTACATTTCCAATTGATATCAAAGTGATCAGGGTAAACACTTTCAAAACACTTTAACAGAAATGCTTCTGCCTTTTTGGGATCCTCCGCAAAATTAGCATACAATGATGCAACGGAATAAACCGTATCCAGATCTCCCTGAGTGGATTCCACGGTTCCTTTTGTCTCTCGTAGGGTATTATCAAATAGGCCTTGATATTCCTTCTTTAGGATATGCTCCATTGCCTTGTGCAGCAACGTGCCATGATCTAAAGGAAACTCATGACAATTCTGTGCTTGTACAGTATAATTTTTTATTGATTTCATGGTGTTAATCCTAAACGTTTGCGTAATTCAGCTTGTCCAAATTCATTGTTATAATACCCTGCCCATGCATTTGCGTAGTCTTCTCTTCCAAAGTGGGTATGGACTTCCAGCCCCTCAGCTTCCAAGGTAAACTTACCTCTGTAGTCTGACCGGGAACTGTGCTTTCCTTTCTTGTTCTTCACTATAAAGTATCCCATACTGTCCCAACCTGTGTTTTACCTTTATTGAATTGCTCAATACCATCCACCAGCTCTTTCCATAAGGGGACAATATCCAATGCCCCCAGAGCTCTGTGTATCTTTGAAAAAATCAGGTCACGGGCAGGTCTTGTCAATACTTTGTAGTAGTCCAGATCATTGAGAAACCTTCTTACCTCGGGAATTAACCAGCACCAGGACATGTGGTATTCCAATGCATCTTCTTCAAAGGGTAACTCACCCTCCAGCACGTAAAACATCCCATCTTTCTCGGGTACATCCCCGTGCCTGGCAATCAGGCAGTTTCCTTCAATTATTTTTGACTTTTCCATAGTTTACTCCTTTCTTTTATTATACCATTTCAGGAAGTTTACAACATCTTTCCAGGTCTCAATGATGTGCTTCGTATTTATGTGGATGCCACCTTCTGAAAATACTCCGGTCGAGTAATCCTTATACTCAAAATACTCCTTCATCGATGTGATTTCGTCAATGACAGGAATTAGCAAATCCCAAGAGGTATTAAACATCTCTAAACCTAGCTCACACATATAAGCCCCATCACAAAACCACCCATCATTACCCCCTAATGAGGCAGGGAGTTTTTCTATTTTCCATTCTAGGAATACAGCTATCAGATTGTTCCCTTCTTTGATTACATCCTTGTGTTTTGTGCTTTCTCTGAGTGTCATACGTGAGTTGATTTATCTTCATTAAATCGAAAGGTATGCAAATTCTGCCCAATAAACATGTATTTATCCCCATAATCCACTTCCGGTTACTGAAGTGGTAAATAAGGCCTTGAACTGCTAAGATGTCACGGTTCCATTGTTTAGTGCTTTCTTTCTCTTCATAAACTACCTGAGTCTGCACCCAACCGTCTTCAAGATCAGTCAGCTTATATTTAACACCAGCTTCTTCCAGCCGATGTTCAAAAATTTCTCTTATTGTCATAGCTATTCGTATATTTTACATCTGAATATCTCCAACCGTTCCAAATCATCAATATCAAACCCAGAGTTTAAAAAAAGTTCCTTGGCCAAATCTTCTGAATCTTCACTAATCTCCTCCTTATGGATAATCTCATTTTCAGAATTATAGTAGTCTACCGAGTAAGTCAGACGTTCTTTAGGGTCTTCAACTTTTATTCGGGTATCCCCATACCATTTAATGAACTTGATTGCTTCTTGGTAGGTTGCATCAAAATTTCCATCCCATAAAGAATCTTTAAGATCACCAAGTACTCCTTCATAGACTCCTGTTCCTTTAATCTTTTGAATAAGTACCATCAACCAGTCCCAGGAAGAATCAAATTTCATATCTTCCAGTGTATAGAAATGCTGAGCTTCTGGGGTATCCTCAATAAACTCAAACTCAGGGACCTGGTACAATTCGTACTCTTCCACAGATTCCTTATAGATCCCTAGAAATATTAAAACTTCCTTTACTTGGTCTACAGTTACAATGCTCTCCATCTTTATAAGTATTTAAGAATTTCAAGAATGGTATCCCCGGACAGTTCTTCTACTTTCTGTGTTACCAATCCATCAGTTTCAAGGATACCAATTCCAGAAACTTGACCATCCTTGATTTTTGTGATGGTGTAGGACTCATAATTGAACTGATTAAAGAGTGTAATTCTTGGCATATCAAGCAAACTATCTTCCAAGTACTCTTCTGCATCACCGTAATCAGTATCAATCTCAGGATCAAATTCGTTTCTTACTATAGCTTCCAAATCAACGTCAACTGTAGCAAGGTATTTACGCGCTTCTATTACAGCAGATTCCCAGTTTTGTACTAAAAAATCTGCAATGTTTGGGTTACCCATTTTCTTTAGCTTTAAAAATTTGATTAAATAGGTCTTCTGCATATTCAGGATTGAATTCGTTAACGTCCCCGTGATAGCAATACACTTCTTCCGGACCATCCGAGAATACGATAGTGTGAACTCCATCACTACCATCAGAATTTTCGGTATCCCCATCCAAAACTCCAATACGCAGTCCAGGAATATTATTAGATACCCACTGCAAGCAACCTCCAATTATATAAACTACAATAGTAGGTGCTCCTGGAATTTCCTCTCCTTCGCATTGATCCTCATCAATCAAAGTAGCCGGATGCTGCCACTCCACGCGAGAGGCCACCAAATCAGCATATTTGAAGTTACCATCACATAAGTCAAGGATGTCCCAAATATTTAAAGACTCTCCAGTATTTTCCGGAGTATACTTCCATCCTTTATACGCCTCTGACAAAGACTTGTAATCTGTCACTTTAAACTTAGTAAGCATATCAAGGTAAGTGATGGTGTGATTAATGATAATATATATTGGCGGTCTTTCATCTCTGCGTCTAACCACACATACAGCTTTGCAGCAAATTTATCTTTGTGAAGCAGCGTGATGTACGCCAGACCAAGATCGAAGTAGCTAAGATCTTCATCACTTTCGAACTCTAAGCCAAAGTCTTCCGAACCGGATGCAGTGGTATATTTTAGTTTATTCTTACTCATAACTACCAATTAAAAAATTCAAATTCTTTTTCTTCAGGGCCATCCTGATCAAAGTCTACATACCGAATCTCATTACTCTGCATATATTCGAATATAGGGTAAAGCGAAGGGAAGTTTTCCTTCACTGTTTGAAGATCCTCCAACATATCCGTGGGATCGTCTTTTTGAAAAGATAGAATGCAGATCAAAATCCCGTACTCATGCGACATTATCCGGAAAGGTATATCCAGACAATCCTTTGATGCATAGTACTCAAGTAAGTTGTATTCATCGTCCCTTAAATGTCCAGTAGACAGGACAAGAGTTTTTTCAATTTCCATTTGGTTGGTTTTAAGTAAAGAATAAAGCAACCACCTGAATGATGGTGCTTTATCTCTGGTTTTCTATTCGTAGTCACGGACAGTCAAAAAGACCGGCAACCTTGGCATACCTGATTTGGTGTAACTGAAATACTGAACAGTTCCTTGCTTACCAATGATTTGATCTCGGTTTTGTAAATACCAGGCTTTCTTGGTTTCATCACACTTAGGAGTTGCACGGAAAGTACCTTTCTCAGGAACTTCCAGAACCATCATGGCCAGATCAGGTCTTGCATCCATTCCAACGACATCAACGATTTTAAATTCCTCGGTAATGAATTCTTTAACCTTCATCAGGTTGTATGATCGTTTTTGCTCATACAAGCTCATGGCATCCAGTGCCATAGCACCTTCATAGCCCTCAGATGTCCACTGCTTATGCAGTACCATCAGTTCCTCATAAGAGGATACTTCAATTTGCTCAACAACCTTACAGGTGTCCAGGTCGTTGAAGAACATTTTCTGAACTCCGTAACGGTCCAAGGCACATAACTCAAAGTCAATGATGCCATATATGTTGTACTGCAGAAGTTCAGAGACTCCGGGCTGGTATTTCTTAACGGCACTTACCAGTTCCTCAAAATCATCCCGGTAGTCGTGATTGTATAACTCACCGTCCAACCGCAGCTCATCGATTCCACCAGCAACGCAAACAGCCCTCATTACAGGTTCCAGCTCCTTTACGATATGGGGCATGGTATCAATAGGCTTTTGCTTACGTGATTGCAGTTTAAGCTTTCCGTTACGGAAAATAGCAACACACCGGATCCCGTCCAGTTTTCTGGAAGCAAGGATCCCTCTTTTGTAATCAGCCTTTTCCTTTTTGTAAGGATAGGCCAGCATTGGAGTATCATCAACCACACTGGTCAACAAGAACTCAGCAATAGCACCCTCCCCTTCCAAAACAATGTGTTCCGGAACGATGGAATAGCCATTCTGCTCAGTGTCCTTCTTTACTCCGCGACCCACCATTTGAATGGCCTGATCATTTGCCAGGGACTCATTGGCTTTACCAATGTTTTTATCATGGCACTGCTTGATCGAAGGTGTCATTTTACCACTTAACCGGCCATAACGAGTGATAAACTTATCATCCTCTGCATGAAAGGTTTTTACTTTTACGTTGCCTTTTGTGTCCAGGCCGTAGATTGATACTTGTTTTGTTTGTTGTAAAGTTTCCAAAGTATTTGATTTTACTGATTAAATTAATTTTCGAAAAGTATTCAATAGATGCTGTTGTGCTTAGTTTTAAATTACCTAAATACACGCCGGATCTGTTCATAGTATTCCTCACTGGTTAATGGTGTTGTATGCCTATGGTGAAAGCAATTAGGACATTCATAACCAATCCCGCGAATTCCCATTGCCTCCTCACCAAGCGTCATGTACCGACCGCATCGACATCTGCCGGCAGAGGAGGGTCTTGAGTTATTATTCATAGCGGTATACGCTTGGAAGTGTGTCAATCGAATCTGCTGCGTCTTCCAGTATCGCCTGATCTATCATGCCATCAAACGATGGTGCCTCAAAACTATCGTTAGAGTAGAACCATTGTCCCATCACATTGAATACCACCATGGTTACTTCCGGATGGTATTCCCTGATTTTTTCAAATGCTATTTTTAATTCTTTTGTCATACTCTTAAAGATTGTATTTTTTAGCAAAGTGATTAACCACAGCTGGAATGTGCTTTTTATAGTAGGGCTGGTTCTCCATACACCACTCTTTAAGCTCCGCTTTTGTTTTTAGTGGCCTGTGGCAACTACGGTTATGCTGGATCATTTCAAGTGTCGGTTGCAGGTCATCCACGAAATGCTGAACTGTCCAACCTTCCCACACTACTTTGGATAAACTCATAGCAATTAATTTTTAGATTCAACTAGATATGGGTAAAAGCTCCCATCTACATATTTTTCTTCGTATGATTTACGATTATACGTAAATCGCCAGCCTCCATCTTTGATGCCTTGAATGTACCAACAAGTGATCTTGGCACCGTAAAGGGTTTCTACTTTCTTTCCGGTATGAGCATGGAGTTCAATGTGGCCGTCTGCTTCCATTCTTTTAAGCAGCGGAAGGTCTGTTACTGGGTTAGGCATATATTTGATTTTATCTATTATTAACTTCAATATAAGCCAGGTAATCCTTTAAAGCGGACCACATGGCCAATACAGTACTCGTATCATCCCGAGAGATGACTGTAAATCCTGGTCTATCCAGCTTACAGAAGTGCTTCTGGATCTGGAAAGAAACCCCCTCATTCGATGCTTTGGTCAGTACGGCCCAGATCCACCGGATGTCCTCATGGAATTTCAATTCATAGGGCAGGAATTGGTCATTGCCTGAAGATTCTGTGAACTGAGGTAACCAGAATAACCCAGTCCCTCCCGTCAGGTACCTGCCCATCTGAACATTACCCTTGATAATATCCTCTTTTGAATTTTTCTCTTTACTACTCATCGGTATTTTAGTGTTTAAAGTACCAGCCAATCCATGTTAAGATTAGCTGATACAGTTTTATTATACGAATTACTGAACTTCGATAGAAGAACGTTTGATGTACTCCCGGTATTGATTCAGTACAGAAATGGCAGACTCTTTGGTATGCTCTTCTGAGATTACTCCTAAAGCTTTTGCATGCTCCAGCTCCTCTTGGATATCCTCAATCCCATTGTAGCTGATCTCAAAGGTACCTGACTTGAATGGAACAACTGAACCATTTATCTTTTTGGTCAGGCCCACTGGGAGGTACTGGCAACATCTAAACTTCTGAGGCTCCCCAATAGGGATAGCGACAACATGAAAAGGACTTACCAAACAAGTCAGCGTGATTTCCCCAAAGCTGTAAGTGTACTTATGGCTCTTCTGGTGTAAGCCGGCAGAACACGAATTATCCTGGTTGTTGTCACAATTAGAACGTTTCATCTTCACTGGTGAACCAATCAGAATATCCATGGATCCAGTTCGCTGATCTGTGTAAATTGTTTTGGATTCCTTAATGGCTTTTTCATACAATTCCTCCAGTGTGCCTAACAGCTCAAAACTTTTATACCTGTTTGAGGGCTTGGAGATGTCGCGAAAGTAATAACTTTCATCGGGTTTTTTGTAGATCAGGCATTTTTTTGGATTTTTTTTCCATCGCTTTGCATTTAAGAAGTACTCAAACAGAAATTGATGTAATGGATTTTCATCAGCAGATTTCTCATCTACATCCCTGTAAGAGATGATGTTCCCTTCGTGGGTAATACTAAATCCATTATCCAGAAGCCAGGTAAACAGTCCATTCCGGATATGTTTATCGGGGTTCAGGGACAGAACTTGCCAGAACATCACCAGAGACTCAATGGTGTAAGCAGTGTCATCTCCTGAAGCCACACCGACCAATGTATCCACCAAAATCTTTGGGAATGGCTCTTGAAGATTTTTGTAATACACATTATCCGAAGAGTCCACTATGAAATCACTTGAGTAATTTTTCAGGATCTGTGCATTGGCAGCTTTCAGGATTACATCCGGCTCCACCAGGTAATTGACCATCAGGGAAGATGCTTTCGCAACCCGTTCTGAAACCCGATCCGGGAATACCTTGTCCAGGAATCTTGAAATACTGCCAACGTTTAGGATCTTATCCAGATCACGTTGATACTCTCTTACCTTATCCTCCAGAACCTTATAAAATAGTTCACTGGAAATCGGTAAGGTAACACTCTTTTTGTCCAAAGAGACAATGGCGTTACTTCCAATACGTACTAATGATACTTTCATTATTTAAACCTTTCTTCGTTGTAAAATGTGTATAGTTTATTGTCAATTCGAATTCCTAAACGGATAAGGAGCTTTGCAATTAAGTAAATCCCCTTTGAGCTCTGATAGTTAAAAGATCCTACCCCTAACACTGAAGCTACACTCCAAAGGTTGTCAATCACCTTGGATATTTGAGCGAAAGCTTCGTCATACGCTTTCAGATCATAGAAATCCTCCATCTTATACTCAGCCCTAATCATAGCATTAATGATGTAGTTACTATCAGGGTGCCTTAAATTTGGCTCCTTTGGCTTCAATGCATCAAATGCATCATACTGAGTGCCAATGATGTTCCTAAAGTTGTAGGATACACTATGAAACTCAATCTGACTGTAGTAATAATTTTTGGCCCACCCTTTCAGAGGAACGAATCTGGAGTTATAGAACTCCTGAATAGACATTACGTGATCCAGTCCTTCGATATCCTTTTGGAAGAGTTTGGAGGGAGCTGCAAGAAAGATAAAGTCGTATTTATTACGCCAGCTGCTTGGAATAGAATAGCTTATCTGATACGCATCCAATAACCCCTGTGACTTTTCATCTTCACAGATGTAGATAACCCTTCTTCCCCTATTTTCTCTTACCAGTTCATCCGCAGATAATCTCAAGGTAGTGTAGTTATTCCGAGAGCCATTCCAATTAACTACTTTATAGGCCACGAATTTTCGTGCCTTCCTCAGTTCTCGGGACTTTGCAGCCCGTGCTTCCTTGTCCTCGATCTCCTCCTCAATGACAGCCTTCTCAAATTTTTCAGGTACCATCACCTCATCAAGGTGCTTGACTTCATACGCTGCCTTTATGTAGTCTATGTAGGGCTTGAACACTCTGGCTTTCTGGGCAATGCTCATTATCCCCCCAACTTCCCCTTTCAGAAAATAATCGTAATGACACGGTGTAATAAACATAATGTCATTATAGGCATTTCTACATAAGTATTTTCGCTTGATTAAAGGAATCTCCTCAACACAGTCTTCAGAATCTACCAGGTAAGTTCGTTCAACGTTACTTAAACAAGAATTTATGCCTAAACAGGAGTCAGCATTCTTAACCCGGAGGGTTTCACTGTTAATTACCCGAGGTACAGGCCTTAGCAATTCCCGATACCGTCCTGCAAGTTCCTCAAACTTAATACGCGAATCTCCCCCAATAAGGGTGGGCCTTTTAACCCCATTACTTACATCCCGCATTGATAAAAGATACGTTACATTACCTACAACATCTTTAAATTCAAGTTGACTAAAACTTATCGTTCTGTACATTTCTACCAACTCCGTAAATGTAGAAGCATCCTGGATCGTAGCATTTTTAAGTCCCAGTATTTCTGCATAGGCCTCCTTAATCCGGGTATTGATGATTTCCCGGTTTTCCGTGGAATCCTCAATGCTTTCCCGTGAAGGAGTCAGCGTCACATCCCCAATAGCAAGCTTGACCGCAATCTCCATGTGGATGTTGTCACCTGGGAAACGTGGATAAGCTACATTTCCTACAACTACGCAACCCGGAGAAGAGTGATTCTTATACTGATAGGGCCTTTTAACGTAGTCTGGCGAGAACATGAAGTTCTTTCCCATAAATACAGGTAATTTTACACTGGGCGTATAGAAATTGGACTCAAGAACCACATTCGGGAAGAAGTACAGCTTAGTCTCCAGCAAACTCTTAAAACTCATGTAATCAGCGCCCTTTACAGGGATTTTAATGGATGTTCCGGAACCTTCATCGGTGATCTCCGAGTAAACCCGGGTATGCGAAGGGATACCAAACCCATTCTTGAAAAAAATGTAATGGTTCTTCACCCCATCCTGAGTCGTGGTAATCTCGAAAGATTCCGTATAGGCCAAGGCACACTTGCAGCCCAATCCAAAAGCTCCAATGAACTCATTTGAATCCTCCTTGGTAGTTTCCAGGTAGTTGAAGTACACCTTGTTCATGGTCTCATCTGACATGCCAATTCCCATGTCTGTAATGGTGAGGGAGTACGTTTCAGTCATGTCATCCTCCAGATCAAAAGTGATCAGAATAGGATCTTCCATGTTGCCCTTAGCTTTATGGGCATCCCAGGCATTTGAAACATACTCCTGAATGATTGCCCCCTTGATGTCTGCATACATACCTGACAGGATCCCAAATAACTTTGAGAATTTAGAGGCGTTGATTTTACTCTCTGTAACTGTGTTGGTGATATCCCCCGATACTTCACGGAGGATGGTGTCTTTTAAAATCATAGGTATATAATTAAATGTGTAACAATATCTCTATACTCGGCCTGTGGCCGGTGTTATGCACGATTAAGTGCTTTGTAAATTCTTGTGTAGTATTTTATCTGATTACGATTATCGTTAGGGTACTGCTTTAAGTCCAACAATACATATTTAACCTCTTTTAATAATTCGCCTTTGTTAATTTTCAATCGTTCAGTTTCCCTATTAATGAAATCAGAAACTTGTTTTGTCGTCACATAAATCAATTTGATTTTCATAATATTTTAGTTTAAAATTAACAGTGCGTATAGTTAATGCGTCTTCTATACTCGACCTGTGGCCGGTGTTGGTTTCAGTAGGTTTAGTTCACGCAAACTGCGTTGAACCTGGTAGTATTCGTGCTAAAGTCATTCCCTTCCAACAGCCCATTACTGGGACCACAAATTACAGGGTTGAAGTTGTTTCCCTCATCATCCGAGCTGGTTACTACTTGGAGATCCAGGGATCCGGGGTGCTTACTTGCAAAATTTTCCAGCGATTTAATGTAATCTCGTAATTTCATAGTTTATCCGTTTAGGCCACACACCGGACAGATTGATCCACGATGATGTTGGCAAGATGATGGGCACTTTATCGGCACATTTCCCCACATAGTCATAATCTTTGTGTCAGGGTCAAATTTGATGTATCCGGCATACCAATTACCACTGTTGCGCGGAGTATCCTCAAATTCAATGAAGACTTTCTCTCCGGGACTCTCTAAAGCTTTTCTAAAAGCCCAGTGACCATGCTCCTTAGTATTGGAAACCAGAAAGTCATCAAACTGGTAGGATCCTATGTAGCTTTCCTTACCTTTTTCGTTTCTGTATTTTTTCTCAGTCATCTTTTTTGATTATTAAATAAGGTTTAAAACTATCGGGACTTACCTTGGATAAGGCAAAACCGGCACATAATTCAAAAACTGAATTGTAGAAGGCATTTTCCCCGTCTACAGGCTTCACAGAGAATGCAATTGGGGCACCATTACGGGCACTTGCCCGGGATATAATAACTCCGGGTGGGTACATTGAACTGGCCCCAATTGAAAAATCATGTGACGCACCAATCCCGGAAGCATTAGCTGTCTCTTGCATCAATTTAGTAAGGCAAGGGAGCAGATCATCTAATGACTTCTTGTCCCAGGGAGAGTCCATAAAGGTAAATTCCTCGATATCATTCCCGTAATAGGTCTTTATAACCTCATCCGGGAAATCTTCCTGACATTCCGCTTTTGAGAAGTAAACCTGGAATGAGAATAGTCTATTTTCAGAAAATTCCTCTGGCTGGTAATACCCCATAAATTGTGCAATGGCAGCATACAGCTCTTCAAGTGTAAATTCGTTCATAATATTCTAATTGTTAATACTTTGACATAACACAATGTCCATGGGACATCTTATACTCTTTCAGATCCTCAAAGCTCATATCAGCAAACTTTTCCTGGGCTTCTTTCAGGATCTCAGGTAGTAATTTCTTACCCCATACTCCCAGATTCTTAGCTCCCATGTGTTTATTGGCATCGATCTTTGTTTGCTCCAGGTCTACCCATTTCAGATACCATTCCGGGTAAGCTAACGATAGGTACAACAGTTCCTGTTTGCTCATAAATGGGCAGAGGATACAGTTTGATGGGATTGGAATTGGCATGCCTATCATAGACATGTATTTCTGACAAGCCCCCCGGTCCATACCCAGGTCAACCAATGGGTAGATCCTGCGAATAGCAAGATTCATCCACTTATTTGGGCTGCTACCATCAACTGCTATCCGCTTCTCCTCCCCTGCTGCGATTCCAATCAATACATCGATCTTCCCATACTTGTTAGCAAACTCCTTCAGGGCACGTTTCCGTCCAAATGCAACCGTTTTATAGGTCTTATGGACATACTGCTCAAGGAAGCTGTAGATGGCCTGTATTTTGAGCTTATCCGTGCATGTTTTGGGAAAGGCTTTGGATCCTACTGTTGAGGTACGTTCATAGAACTTTATCAAACCTCCTTTCCACCCGTCCGGAGTATAGTTATACCCCAGATGGTAGAAAGGGATGTTATTCGTTTTACAAAGACCTCGTGTAAATTCAACATGATCCTCAGTTTCTGGATGCTCATTTCCGGTCTCGGCCATCACGACAATCAGATCTTCCGGGACATACTTATTCCGAAATTCCCTATCGTAGATCATTTTGTACAGGATAGCAGTACTATCCTGACCGGCTCCGTAGCTGAGTACTGTTAGTTTACTCATCTTCACCAAAGTCTATTTCTGTATACTTAGGAAGGGATGTTTCTAAAACATTGATCTTCTCTATGATTGCCTGGAACTCTGCAGCGGAGGTCTCATCCTCGGGCATCCATTCTTCAAACAGGCTTCTGGCTTCAATTAACACATCCAATGCATTTCCTAGCTTGGACCGTCCGGATTTTACCGTTGTGAAGATCTCATACTCTGATTTGGTGATTTCAATTACGTCCACAACACAAACTGTAGTCTCACCAAAGAACCACCAATAGCCGTTTTCCTCTACCCCACTTTCTCCCCAGAAAGTTGAGGCATGCTGCTCAGCTACCTTTCTAAAGTCAGTTTCCATAGTTATGACGGGACAATACTGGGTGTAGGCTCTTTCCCCCTCTTGACAAGAAAGTGTAATTAATAGGTATTTTTCCATTTTGATTGATTTAAAGTGGCGAGCAAATCCAGGTGTGTATTTCTGCGCGGGGAGTCCCAGGTTTGAAGTGATAGAAGTCTTCAGCAATCTTATCATGATCGCATTCGACATCTTCAAGCTCCTGGAATAGTTCCTTGAAGTCCCCGGTAAGATTGGCAAGGACCCTCTTCAAGTCAGCCAAAGTCCCCCATCCTGGGTGAGTACGGTCTCCATCAGGGTCATGTACTGGCATGATGCCTTCGAGATCAGCAATAGCACACTTAATTGTCCCCTCAACTTTTTCCTGCCCTGGTGGACTAGGATGTAATTCCAATACCTCAGGAGGACTGGTAACTGGAGCCCAATCATCTGCACCACAAATAAAGCACATCCCAGTTACAGGATGACATGCCCCAGAGGTACTTTCGCAAGTTTCACAAAAATAACTGTGGTCATACTCAGGGGTCTCAATGCCCTCATTCTGAAGCTCTTCTTGATTTTGCTTGATCATCTCCTCAAGTTTTTCTGGGGAGATCTTAATGGGTAGGACTGGTTTATTTGAAATTTCAGGATACAGCCTGTGTAAGGCAACTTTCAATTCAGAGATACTTGATTCAGGGATATCCACACGAGAGCTTCCCGTGAGATTTTTTAAATTAATCGGAAAAATAGCCAGGTACTTTCCAGCCTCTGCCTTTTGTAGGCATAGGCCGGAACATTTTGAGATTCCATTCCTGCCTAAGAAGTGAGTGCTTTCTGGGAATTCTAAAGTAATTTGATTTTCCATGAGTATTTATTTAATAGATTGATTTTAAATACTGAATTATTGTGGGGATTTGAGGACTCGAACCTCAGTGGCTACTTTTAGGATTCTGTATTTCACACACCGTTATGTGTTACCTTAGGCTATCTTAAATCCTCGGATATGCTTCACGCTCCACAAACACTCTCCAGGTACATTCTCCCCGGGCTGGTCCAACAGCTTAATCCCCTTGTGAAAATCAGGTAGAGAAAACCCTACCTGATTTTTATTATTTATTGTACTTTCTTTTGTAGGCTAAACCTGGTATTCCTGAGTTGTAATGTGTCGTAAGACCGTTGCATCAATATGCTGGTCCATGTACTCGGGATTCAATTTGCTTATGGTATTGTATAGATGGTACTTCGCCTGTAGACTATTCTGGGGTCGAAATCGCTGAAAACTCTCTGGTAGAGTCGCTTGCTTTGGATTTAAACCGGTGGATTCCACTGACAAAGGTTGATACTCCAAAGGAGCATACACTACCTGATTGATGTCCTGGTGGATCATCTGATACGCGGTAACCCCCTGAACCATGCTGGCAGGGCAATCAATACAATTTTCTACAATAGGCTTATCCAAGCCTTCTCCAGGATCCCAGTCAATCTGCGGGATCAAACACGCGCTAAGTACTAGCAATAAAACAACAATGTACTTCTTCATTTTTGATAAAATTTAAGGATTAATAAAAAGAAAATATTTAAAAATGTTAATTAAAATCAAGAGTGCTATCAGACTGGTAAAGAATAGGAAACTCCCCATTGATGCAATAAAATTAGACTCACTGTAGATCATCTTAGGCAGTATGAAACTGTAGAAGACGGTTAAGTATAGAACTATTACTGCAATTACTGATAAGAGTGTCATTGTCTTTACTTTATCTGTGAACATTGTTACTAAATTTGGGGGCCTTCCGGGACTCGAACCCGGGACCTTTAGGGGTGAACCTAACGCTCTTCCAACTGAGCTAAAGACCTAAAAAACCAACACTAAAAAACTAACCAACCAACTAAGCGGACCTCTCAGGAATCGAACCTGAACCCTTGAGCCAAGGGCAACCATTCTAAAGTGATAGAGGTCCAGATAAAAAGACTTAGTTTTCCGCATCATCAGCCTACGCTGAAAGCCTATGGTATCTCCATTCAAATCCGGACCGATGCCTGTTTCCGTCTTTTGTATCAGAGTATATCCAGGGATTCGAACCCTACATCCTTTTGTTTCCATAAGACAATGATTGGAGTTTGTGTAATATGTACACTTTTACAAAAACTCCAGGTATTGTACATGAACACAAGTTCCGGGGCATGACTCCCTTTCCTTGTGCTCCAGATGCTCCCCCAACTGGGACAGACATACATGTTTAATTTTAAGAGATAGCAGGATTCGAACCTGCACGACTTCACAGATATTACTAACATGCTCTACACATCATGCACAATGCAGCTTGATTGTTTCATACCTCCATCTTTAGCGTCTACCAATTCCGTCATATCCCTATACATTTCAGCGGAGAGTGAGGGATTCGAACCCCCGGTACAGTTTAATCTGTACGCCGGTTTAGCAAACCGGTGGCTTAAGCCTCTTACCCAACTCTCCTTGTACCCGGGATAAACCATCCCGGGATTACGAATGTGCTTTGCTTAGTTACCGAACCCCAAATTCGGCCTAAGGCAAGTGTTCTTGGTTAATTTACCCAGTGGTTTTTCGATTTTATAGAACCACCGGATCTCAATGCATTTCGCAAAGATTGTCACATTCGGCACATCCGCTACTAAAGGGTAAACTACCATAATAGCTGATTTTAGTTGTGGGATAGGTAGGACTCGAACCTACGCACTTTCGGGATGTCCCCCGATTCGTTGGCCTTTACTGACAAAACACGCATCCGTGTTTCCGAGGCTCTCCAGAGGCGTTCAGCCTCCAGCTCTACCAACTGAGCTACTTTCCCATTTCCCGGCATTACGGAGCCAGGAGAAACCGTTAACTACGCTGCAAGTCTGACCTGCGCGTTGCTAAATAATGGAATTGTTTTGCCGTTTAAAAAACTGCTTGTGTTCCCTACATCACTTCTACACACCTGTCAAAACCAGTCATCCCCGTGGATGGGCAAATCCGGTATAACGTACCTATAGTACTTCCGAAAATGTTTTTGTCATTCTTTCTTAGGCTACCCCAAAAATCTCCTAAGATCAGCCGGGAATTACCCGGACAACTTCTTCTTTTAATTGGACTACGAGTGGAGATGCCGGGAATCGAACCCGGGTCCAAACATGCGACTTAATGTAGCATTGAACTATATCGAATAGCTTACGCCATACAATACACGAATTTAATCATTAAAAACTATTATACAAATAAAAATTTGCAATAGTTTCTCAAAAGTTACCCTTATAAACTTCACGTGCAAAAGTAGTCATACCATCCAAGTATTTTTCCTTCTCTGTGCGGAAATCAAGATCATGTCCTTTTAAGTTTTTCTTGGCCCAGGATCTGTAAATGTGCATAGTTTCCCCTTTATAATAAATTGCTTTCTCTTTTTCTAACCTCATAATAAGCCTTTGCACATTGCCCAGGCATATATTATTTAGAAATTCCCTATCACATAATTCTTCATCTGTACAAGGGCTAAGAAAAATTGAAATAGCTATAAGTTCTACTAACTCTTTTATCCTATCCATACCCTAAAATTAATCAACATCAACACCTATAAAAGTATTGTCATTGATTAGGGCATAGTAATAACCATTGGCACATCCCTTGAACTCCATAGCAAGGTACCCTACAAAGGTACCATCTCCCCTCTTCTGGGTACTGATTGTCATATCATACCCATCCATAGGACCTGAATGCCTACTTTCCCTTTTCTTTCTAATGGCATCCCTGAAGGAGTTTACTGCCTCTGGGTACAGTCTGAAAATTTTGTCAAGCGTAATAACCTTCCCATCAATCCGGTTTCCAGTGGTGATACGATAGTCATACAGGCTCTTCTTACCTTGCTTAACCCACTCTTCCAAAGTGGCAGGAAGAAACCGACAATCCTCAATAAAGGGATTTGTGAAGCTGGATTTCTCCGCAAGCTTCCGGTATTTTGAGATGAGCTTGAATTCATCTTTATCCAGATCCTCCTGGGTTTTTTCTTTCAGGTACACAATTGCCTGAAGTGTGTTAACATCAACTTCGGATAGGACATACCCTCTTCTGGAAGATTTGGGTTTAAATCTGCAAAGGCGATCCATGTTTGAAATGAATAACCTGGCTTTAGTCCCATCAGCCATGATGATATACTCAACCTTTTCGGCTTTTACAAGTTCTTCGAGTTCTTTATATTCCATGATAAAATGCTTCAAAAGTAATAATTAAGATTGATTATACGACAATTTTTGATTATATTCTTACTAGATAATAATTCTAGTTATAATATGGCAAAACAAATTAAATTCAACGATGAGTCAAGGGAAGCAATCCTTCGTGGATTGACCATCCTTGCAAAGGCAGTCTCAGTCACCTTAGGGCCTATGGGACGAAATGTGATTATTGAAAGAAACTCCGGAAAAGCCCACATTACCAAAGACGGTGTGACTGTGGCCCGAAGTATTACCCTTGAGGATCCCTTTGAGAACCTTGGAGCTAACATTGTAAAGGAGGTAGCTTCCAGGACTTCCGATGATGCCGGTGACGGTACAACCACTGCTACGGTTTTAGCACATGCAATCACCAAGCTGGGCATGGAGGCACTGAAAAAAGATGTCAATCCTGTCGAGCTTAAGCGTTGCATCGACCTGCGAGTTCAGGAGATTGTAGAGTTTATCGACCGTGTAAAACGTCCGGTAGACCTGGACATCCTGCGTGAAGTGGCCACAATATCCGCGAACAATGATACAGAGATCGGAAACCTAATCTACCAGGCCTATTCCCGTATTGGATACCAGGGGGTCATTGAACTGGGTGAATCCTCATCTTTTGAAACAACTGTGACCTTCACCGATGGTCTGGAGTACATGAAAGGATTCCTTAACAGTCAGTTTTCCAATACTCCGGACAAAAAACAGTGTATCCTTAAAGACCCATTGATCTTAGTGTGCCAGGCAAAGATTGAAAAGGTAGCTGAAATTGTCCAGGTACTTACTTATGCCAAAGAGCAAAAAAGACCTATACTGATCATTGCCAATGAGTACGATCAGAAAGTATTAAACAACCTTATCCTAAACCGGATGAAAGGAGCTGTAGAAATTTGTGCTACTCATACACCGGAACACGGTTCCTACCGCGTTGAGACTTTGGATGACATAGCAGCTATGACCGGTGCAACTGTATTTGCCCCGGACAGAGGTTATCTGTTGGGATCCTTTAAATCTGTGTACCTGGGATCAGCTGAGAAAGTAATCGTTACCGAAAACTCAACCACCATTATTGGTGGACATGGTAGCAATGAGCTTAAGGCTCTGCGTAAAGAGATTATCGAAAAACAAGTAGCCTCATCAGATGATGAGTTTGACTTGAAGAAAAACCGTCAGCGTTACGCGAAGTTCACCGGGGGTATTGCAACAATCAATGTTGGAGCATACTCCGAATTTGAGATCCGCGAAAAGATTGACCGGATTGACGATGCTCTCGCGGCCTGTCGTTCGGCTATCCAAGACGGAGTTGTGCCCGGTGGTGGTGCCACTTACCTGAGAGCTGCTTCAGTATTAAGCTACAATAGCTCAAACACCCATGACGTTATCGCCTGGGAAATCATGAAGCAAGCATTACATGCTCCCTTTCAGTGCATTCTTACAAATGCCGGCAAAAAGAACGCCATCGGCTCTGCTGCTGAAATGATTCTTAAGGGAGATATACATTCTTGCCTGAACCTACGGACTGGTGACTTTGGAGATATGCTAATCACCAAAGTAATTGACCCTTCATTGGTTGCAAAGAATGCTTTACTCAATGCTTCCTCAGTTGCAGGGATGATCCTCACTACAGAGTGTATGATCACCGGTAAGGAGGAAATGGAGACCAGCGATGATGCCTTCAGTGACCTATAGAAAATAAGTGGGGAGGGGAAATTATACCCCTCTCCATTATTCGTAAGTTAGTAGAACACTTTCAACTGCATCTTCATCCCAGTAGTTTTTACCTTTACCTAAAAGACATTTTGGCTTTGGCTCAAACTTCAGTCCATTAGGAGCAACGATAAACACCGGTTTATCCCGTAAGCTGGGCTTAAGGAGTTGCAGGGCTGTAATCAATTCATTGACTGTCATTAGCTATTGCTATAAGTTATTTCAACATCTTTCAGAAGTTGGTGAAGCTCGTCCGGGACATAATCAGACATCCCATTTTTAAACCACTCATCTCCGTAGAAGCCGTAACAGGAATCGATGAAGTTTAATTCATCCCCATCCTCATCAACCTCATTGATTTCAAATCCATAGACGCTACCTGTGAGGTGGTCGTCAAAAGTTTTTACCTCCCCCTTCAATTCCTCAAGGATTTTATTGCGTAAAGTTTTGGTCAATCGTTTATGCTTATTGCAGGTCAACTCATTGTATCGTTCCAGAGAAGCATAAATGTAACCTACCTGGCCAGAGTCCCAGCGGCAGGAGAAAGGACTTGTACTCATGGTTATCCCTGAATGATCATACAGATACAACTTATGAACAACAAATTTCTTTTCAAACTTATCCTCCAGATATGCCAGTATATCACTAGCCCTCTCAAACTTTGAGGAAAGGTACTCACTATACGTGTCATAGCTGTACCCTAAGATATCGATGAGAAATTCAATGGGATCAGATATCCTCTTATCTCCAAGCACATAGTCTGAGGAAGTGTACACCATTGTCCCCAAAATACCCTCATCATCTTCCCGAGGGCTTCTGCAGTCATTATCAGGGACGATCTTCAGGGCAACTGTTTTACCCGCCAATATTGCTGTTTGTACCATAATAGGCTAAATTATATACGTTAAAAGTAATTCGTGTAATCAGAAAAGTATGGGTAACTGGTTCATCTTTAGATGACTTTACCAGAAGTCCTTTCATAGCTACCCCAGGTTTAATGTCAGGGAACTCCTTAACCACCAATTCCTGATCCTTGGAAAAGTACCCGTCAAGGGACTTACGAAGGTCCAAAAGAACGTGGTTTCCCAGCTTCTGAGCAATCTTCTGCTGATTCCTTAATGCGTATCGAAAGATCATGAATTCTGTAATATTAGAGGTTATACCTGATAACTAAGTAGGTCCAGCGTTCTCACCATAGGCTCCAATGGGAAGTTCCCACTCTTCAGCAAAGATGCTTTCAGTGTAAGTATCCGACAAGGCCAGAGCGATAAGCTCTCGATCCCAATCTTTACAGTGGGCTACTCCTTTAGATATTCGTTCGATAACACTCAGCTTGCGATGAATGGTTTTACCGAATTCTTGTTCATACTGGATAATCCGTTGCACTCGTTGAGGGTCAACCTCGTGAGCAGACTTCCACTGGTTATCAGATCCGAAGATACAGAACATACAAGATAGTCTCCCCCACCCTAGCCGGTAAGCCGGATGTGGTAAAACATTGGCACGTTCTATAATATCCCAAACCTGAGGCTCACCCCAGGAATGTACCGGTCTCCAATGGTCAACCCATCGTTTCTTCACTCCATTACGGGCATCACATCGATGTGGTTCAAACACTGCATAATGTGCCCGGGCAGTTGATTCCTCAGCACGTTCCCCGGTAATAAATAGGGTCCGCTTGTTGTGGAATCGTTTCTGGTTATTCAGCGCAGCTGAAGCAACATCGATTTTCAGATAGGCACTGCACCAACGTTGTGACAGGTTCGCGGTAACTTGGGGAAACAATCTCCTGGTGGAGTCCTTTCCCCGAACACCTCCAACCAATCCACACTCAACAATGGAATCTTCCGCAGGATACTCAAATCGATTGGGCAGAGTCTTCCGGTTTTCCCGAAGTAACTCCCCTTCAAATCCTTCAGTTTTCCAAGAATAGTAGATAGGTACCCCAAAAGCTTTTGCAAACTTTCGGCAGTAGTCATCGGTCACCGGCCAATCCATTAAGTTGGATCCCTCATGCCCATCGATCCGATGGTGCCAAAGTTCAACTTTTTCCAAAGGGATACCGAGTTGAATCAAATGTAAAAAACACGCTACACTGTCTTTACCTCCGGAAAATGCTACAATATAGCGGTCGTAATCAAATGCATTAAAGTTGGTCATCATTTGAATAAGCTAAATTGGTTAATCTTCCAGACATTTCTTCAAAATTATCTCTTCCGTAGGCAGGTGAGAGATTCTGCTGCTCCCGGATTAAATTTTCAGCCTTCATACCTTCTACCTCTGCTTGAACAGCAAGTACCAAAGCCAGTCTTTGTACTCCGTAGTCGGTCATTACTGTGGGTTTAAAGAGAGAAACACCGATGGGTGCTTGCTAAGTTGTTTTATACGATTGGCCCGGCTGTTAATCCTACCAGATGCTCTACCAAATCCTACCGTTTCCTCATGTAGTTCCTGTGCAGTCCCTATTGTTGGGGGTTGAGGGAGTTCAGCGTCTGGGGAAGACACATCAACTTCTGTAATGACTTCATTACGCTCACCTGGGATCCCACGTACAGGTGCCGGAGGTTCTGCAGGGGTTGCTTTGGGCTTATTCACCAATGACGTAGTGCAGAATATCGGTGGACCTTCATTAGCAGGTTTGGTATCACCGGGTATACCGGGTACTATATCTGAGGTAATAGGGTCCAGCTGGCCACCTTTAGATTTTCTAGGGGTATACTTCCGCTTGCCTTTTACTTCCTTCTCCACAGCTACCGGCTCTGTAACTTTAGTTCCCGGGAGTTTGGACAATTCGTCAATACTTACCTTGTCAACAGGGTTGGGTTCGGTGAGATTAGTTGCAAAAACCATCTCAATGATCGGGCTGACTAGGTTAGTATGAAATTCATGGAGCTTGACATTGGAGTCAATAAAGTCCTGAAGGCATACTCTTCTTAAATACCTGGCAACATCCATTGTTGTATTTTCAATCAACTCGCTGGTCACCAAATGAGAATGGGTACTCACTAAGTCATAACAGTCATTGATCACTTTCATAACAGTGTAGCGTGTTCTAGGATTGTGAACTTTCTTCTCAAAGTCATGAATGTAGGTGTACTTGAACCCGGTACGTTCCATCAAAATTTCCCAATAACGAAGGTTGTCAAAAAGAATACCCCCATCGTGGAGACGGGCAGTTCCAAGAAGCTCAAATCCAGAAATTCCCAGCTTCTCAGCTACTAGAATTTCCAGGACGGTAAGCCGGACATCATTCCTTTCAAGGGATTTAACCGGGTTAAGTACTAATGCGATGTCGCACAATTGCTTTAATTTATCGTTTTCCATTGTGTTGGTTATTTTTGTGATGTGTTATTTTCTTTTCTTGGTACTCCTTGCATTTTTTCTGCGCTGGGCACGGGTTAATGGGTACGGATTCAGGGTAATCATCTTTGGCATCAGGGGTTCCAATGACCCACTAGCAGGAGGTGCAGATTCGATAGGAACGTCCCTTAATCCTAAGTCAATTAAAGCTGTTTGTAAATCACCAGGAGCAACTTGAGGTTCTGTGTAATGTAATGATTTCATCCTCATATCATCGGGGTCTAAACAACAACCAACAAGTAACATTCCCTCAGTTTCCAAAACTCTACCCAAATGTGCTAAGTGTGACCCGCATGTAGGGCTCCCAACAACCATTACCCTTGTTATCCCCCTATTTTCATCTCTTTCAGATAGTTCCATAATTGTTATTTTTTGTTGCTGCCCCTACAGCATCTTTTATACTTCTTTCCACTCCCACAGGGGCATGGCCCATTACGATCTGCCTTCTTACCTTCCCTTATGTAGGTATACTGAGTTTTACCAGGATGTAAATCCCCGTACAGCTTAGCCACATTAATTGCAATATCTAGGTAGTTCATATCAGTCTAATTGGGGTTACTAAGTGAGACCACCAACCATACAGCCGGTGGACTCTCTAAGTTTTATTTCCAAGATTTGATAATCAGGATACGTTCCTTGTGATTTTTAATGTTTTCCTCAACTTCCTTGACCTCCTGTTCGTAGGTAGCGATAGCTTCCTTTTTCGCTAATTTCAAGGCTTTCAAGGAATCCTTCGCAGCGTTGACACTTGCCCAGTAAGCACTCATGTACTTTTTGGCATCAGCGTTTGTACCAATTCTGTCTAGATCCACATGCAGGTACGATTGTGTGAGGGCTTTCTCAGCATCCTCGATATCATACTCAGTACTTGCAAGCTGGGTAGTGTGAAGGATCTTCATGGACTTCAGGTTTGCCTCCAGCATGACTAAACCACGATCAAACTCCTGAATCTGAATTTCAAAAAACTTGTTAACCAATGCTTTGGTTGAGATGTCCTCAAGCTGAGTACATACGGCATCTACTAATTTTAAATTTTCCATAACAAATTATAATTTTGGGACATTAAATAGTTTAATTTCTGGTTGTTCAGATCCTGGGGATGTGATCAGATCACACTCAGGAGAGCTGTGCATTATTACAGGATCTCCAATTCCTGAAGGGTCCACGGGCAGAGGTACAGCCCAGTCAAAAAAGTCTGAGCCTATCATCAAGTTATGCATATCCTCAAGGTAAGAAGCTCCTCCCCTGGTCATTACGGCCATATCATCCAGCTCCAGTAAAATTGATGGATTCAGAAGAAACTTGTTACACAAGGTATCTATGCTTCCCTGAAATACACACTTATGGCAGAAAGACTTATCACAGATCAATTCAGTATCCTTCAATGAACATTTACCTACTGGCTTAAGATCCAGATGTCCTATAAAGAACTCAGCCATGTAGTACTCTGAATCTGAATAGTCCTCATTTGCAAGAAAGGCATCATAGGATGTCAATTCCCATAACCTTCTGGTAGCATGTGCCCGTTCAACTGCAGCCATCCGGGGACGGTCAACAAATTTAATATTGTAAGCATTACTCAAGACATCCTTGAATTTCTCAGCGGTATTAGCACGTTCTATATCAGGGTGAAGATAACTAAACACAAGTACAGTGTACTTATATCCACCAAGGTCATTTGAAGTGAAGCCAGATTGAAATTGATTATTTGCAATTACAATTTCACCTTCTCCAAAGATCAGTATACCTGGAATATCTTTAGCTTCTGCAAAATCAAATGTAACATGAGACCCGTCCAATTTTAAGATTTCCTTGGGAGTTGTTATCATAGGTTTAAATTTTAGGGACGTTAAAAAGCATACTTGATGAAGATAAATGAGAATCGAACTCTGGCTTTCCAGGAAGATCTATACCCAGAATCTCATTGAAGGTTTCCACAGTGACTGTTCCCGGGGCATTCAGTGCCTTTAAGGACAGGTATGTTTGCTCCTGGGTAATTCCAAAAAAGTCCGCAAAATTATCTTTGGAAAAAAATGGACATGCACTGCAAGGGACATCTATATCAATCTTATTGACTTTAAATCCCTTAAGCGGATAAACTCCATTAAGCTCAATGTCCATAAACTCGTTATCGCAGTATCGACCATCTAAGTGCGCCATACACTGGTGAACATTCCCATTCATGTACCGGGTAAATATTTGAGAAACAGTCAAAGGTTTCCCGTCAAACTCATTGTTTTCCCCGAAAAAATCCAGGATAATCTGACGATTATTCATCAAGACTGCGCGTGTGATGACAGATAATTGACGGGCATCGTCAGTGTCAAGTGCAAACTTATGGAGGAAGTCCATCAGATTCAGGTAGGGTGCTACGTGAAGGGCATGAGTAAATCCCAACATATCGGGGAAGTGATCTTTAATACCTTCACCATAATTGCACAAATACCAGACCTCCTTATGAAGCCGTAACATACAAGTACCCCCTAATTTACCAGAAGGTGCTCGAAAACGTGGGAAAACTTTCCCATCAAAAAATATTAAGTCATTGTATTCCATAACCAGCTAATTTATAGCCCCCTTCACCTTAAAGGCTCCAGGGGTATTATGTCAGAGTTATTCACTAAGAAGGTTAAACTCACTCTCGGTAATGTTCACGTAAAAACGATACGAAAACACCAGGTTGAGTAACTGGGCAACATCCGTCACCTTCTCCGTAAATGCAGAGACTTTGTAAGGGATGTTTTGAGAGATCACCTGCCCGGCACCACCCATACGATAAGTTCGTACAGCGATTTCACCCAGCAGGAAATATACAGTGTTTGAAGGTTGACTGGCTGAAGGTTTGCTTATCAAGTCTTTGAACTGTTCAACGGTTCCTTTGAAAGAAGTACCATCAACAGCCACTTTTATGAAGCCACGCTCATTCACCTCGAACTCAACATCTCCGGGCTCTAGTGGGTAAGGTACTATACAGTTGGTTAAAACTTGCTTGTTTCGTTTAGAGTAAGCTATGTGTCCCATCACTTTGATTTTAAGGTTAAGCAATTATCTGAAAACTGAAGATGTACCCTTGAATGTCTCATATCAGCATAAGGGATCTCCTCATCTAATACAACCTTGCACGATTCATCCTTTATTAGCAGATGTAACGAGGTAGACAAACACACGATCTTGATGTCCAACTCCCCTGCGTCTGAAAGGTCACGAGACTGTAAAATATCACAAACCTCACATACCAACTCATCAGAACAGAACTTTGCGATATCTTCCGATACCAGAATGCCTGTGGCATCCTTGATGAACTCAGCTACCATGGTTTACCAGATCAAGGGTTAATACTCTCGTTAGCTTCTTGAGCTTCCGAACAATTTCACGACCATCCTCAATTTCCTCAATGAGCAGTTCAGTATTAATACCTTCAGTCGAGGTAATATCACGAAGACTGTCAATGAACTCCGTAAACTTTTCCTTTGTAGGATTCTGAGTAATGCGGATTGATTTGTTATGCCTAAAGAATAACATCTTGTCCTCTACAATTGCATAAAACTGTGTAGCTGATTGACCCAGAGACCCGTGAATGGTAAGGGCAAGAGCATAAGAGCCCTTGCCATATTGTATTTCGTCTATTCCCATATTATCAGTGGTGAGGATTCGTTAAAGAATTCTCTTTTCAGCTTGTTGGTCCGTCCGTTGATGACAAATCGAATCATCCGGACAATATCCCTAAGGTGAGGACCACCAGTATCCAACGCAAGCCCAAATGCAAGATAGGCTATTGGGTTACCTAGAGAATCTTTGCCACGAATAATGAGGGGTTGCCCATTATCCCGTTTCAAACTAAACAGCCAATAATCCTTGGTATCTGAAAGGCTACGCTTAGCACGTCCTTCGTTAGGTTTAACCTCTACGATCTTACCCTCACAAAGCAAGTCAGTAAAATCAGCAATGTCATTAATTAACTCATCGGAAACTTCGACCTTCCGATTGGCCGCAATTAAATATGCCAAAGCATTTGAAAGTTCAGTCCTTGAGACTACGCTTTCTAACTGTACGATTGATTCCATAATGTGATGGATTTAACTCCGAAACACCAAAAAGTTTTAGGCATTAAGAAGTGTTATACAAATGTGATTGATGTAAAACTATTTCTTCCTGTTGTTGCGTTTACCAAACCTTGAAGGTTGCCTCTCGTGGTTGGTCCGCTTTTGCTTAAGAGAGTAATACTGATCCTCCTGCATGTAAGGTGCATGGATAATATGAGTACGACTTTCATCCTCGATCTCCGTCAAAGACTTGTTACGATTAACGTCAGTGCAAGTGTTCAATTGTTTCATAGTCGATTGGTTGAGCATTCTACCCTATTAAGGGAAGTTTGCTTATTAATACTGGTATAATTACGCTCCATTATAGGTGTGTCAAAAACAGTCGAAAACTCGTCAAAAGCCCGCGAACCCGTTTGACTTTTGTGTACACACACCTGAATATTGTGCCCAGAATAACTACCCACTTTAATGGCCTATGCAAGGTTGTATTACAGCCTTACAGCTATTTTGAGGGTTGTTTCGGAATTGGTGAATTAGGGGTGTTGGGAGCCCGTGTAAGCACCGTCACCACACATTCAATTCACACTCACACAAATTAACTTCTCTCTACCACCGTCTAACGCATTGGCTCTATATGACTTAGCCCAAAAAGCGTTTCGGAGTAACAGATGATCCCACATTGGGTGGTCTGGGTAATCTTGCAACTCCAGAATGTCCTCCATAACGGATTCTTGAAACTTCTTATCATTCGATTCCATACGATACGTCTTAGTGTGTAAAAACTGTGTTTCGTCAATTACTTCATAATCAACAACATCGAAAACACACCATTTTGATTGATGGTTGCGAAGATATAAAAATATCTCTATCGATGTTGTAGATTAAGAAGTTTTATACAAAATTACTCCAGAATGCCACGGTAAATGGTGAACGGTTCCCAATCTGGTTCACCTTCATTCAACCACCATACCTTAATGGTGCTATCGGCCAAGGGTTCGATCTTAATAACACCACGAATCCAATTATCTTTGAGTAACCAGTTACCACCTTGTACCTTATTCCACACCTTTCCATCCTCACCTAAAAAGGCCTCAGGGATGAAGCTGGTGAAACCTAAACGTTTTTTATTTTCCATATCTGCAAAGGTATTAAAGAGAATCCACCCATTGATACTATCTCCGGGGAAACTCAAAAGTTTTTACTTGTGGTCACATCGTACACAACCACTCTCGTTAAATCCATATAGGTAGGGTTTTCTCTTAGATATAAAGATGTTGGCACAATCCCTATCCGAAAATCCCTTTTTCACATCAGGGTGAAGGTACACAGAGGATATCAATTCTAAATCTTTGGGATCCTCTACGTCTAAATGAAACCTGAATTTCTCCATAACAAATAAGTTTTTGAGTTTAAGATACCATGCACTCCTTGTATTTATGGCTAATTTATACTCAGGCCAAAGGAACATCATCTGAGTTAAAAAAGAAAGGAGACCCAATAAAGGATCTCCTATCAGTGGTAAATAAAGAATTAACACATTATGAGGTAAGTCTATTCAACTTTTGCAACCTCAATCGCTTTACCATCAGCACCACGTTCGATGACGGGCAGACGTTTGGCATCAGCAATTTTGAAAGTTGTACGAGTTCTCGCAAACACGCTGTCAGGGTTCGAGCCAGTCTTTGCGCGTAAAACTGCAGGTACATACTCAACACCAGATGCAAGGATCTCCTCCTTAGACAAACCAGTGAATTCACGCAGGTTATTCCAATCAGCATTACCGTCTTCGGTAGTACGGATAGAAGCCACCGGACGAGCTACAGGAAGGGTCTCAACACAAATGACTTCCGGAAAAGCTCCGTTGTCAATGTCAGCAGACACAAAGTCCCACATACACTGGAAAGGGATACCGTCTTTAACGGCCAATGAAGGAGTGCGTAAACACTTCATCTTTGCATTATCATGATCACCATTGATCACAACACCAGGTCCTTCAACCATACACTCAGCTACATACCGTGCATGAGAAATGTCACCGTTATCCAGCAACATGATCGGAGTCGTTGTTCTACCCCAAGGAGCATCCTCCAAGTTCGACTCATAAAATTTGTAAGAACTTCCTGGAAGAAATGTGTTTGAATAAGAACCAGTTCCAGCCGCTGTAGGATCAAATTCAGTACCGAGTGCTAATGCACTAAAAGGATTTTTGTTCATCTTGAAAAATTTATTTAATAAATAATTATAAAAAAGGAGCAGCCTATCGGCTAACTCCAAAGGTTTTAGAACAAGTGAGAGCGTAAATAACTCCCGGGACTAAGGGCAATATCACTGCAAACAAAAACAGAAAGATTGAGACCCAAGGCCTGTAAAACAATGTGTCTGAGATATCCATAAGGACTACAGCAGCGACACAAAAGACTACTGTTAAGAGTACGAAGAATGAAAGTCTGAATTGGTAAAACATATTGATGTCCTCCAGATTAAAGATTAATAACTAATGCCTAACGCCTATCGGCTAAACCCTTGCAAGTAGGGCCTATCGGCTATCACAACTGTTGGTTATATAAAGTACCCAACGGAGCTTGCGGAGTTGAGCTGGGTTTGGGTGTGTTCTTGTGTGGAATGTAGGGGTTTAGATAGGTTCGGGTTTAGGTATGTTCTTGCACTAAAAATAAAACTCCCACCCGAAGGTGAGAGTCCTATTTAGAGTCTACTGAAATTTGATGATCGCAACTCTGTTGACCGGAGCGAAGAATGATTTGCCCGTCACTCCATTGACCCGCTTTACTACGTGAGGTATGTAAGTCTCGGGAGGTAACAGACTGATGTCTGTGCCATCTCCGAAGTACTCCTTATACCTCTCAACAATAGAGTGTGGTGAACCCCCCGTAAGGACTTGACCACAAGTGATTGCTGCCGGTAGCTTAGTAGATACGATGAACTTGGTAGGGTAGTCCTTCACAGGCCCTTTTGCTAATTCTGCAACGTACTCTCCAACGGGAAGTGCAGTCAGGTCTTGTGCTGCAGTCAGTACACATCGATGGATGATGCCCTTGTCTGCATTGATGATTTGACCAGGCTTCTCCGTGAGATTCTTTGCGAACCATTCCAGAAAGATTTTGCTGCCAGCGTACTCCACATACTCCCGTTCCTTACCACCCGAAGGCATCGTGTCCAGGACTGTTGTCCCGTCATCTGAAACAGGAAAGCTCAAGAACTCTTTCATCGGATACTCTGCACCCGGCATAAGGCCGTTCAGTTTTTCTGAGAAAGAACGTTCTTCAACTCTTGTGTTGTACGCTGCAATAAACTCCATTTGCTTTTTCATAACATGCTAATTTTAAGGTTATTAATAAATTTATTTACCGAAGGTGAGTTGGGTTTATGAGCGTAGCGATCTTGCCTGTCATGAGGGTTTATGTTCTTTGTTTTTTTTTTTCGTTGACGTTCGTATATTATTTGGGAAGACCCCGGGGGGTGTTTTCCCATTTTCGAAAATCAGTTTTTACAGGTATATGGGCTCCTCACAGCCGTAACACACACATTTTTTAAAATGGCTTCGGAATGGACCAACTCCTAACCTCCTATCGACTTAACCAAGGGACAGGTATGACGGTGGTAGATGCTCCGAAACAGGCTCCGGAAAACTTGTGCAATCGTCTCTATTTATATTACTAATAGGGAACCTTGCACAAATTTTCCAAAAGGTGTTTTGTAGTGATGAAATTCCTTCGTATATTTGCATGTAATCTACTTTAAAACAACCCTCTACATGAGTTTAACCGCTAAGTACAAAGACCTTCAGACATCTATAGAATCGGTATGGTTCAAAACACGGAGCCCCTACCCTACAGAACCTGTGACCACCATTATTGGGAGAGGCTTACCCTACTATGAGAACTACCCATACCTGCGTTGGGAGTCCAAGATTAACCAGGAAGCGATCACCCTGTACCTAGCCGAGCAGTTCAAGATCCTCAAGCTGAACAACCCGGAAGCGGATTCATTCATGCTGTCCATGGTAATCAGACAGAGGATCATCAACTGGAGGGGTAACAACCTGGTACAACGTGCCCTGATCAATAACCCCGGTCTACTGGACACTGCTATCTGGTGGGTTGAGGAAGGTGAACGTTTAGTCGAGCCTATCTGTGAATTCAGGAAGACTTGGTACAGCGATGAAATCGAGCGTCTTGTGGGAGTCGAGCGTAGTAAGGCCAAGGCTGCGGCAAGGAGTTTAAGGGACTCTACGGAGAAGAGGGAAGAGATTGCTGAGAGCTCCTTTGATTACCGGATCCACAACTACGATGTGCTGCCCACTATTGGGTACCTGGACCGGGAGATTGGCACCATGACCAAGAACACAATCATCAAGCATGGTAAGGGGCTGTATGTAGGCACGAAGCTCAACAACTTCGAGCGCATCAAGAGGGCCAGGATTGAATTTCCGAACAAGGGGAAGAGTGATATTGCAGAGCTTTTAATGATATCCGAGCGTACTGTAAGGAAATATTGGTAGGGACCATTGGGTTTTCGTATATAATCGTTATATTAATATAAACGATTAAAAATAAAACGATGCTTAATGACGTAGTGAAAGTACCAGTAGCTACAAGGCAGGAGTACATCTTAAGGTATTTGAAGTTGCGAACTTTCAATATCCTCTCGGAGACTCAATACATGGTACTTAGTGAAATAGTCAAGCACGATTTAATTGGGTGTGAAGAGCGTAAAGAAATACGCAATAAACTGGGGTTGTCAACCTACTCATTTAATAATGTGCTTTCGGCTTTAAAAAAGAAGAGGTTGATTCTCCATGATGTGTATGCCCGGACTTACCGGTCGAACGTCACTGTACCCAAGGAACCAGCAAGTTTAGTATTCACCTTTGAACCTGTAGAGCTATGGCCACAACGTACCTAAAAGAAGGAGACATAGTTCAGCTGAACAAAGAACTGCCCAACCGTCCACTGATGATGGTGTACGAGATTGTGCGGGAAGACCCAAAGGATGAGGCTGGCAAATCCCCTTTTAGTAAATTGCTGATTGGGATTGACTGTATCTGGTTCACCCCCACGGAGGCCATCCAAAAGATGCGCTTCAACTTTAAAGATCTTGACCTGGTAGAGCAGGAAGATCTGAGTGAGAATAACTACGAATACACACGACTGAAAAATGAAATTACAAAGACCCGAGCTTCTAAATCCGATAGCAACAACTAACTTCAATGAGCTGCAACTGGTAGCTGATGAGGCCGGTACCTTACGGGGCTCCGGAATTGTCTACTACGTGTGGACCAAGGAAGTCTTAGTTGACCTGCTCTTTGTTGACGTACTGGCCAAACTACAGTTGGAAGTAAATCTGCTGTTAGCTGGTACGGCTCATCCAGGTGCCCGGGGGGTAGTTTTTTATTTCGAAGTACCCGGAGAAGGTACCCCTACTTATGTGGATGTGTTTATCAACCTGGAGAATACGGAGTCCAGGCAAGTGATCCGGAATATTAAATCAAAGAAAGCGTATGTGGCTCCGAGAACGGATCTGTCAACATTGAACACTTCTTTGCTGTGGATGGAAGAGTACTTGTACCCTGAAGGCCAGCTGGACGTGTTGAGCATCGGAATCGCTACGTATGCACGAAATTTAGAATAATGGCAAAAGTACAATTCTTTGAGTGGACCGGTGATGAGTTTAAGCTCAACGTACCCGAGATCCTGCTGGTTACAGAGTTTGAGAATCTTTTTAAATATGGGAAGGCGATCAATGATGATATGCCTTTTAAGTATTTCAAGTTCCTCTACCTGGCCTATAACTATGGAGGTCCTTACCGGGATATTTCAGAGATCGAAGCAGTGATGGCCTCTTTATCGGATTGTGGGTTCACTATTGAGGATGTAGATTTTCCAATCATGGCCATGGCCGCGTACAAGTACAAGTCATTGCTACATACATCCCTATCATTGCTTTTGATGTCTGCCCGTAATGTTGTGCATAAGATTCGAGAGCACTACGATGCGATTGATTTTATGGCAACAGACGATCATGGACGGCAAAAGTATAAGGTTGGGGATGCAATCAAACAGATTAAAGACCTGGGATTCCTGGACGATGGCATCTCCGAGCTTGAGCGTAAGGTTCAGATGGAGATGGGATTGGATCGCGGAATTCGAGGGGATAACGAAGAAGGATATAACAACTAAAAATATATGGTATTATCAGTAAGTTCTGCGGATGGAAGGTTTTCATTAGCAGGTGAGTCAAGTTACAGTCTGAATTTCGGAAATTTATTTCAAGGAAGACGTAGTACCATTGCCGGTGCTGCCCGTATTGAGTTCCAGGTAAACATTACCGGGGAGCTGGGCCAGGCTGTGAATCTGCAGCTGAGTGATACCGAGTCCCGGTATGATGTGGTTTTGAGTGATGATGCTGTCCTGCCGGACAAGCCACTCACCGTTACCGTAAATGTCATGGACCGGGCCATTGGGTCACCGGGCATCGATAACTTCGGAAACGAGGCAACTTTCTCTTTATACTTCCCGGGATTGGAAACCAGTTACACATTTAATGTAACATGGTACAACTACTGGGTAATAACCCAGATCAACCCCCCTGCCCTAGCAGCTGGTGAGAGCGCAAAGTTCCAGAAATGGTTGGTGAGCGCAACCACAGAAACCGGTGTAATCCCGGCAGGTGAGCGTATTGAAATGGAAGTTCTGGTTGATGATGTGGAGCAGATCCCTACGGCCTTGAGGATATTGGATTCCCTTGGGAACTATGACCGGGCTGCGGAAGATCTTGCTGAGATCAAAGGACGCAGAGGAGTAATCCTTGCATTTGATGCTGCCAACGGGGAATTACTCCCCGGAGCAGTAGCCTCAACAATTGTATGTCTTCGGAAGAGCCCCGGAAGCCAGGGAACATTTTCCTACCTGCACTTTGGGGAGCACTCAGATAAAGGAGTGTATGCCGGCAATAGCGATTACCTGCAGATTGGATCCACCGGGGGTAAGCTGGACTTTTCGGTTTTCCCGGATCTGGTCAATGCAGTAAGTTCGGATACGGACATCACGGTAACCTGGAAGATCCAGAAGAGTATCCCCGCAGGTTCCTGGGATGATGATGTGAGCGTTCGCGTAGGAATCCCTAGTAATTCGGGTATTCTGGAATGGAAGACCTTGGTGTTATCCAAAGATGTGGTGGAGATCGATATCGTCACAAAGCAATATGCCCGTAACATTTTTGGCCAGGGGGACCGAACCTTTACCCCTTCTGGGGATTTGGTGTTCAATCAGGATGTAGTAAACTTCGCGGCCCTGACACCTTTGGTTGTTTCAGAGATAGCTGAGGAAATAATTATACCTAACCCTGAAGAGAATCCGCTGCTGGGCACTGATAGTAGTGTGGTGGTAACCTCAATTCAGGGATCATCAATAAGTGGTGATATTCAGGAAGATGCCGCCTTCTTTTTCGGATACGATGATACTACCTCATTCTATCAGGGTGGTGGCACTGTTACAATCACTCCTGTACTCGTGCGTTACGATACCGAGTTAACCAAGGTCAAGACTGTTCAACTATTCAATCCAGCCAATGTCCCGAATCAGGTATTGTACGTTAAGGATAAGGTAGATGTGAATGTACCTGATAACTATCAATTTTACCTCTTTGTCAGGTACTCTGGAATCCCCGGAATCCCCAACACGATTGAGTATCACTTGAGAGCCGCCACAGCATACCCTAAGACTCCAACGCTTGCAATGTTTGGAGGGGATATGAAAAATATCAAAATACTTGAATACGATAACGCTTTTCCAATTCTTTCAGAGACCAATATAGGGCTCACCGTTAAGTACATGCCCATGACCGGCAAGTACCTGGTATCGGGTACAACCACCCGGGGAACCAACGGACAGGAACCGGTAGGTGGATTATCTGAAGGTACCCCAAAGCCGGCAACCAACATTTATTTCGGGAATGTTCTAATCACCCCGGCAGGGGCCATTGTCCTGATCTACGAAACGTCCGGAGTGACCTACTACGATAGCGAGCTTACGCCAAGTGGCATGGAATCTCCTACTGTAGATTTAAGATTCGTAACAACTGGCCAGTATGAATCATCAATTACCACTGAATTACGGGCTACTGTTCTTAACGGTGTAGCTCCACAAAACATAGTTATTCATGCAGTTATAACTAAACGACTCAATGATGGTTCAAGGGAAGAATTCCTTATATCCCTTCGTAAAGGAGATAACATGAGTTCTGTAACTATGACAGCCTACAAAGGCCCAGTGACACGGAAAATGGCAGGGTTCTTTGACACAGCTGTATTACCGGGGGGATACGTGCAAGGGAAAAGTCCGGCATTCGTCCTTGTACCTTTCTCTGATTTAGAATTTATGCCCCTAGAATAAATACAGATAAGTTTCGTATAATAGAATTTAATCATTAAATTAGAGTAAGAATAAGATCTGCAGAAAGGAAGATACATTCGATCAATTGAGATTATTGATAAAATTGAAGAAAATGCTTAAAAATGATTTAAGAAAGTTCGCAAAGACACTTGCTGCCGATGCGGTATACACCGAGAAGATTTACCAGTTCAATGGAACTACGTGGGTCTCATTTGAAGTGTGGAGTGCAGAGGCTGGATACTCTTACAAAGAGAGTAGCAAATTTCCGGACAACTGGAAATTAAAGGATATGCGAAGGCTCTTTAGGGATCGTCTGGAGAAGGGTAAAGAAAAATTTAAGTGCCGGTTTTGTTACGACAGCAGTGACGATAGTAGCCCGGAGGTCCTGGCGAATGACGGGTTTCTGTATGAAGATGAATTTGATTCGGAGGTGGTATGGACTTATTAGGAAACTACAGAGGTGGTGATGGCCCACTGGGACACTTTAAAGGAATCATTATGCTGGATGCCGGTCACGGATCGGATACTCCAGGGAAAAGATCCCCTGTCTGGAGTGATGGGAAACAACTTCTTGAATGGGGGTTTAACAGAACGGTCTGCATGAAGCTCAAATATCTTTTGGATATGGCCGGTGCAACGGTTTATTTCACCCACCTCCCTACCCTGGATAACTCACTGGGGGAACGGGTACGCAGGGCAAACTCACTATACACAAGATTTCCGGACTCATTTTTAATCTCCATCCATGCCAATGCTGGGGGAGGAACCGGATGGGAATGCTACACTTCCCCTGGTAAAACTCGGAGTGACGACATTGCCTCTTTTCTGTGCTACAATGCCCAGGAGAAATGGGGTAAAGACTGGAGGATGCGGTTTGATTTGAGTGATGGTGACCATGACAAGGAAGCAAGATTCTATATGCTCACCAATACCCAATGTCCTGCAGTTTTAACAGAGAATTTTTTTATGGACACGGAGCGCGACTGCAGATATATTATGTCTCCCCAGGGGGAAAGTGATGTTGCAGCGATGCATTTTGATGCCATAGTTGATTATATTACAGACACTTATAAAGTAAAATAATGGAAATAATTAAAGCTGGCCGGGTATACGGTCTAGGAGATTCCGAAACCGGGGTTAAGGATCAGATAGTTAGATTTGCCGAAGGCAATTACCCCGGCACAACAGATGAGGTTGTCCTAGATATTATGATTGATCGTATGCAGCAGGGACACCGGAAAACGGGGGATATGAAAAAATACTTAGCAATGCTCCACCTACAAGCTGCATACGACATGCTTAAAGGGTAATGTGAGATGCAAAAGTACACGTATACAGAATGGTTAGAACTTCTTGAAAAGTTTAACTCCAAGAGTTATCGGTCAAATATTCAGAAGAATAAAAGAGCTATCGATGAAGGCTTGATGGATGGGTCCATCAACACCTGGATGGACATGAATAAGGATCTATGGAAACTCTCGAAGTATAAACAGCTAACTGAGCGATTTGATTCTAACTGGTTCCGTCCTGCGGCAATCTTCCATGAAAAAAACAAGTATTACACAAAAGCCCCGTTTAAAACTGCAAAGTACAAAGCCTACTGGGATGAAGAATACCGCAGGTGTACACAAGGATACGAAATTAACGGGTTCCGATGTCCGGGGGATCTTTACTACTGGCTGAACTATTACAACCTACCGGTCCGCGAAAAGGAAGGCTCCGTTGTTACCGAGGAAATTAAACACCCCAAATTTATTGAATACCACTACGCATGGTCACACTACCTGGAATGGAGTTGGCATAAAGAGGACGATGCTGTTTGTGTTAAGCCCCGTGGATGTGGTATGTCTGAGTATGCAGCGTCCTGTGCCACAAATACTTATACGGTACAGAAAGGGAGTAAGGTCATGTTCTGTGCTTCCTTTGAGGGTTACCTGCTGGGAGGTGATGGTGTAATGAATAAGGCCAGTACCCAGCTAGACTGGCTGAACTCCAATACCCAGCGTGGGATGAAGAAGCTGAGGCATGTCAGTGATACTGCAGCGGTAAAAACTGCAGGTACCAAAGATAAGGAAGGGACTGCATCCGGGTGGTTATCGACCATCATGGCCAAAGTGATCGACAAACCCAGCAAGTTGAGGGGATCACGTTGCCGATATGTGTTCCTGGAAGAGGCCGGATCCTTTAAAGGACTGGGCAAAGTTATCTCTGCCGCAAGGGGGTTGATTAAAACTGGTGGAATCAAAATGGGCACAATGGTCGTTTGGGGCACCGGAGGAGACGAAGGAAGTAATGGTGAGAACCTTGCCGGCTTGATGGAGGCTTTTTATCAGCCCGAGGCAGCTGGGATGCTGGGACTCCACTCTCCTTTCACAGACTCCGGGGAACCGGAATTCCAGGGATTCTTTTTTCCAGCTTATGCGTTCTCGTTTAAATACATAGATAAGCATGGCGTAGTTGATTGTGCCAAGGTATTAGAGGAGGAAGTCCGGGAACGGAAAAAGCAGGAAGATGCTGGTAACGTAAAAGGATTAACGGATCATGCTGCCGAATACCCGTTCTGGCCCCGCGAAGCTTTTAGCAAATCAGGTACAAACGACTTTGATAAGATTAAGCTGGAGGGAGTCAAACGAAATATCCGGACCGTAAAAGGAATTCCCGAAGATCGCGTTGGGGATTTATTTTGGATAAAAAACGAAAAGGGGGTCATTACAGGCGTTAAGTTTGAAGAGATGGCCGGTGGCAAGGTCCACATCATTGAAGAACCTGAGAAAGCTCCTGGGGGCAAAGTACCTGCAAATTTATACATTGGTGGAGTCGATGGTATCGACTATGGTGTGGCAAACTCCCTGGTTGGAGAGAAAGGATCTAAATTCGCCATAGCCATCAAGAAAAAATACCTGTCTTCGGAAAAGACCAACAACATTTACGTGGCCTACTATATGGACCGGCCCAACGATGAACGGGAAGCTTATGAACGGGCACTGAAACTTGCGGTGTATTACAATGCACGACTGAACGTAGAGAGAACGCGTAAGGAAGTGATCAGCTATTTCCGGAGAAGAAAGATGCTCCGGTACATCGCCAAGGAAGTTTCCATCAATACCAACAACGTGAACCCGGCCAAAGCCAAGAAAATGGCCCGGATTGAAGGTACCAGTATCAAGGTCAAAACAATTCAGCACTACATCGGACTGATCAAGGATTACATCATCGACTACGGAGAGAATATTTTCTTTCTGGAGATGGTCGAGAACCTGATCAATTTCAGCTATGAGCTGAAGGGAAAATTTGACTTGGTGGTGGCCATGGGTATGTGTGAATTGCTGGACGAGGACGATGCTGCATTAAATGTGAACGTACAGAAGGAAGTTCGGAAGTCCAAAGAGATAAAATACCTGGGGTACTTCATCAATGAGGAAGGGTATCGGGAGTTTGGGGTGATCACAGAAAAGTCCAAAGATGCCCGAAGCGCTCATGAGAAGTTAAACCTCTCTTACTCTAACCCAATGGATGCTCCGGGTTTTGAGGAATCTGTAGAGAAAACACCTTTTAATTGGGTTGTTGAAGAAAAAGAGAAGCTACTTGAATTCGATTTATAACAATATTTCGTATATTAGTACTTTATTAATAAAAACCTTTAATGTATGATTGATACTAATGAGAGGCGTGATTCCATCAGGCCGCTTAACAAGAATGTAAAGACGATGGTTATCCGCGAAGATAGCCAGAAGACTGAAGATGGGATTTTACTGGCCGAAGGAAGCGATGACTTTGGACACCAGGTAAGGTTCAAAGAGGATAAGCTGTATATAGTTGAGGTCCTTGAGAAATCAAAAGAATGTATGGACATTACCCCGGATAGTGGCTATGCAATTGTGTTCCAATTATCCGGTTTTGGTATCCCTACACACGAGAAAGGGTACATTAAAATGATTCATGAAAGTATGTTGCTAATGAGCTCGAAGACAAAAGTATTCAACGAAAAAACAATTGTGCCAGGTGAAGGCCGGGCATTGGTACGTATCACAAGCACCAAGGTGGAAGAGCTGGATATGGAAGACAGTGAGGTAATTACCAACGTGGGAATGGAGGACAACATTAAGTTTGAAGCCCCTACCCTTGGTGGTGTGGTAATTTCTGTGGCCAAAAATGTTGATTGGGTTGTTCCCGGTGACAAGATTCGTTTTGATTCTTACATCGGTTCGGAGATACTGATTGGAGACGAAACCTACCGGATGGTCCAGGTGGATGAGTTGCTTGCAAAGATTGTTGATAATGAGCCAGCAACGAACGAAGCTAATTAGTCACCTTGTCCAGGATTGCCTGGAGAGGGATTATCTGGAAACCCAGATTGACAAGAAAGTTGAAGAGCTGAAATCCCTCGGGATAACCCCGGAAGAGATTTCAGAAAACGACTTGGAAGACCTGTTTGAATAGAAGGTTGTCCGGTTATTTTTTGCCGGACAGCTCTTTCATGTACTCCTCCAGGATGAGGTTGATCAAGGTTGTAAACTTGAACCCTCTCTTGGTGGCATAGTTCTCATAGAATCCCACAATATCTGCGCGAATAGAAACAGGCCTACGGTAGTTCGTGGGCTTTTTTAGTTTAGAGGTATCAATTTTTGGAAGTGTTTCAGGCATCTCTCCCCTACCCTCTTCTGATTTGAGGATTGATGACATAGCTCCTTTGCTTACACTTCTTGAAATCCTGTCTTCGAACGAATCGTTGTCTTTTTTATTTTCAGTCATCACTTGGTAATTATAAAATCTACAATAGCATCTAATTCCTCAATAAGTTCACCACCCTTTGTATTCATTTTCTTTTCATCTGTGAGGTGCTCCTTAATTGTTTTTCCCCGGGCAGCGGATCCTGCATAGTCAGTAGAATGACGGAACCACACAGGGCATATAAGCCCATCAAACTTATCTTTGACAAACTTAATAACCATCTGCCCGTCCTTGCTCAACGCAGGGCCAGTGTGGTTCATTATGACTTTACGTATAGCCAGACTTGGGTTAAACACTTCCTTAGCAAATTCAACATTATCTATCAGAAGCTTTAGGGATTTGATATTATTAATCTCAGTGGATACAGGAGTTATAATTTCGCCATCCGGGAATGCGTACCCACAGGCAGATCGTTTGGTAGTTCCTGGGGGCATGTCGATGATAACGAAGTCAAATAACTTGATCAGATCCTCTAACTGCTTGTAAATAACATTCTGAAAATTGAAATTAATGGAGTGCAGGTACCCATCTATCTCCCCTATATCCGTATTAGAGTAGAGCATGTATAGGTTTTCATTAATCTGTGTAAGGCATTTCTCTAAGGGCTTTTGACGAACAATTACATCCTTTAAGGTAACCCGATCCTCCGGGGAAATGTCAAAAGGGTCTACAAACTGGGATTGCTCATCTAAATCAATTCCAAGCACCTTAAATCCCCTATCTGACAATACTCTGGCAGAGTGGTAAGCAAGGGTAGTTTTCCTCACTCCCCCTTTGTTGTTGCTGAAAATTAGTGTTCTCATGTGATAGATAAATTGATAGATAAGGCAAATCTAGGTGAGGCATTTCAAAAAAGCAAGAAATATTAAAAGAAACTTTCAAATAAAGCAACAATAAAAGAAACTTTTGAAGTTTGTTACAATATTTGTTACAATAAAAGAAACTTGCAAAGTTTGTTACAAAGCAACAACAAAAGAAACTTACATTGAAAGAAACTTTTAAAGTTTGAAATCTTAAAAGAAACTTACAATGTTTCTGACATTAAAAGTTTGTTATAAAGTAACAAGCTCATCGAAGCTCGGGGGCTAGTATCTGTTCCATTTTTTTCGTATCTTATAGTAAACGTGAAATAGTATGGCTTTCAAAGACGTAGGAAATGATTCCCTGGGCGAACCAGGGGATGCATTTGATGAATTCAATCTGTCCCTGGAAGAAAAAAGGGATAGCCTTGATTATCTGATGATGATGACCGATGCGGTGATCAATCGGAATGTTGACGAGAACTCCAGACGGAGAAAGTTGATGTTCAAACAACGGGATTTTTATAGCGGTTTGCGCGATAAAAAGGAATTCGCATACCTCGAAGATAACTACGGGGTAGGGTCACCGTCTGCAATCAAGTTTACTCCACTTATTCGTAACCGGATTGATGTGCTTGTAGGCCTTTTGTCAGCCACCGAGTTTGATTACAAAGTTACAGTAACCGACAATAAATCCCTGTTCTTAGCGGAGCAGGAACAATCTGTTGAATTGCTTTCAAGCCTGTACGCAGGTCTTGGAAAGTCTGTCAAACCCAAGAAAGAGGGGGAGGAGCCTACCGCTATTGATCGTTTAATCGAACAGGCCAAGACGGAAACCAACAGGAAATGGCGTAACAAGTTCCTTGAGAGTGCCGTGAACCTGATTGAGGATTACCGCGATTGCCCGGTAGCTAACTTGGCAATGCTTCGTTCACTCCTGTTTATGGATCTGACTGTGGTAGGGGAAGCGGTTTACCGCGTGTACTCTACTGAGAAAGGAAGGAAACCAAAACCGGAAGCTCTTATCCCGGAAAATGCTTACTACACCAAGCGCAGGGATCAGATGATGATGAACGAGGCGATGGAGTTTGTTTACATCCGCTACATGAGCAGACGGGACATTCTTCAGAAATACGGACATCTCATGGGAGATGAGGAGCGTGAGGAGCTGATGCAGTGCAGTACCGTTAAGTTTTCTGAGACCTGGGCCAGCAACATGACTGTAGCTGAATACAACCAGCAAGGGGAACGGGATGTTGAATTAGCAAAGTCATCTCCGGACCGCTACGGGATTGGTGATGATTCCGAAGTGATCAAAGTCTATGAGACGGAATGGATCGGATTGTCGGAATACGAAATTGATCCAAATGATGTCCGCGAGGGTAGGGTAGTGGTTGGCCCGGAGAAGATCCGGAAAACCCGTATCAAGGAACACCTGTTCCGGTCCGTCAGGGTTGATGACAGCATCTACCTGGACATGGGACTTGTTGAGGACGCTGTTCGTCATGATACCGATCCTGATAAAGTTTACCTGTCATTCAACGGAGTTCGTCATTCAGATCGTGGGGGCAGCACCTACAGCATCCTTTGGAAGTGCAAGGATATCCAGGATACACATGACATCATGGTTTTTCACCGTGACAACCTGCTGGCTAACAGCGGTGTCCGTGGGCTGACCCTAGAGTACTCTGCTATTCCGGAATTCTATGGAGTTAACGAGATGGAACGGGCTTTGAAAGCTTCCAAGATGCTCAAGAACGGGCTAAACTTGGTGGATACAACCCAGGAAGGATCTGCTGCGGTTAGTGGGGCTACTCATGGTACTTTTGATATGACCGTGAACGGGGAGTCGCTGAGTGCGATCAACCAAACTATCCTGGATCTGGATGGGGAAGCCACCAAGGTCACCGGTGTAACCCCGGCAATGATCGGGGAGATCCAACAAAGAGAAGCCGTATCAAATGTTAGGGTAGGGATGAACAACTCATCACTGGTGTTGAAGCACTTGTATGACGAACATGACGTTCTGATGAAGTACTTGCTGACAGATCTTATCAATTTGTCGAAAACTACGCTGGATGATAATTACAGAGGAACATATAATGAGGGTAAAGTTATCTTTTCCATCATTCCAAAATATTTTAGCTTCACCAATTACCGCATCAAGGTGGTCAATTCATCTGCTGAGAAAGCGAAGTTGGAAGAGGCCAAGGCTATTGTATCTGCTGCGATGAATACAGGGGCTGTGCCGGTTGAGGTCGGACTGAGAATTGTCATGATGGACAATCCTTCCGAAATCATCGAATACGCTGCTGAGATTGCAGAAAAACATGGTGATCTTTCCAAGGCTCTGGAAGAAAAGAATAAAGAGATGGAGGAGCTTACCAAAGTTGTGGAGAAAGCCAAGAAAGAAATTGAACGCTTGAATAAGGTACAGTCTGATATTAAACAGGCCGAGCTTCAGTTACAGAAAGAAAAACATCAAAAAGATCTGGAGCTGAAAGAGAAGGATCTTGACAGCCGTACAGATTACAATGACCGGGTCCTGGAACTAAAAGACCGGTCACTTGACCTTGAGGAGAAGCAGATGTATATGTCAGACAATGCTCAGCAACGATTGGTTCGGAAAGACATCGTATAATAGACCTTAATCATTAAAAACTGTGGCTAAAATTGTATTTCCAAATAACCCAAGTGTAGGGCTGACTTACGTTGCTTCGGACCGACACCTTTACTATTGGACCGGATCTTCCTGGAAGGATCTTGGACTAATTTCATCTGGTGGTTCCACTGAGGGTGCCGGTGGTGATATTGTACAGCTGAAACCTGGAACAAATGTCACCTTTGGGGAAGATGGGACAATTAACGTGGCCAATCAAGTGCAGACGGATTTTGAGGAGTACGATCCGGAATCTAAGTCTTACATTAAAAACAAGCCTTCCGGGTTTGCTGTACTGGACGATATCAAGTTTGATGTTCTCCAGGCCAATAAGAGTGTTGGTACAGAGGCAAATCAATTGGCTTTTGGTAATCACGACCATGATATCGAGGGCAGGGCCAAAGCTGCTCTGCACGCAACTGTAACCGGAATAACTTACGATAAACTTACTGGTATATTTGCTGAGTCTCCTGGGTACCGTATCCCACTAACTACAAAGCAAACAGAGTGGGATGAGGCATTTTCATGGGGTGATCACGCGGGACTATATGCCCCTATTAGCCACGTAGGATCCGGGGGTAGTGTCCATTCCTCGGCTACACCTCTTCAGTCCGGATTTATGAGTTCAATGGATAAGGGTAAATTAGATGGGGTTGAGGAGTATGCAAATAATTATCTCCACCCAGTTAAGGCGTGGGTTGATAAGCCTAATCTTTCTGCTGCCAGTATAGTATCCAATCTTAGTATTGATGCCTCTGGGCACCTTATAAATTGGAGCACCCGAAATCTCACAGCAGGGGATATAGGTGCAGCTGCGGTTGATCATGGGGATCATGGATTAGCCACTCATGCAGCATCTTCTACTGCTCATCCAAGGGATACTAGGAATGAAATCTCATTCACAAAAAACACAGCGTTTAATAAGGATTTTGGGACTGCTGCTGGCACTATATCTGAGGGCAACCATAGTCACAGTACGCTTTATGCAGCCTTATCCCATGGAGATCATGGACTTGCTACACACACCTTATTATCTGACGCGCATCCAAGGGATATCCGTAACCAAATTGCAGGGAGCTATGCCAGCTCTACACATAATCACTCCGGAGTTTATGAGCCTATTTTCAATAAGGGGTCCATCATCCAGGGATCAGGGGTTACCTTAGCCGGTACATTAACTGGCCGGCTTTACGGTACCGGGGATATCACCATAACCAATGCGGATAAGGGATCTTCGCAAAGTATTTTCAAAAACATCTCAAACTCTGCTGGAACTACCCAGTTTAGCGCGGGGTCAAACAACGACAGCATCCGATTTGAAGGTAGCGGTGCAACCAGTGTTAGCTTCGATGCTACGACTAAAAAGGTTACGATCTCCAGTACGGATAACAATACAACTTATTCCGAAATAAGTGAAGCGGAATCGGACAGTACAACCTCGGCCACCGGGAGACTGATCACCGGTAGGAGGTTAAATTCCTGGGCCGATAGGAGAGGGGTTACCCTATCAAATATTAGTGCATGGAATACAGCCTACGGTTGGGGGGATCATTCAGGTTTATACTCTCTCTCGGTTCATTATCATGGAGAAATAAGAGGAAGCGGACTAGCTGACTTAAATACGCTACCATCCACAGTAGGCGGTCTGGACTATAGGAATTTTTCAGGAACTGCACTGAATAAACCTACTGCGGGAAACAATGCAAACGGGGTAATCTCTATGACATCCCATTCGGGACCGTACGGGAAACAGATTGCTTTTGCGGATAACGATGATTTATACATAAGACGGATTACTGCAAATAGCTTTGGGGCTTGGCTCAAATTGTGGCATGCTGGGAACTTTGATCCCTCAACTAAATTAGATTCGACTGCTATTTCTACATGGGCAAAAGCTGCAACGAAGCCTTCCTATACTTACACTGAAGTAGGGGCAGCACCTGCACATTCTCATCCATATCTACCTTTAACCGGGGGAACTTTAACAGGCACAAATCCGGAGATACGCTTTCTTCCTACCTCAGCAAATGATGCAGGCGGCATTCGGTACACTTACTCCAACAACGATGGGGCAATGGAGTTTTGGACATCAGACGACTATACTGAGCCATTTGTGTGGAGAGCTTATGATGTCGGTATGGAAGGTACTGGAACATTTCAGGAGTGGATGAAATTAGTTTCAAACACGCTATATGTGGGTGGACAGGCTGTAGTAAAGACTGATGACTCTAGGCTAACAAACGCACGTACCCCAAGTAATGACTCTGATATTGTCCACAAGTCAGGAACTGAAACGATTTCCGGAGCTAAGACATTTAGCTCACCTATTACCTCATTTGCTACATCCTCTCGGGATCATCTTAGAGTATGGACTTCAAATGAGTACACGATTGGTATGCAGGGTGGGTTCACATTTGGGGGTCTTGTTAATGAATACGCTATGACCTTCCAGATGAGTAATATGGATACAAGAGGTTTCTGGTGGGGCGACTCCTCACATGGTCAAGGTAGTGGTGCCATGGCACTTACGACTAGCGGGCTTCTCACAGTAGCTAGAGGTATCCGCGTTGGGTATGGGGAGTCTGATGCCGTTGTTCCTACAGATAGTGTTCTTGATGTATCTGGGAATATTTTATCGAGTGGAACAGTTAAAGCTGCAAAAGTAGATATGGCTCAAGCATGGAGTTCCAGTGTTATTAGTTCTAATTCCTTATTTGTAAATAATGCATCCGGTGGATTTGCTTTCGGAGTTGGAACTTCAGTCTCCTCATGGTTTTCTTATAATGGAACAGTAAGGAGAGCTGTAGATGTGTGGCACGATGGATCTAAAGTAGACATTCATACTAATTTAGTAGTAGCAGGTTATACGGAAGTTCGGAAGCATGTTGAAGTGAAGAACGACTCTGGTGCGGAAGGCTTTAAGGTTGAATGGAATGACACAGACAAAACGATTGATTTTATAATTAACTAACCTAATCATGGGAACGAAAGTAGCAAGTTTATCAGGGGGAGGTGATTTAAAAGCTTTGGGAGTATTTACTGAACTTCCAACGAATAAAGACAACTTGAAATTTGCTATTAGTAATTCCATGAAAGGGGTTGCATACAAGAACTTAATAGACTATAGAGTCTGGGCAGTAGGTACTTCTGGGTCTCAAGGGATATTTGGCCAGAATGGGGATGGAAACTCAATCATACTGGACAAAGACCCTTTTGGGAAATTAACTCCTGTATGGCAAACTTTAAACAACGATGTAGAGAGTGGGGCTGATGGTGGCTGGGCTACAAGTACTTTTCCAATAGACAACTCAAAAATGTACAGATTTTCTACTTGGATTCGTAGGAACACTTTAGGTAATGGTAGCTTTTACTTTGGGCTCAATGGGTATGGAAGTGTCAGCGGAGTTGTCGCAAACAATGGGAGTACAACTTTAAACACTAATCCTTATTTCAGGTCAGGTGGGTGGTATTTTCCTTTAAATGAGTGGGTGTTATTAGTTGCTCATGTATGGGAACATGACAATACGGAGTATATAACTCATCCAGATACAGGGACATACGACTTATCGGGAAACAAAATTTCAACCTGTGTTGATTATAAATGGATTCCTGAAACAACTTCAGCCCGTCACAGGACTTACTTGTACTACTCCACAGCACCTGAAACACATCAACTCTGGTGCTACCCTCGTGTGGATCTTATTGATGGTACAGAGCCAAGTATTAGTGACTTACTAAATGGAGAAGGGAACGTATTTAACCCTTTAGGGGTTCGGTATATTCGGGACTATTTGAATGGGAGTACTACTGATATATATAACCATTGGGTAGAGATACAGGCAATTACTTATTCTGGAGAGAACGTTGCACTAGGTAAATCTTCTTCTGATAACTTGGGAGGATCAAGACCTATGCTAACTGACGGTAATATGGTCTCTCATTTTGATACAAGCAATGGATTAGACTGGGTTCAAGTTGATCTTGGGCATTTATATAAATTAGAGGAGATCAAGGTATGGCACTACTATGGTGATGGAAGAACTTACTACAGCACTAAGACAGAGGTGTCTGCTGATGGAATTCTCTGGTACACTATTTTCGATAGTGCCCAAGAAGGAACTTACCCGGAAACACCAGCAGGAAAGACTCACAGACTGGAGATTAAAGATGTTGAGTATTCCCGTGAAGGTATTATCGTTGACGAGGCGACTGAGAACTTATTATATGATAACGGGGTCATTAACTGGACTATAGGATCTCAAGGAACTTGCACAACTCTTATTGAGAACTCCAGATATAAAATACTAGGAAGCTCCACAGGAGGCACTATGAGGTTTTACATACCTGTCAGTAAGCTAGTAGGAGGATACACTTACACTATGTCCTTTAAAATGAAGTTTATCTCTGAGGGTACTTTCTACATGAATGACTGGTGTGATACAGTATTTTCTAAGTCAGGGGTTAAAGAGTTTGATGATTATCTGTTTTGCTATGCTACAGGAAGTCGCTCGTCTCACGACAATACTTATCGATTTATGGACTTTACTATAGGAGCAAATGTACATGTAGAAATTTGGGATGTCCAGTTTGAACGAAAAGACTACCCAACAGCATTTGTCGCGGGTAAAAGGGCCTCAACAGGATCACTGAAACTTCCGGTTAACTTGGGTCTGGGGGATGCTACTGTTTATTTCAAAGGGATTGCTATGAAGAATTCTGACAATCGGCCTGTACAGCTTGCTATGTTTACTCTAGTTGATAATTCCGGCACAGATATTCTCTTTAGGTCTTATACCACAGTACCTTATCTCAATGGCAATGACTTTGATGGTGGAAGCCATAACGTGCATAAGGATTTTAACACTGAATCTGGAGTCCCTTTTGAAGGATTTATAACTCGTAGTGGAAATACAGTCACACTCAAATTACACTCGCAGGACGGGCAACAAGTAACATGGCAACTTCCGGTAGATCCGGCAACAGATTTTGGTGCTACTAGCTTCAAGTTTGATAGTATTGAACTTTCAGGTGACTGGGGAGGGATTATTAAAGAAGTGTCCGTGTACGATGTTGTTAAAGACGACTTCCCAAAAAGCTCTTTCTCCCCAGATAAATCAGGTGATGTGTTTGTTGAGGAAATGTATGAGTCCGAGAATTTACTTGGTTCAAAGTATATGGGCAAAGATTTCTTCAATGATGGTGTTTTTGGTGGGGCTTCTGGGGATTTAGGAGGAATCAGTTATTACACACAGCCTCAATGTAAAGTATTTGCAGTCAAAGCCTCTAGGTTCTTTGACAAGTACTCTGTATGTATCAAGAGAACCCCTAATCTCATTTACCCAGATGTAGGCACTGTAATGTGGGGAGGCTTGCGTCTATATCCTCCAGAAGCTGCAAAGCAGGAGGGAAAGACTTATAAAATTACATATTGGTGTAAAGGTCAGTCTACAATGACTTGTAAGCACTATTTTGCTTATGAGATAGGGTGGAGTAGCATGGGAGTTGGGCTGACAAATCACGGCTTGATAGGAAACATTGAAAGACTGGAAGCTGGAACCATCCAAGATGAGTGGGTTCAGAAAACTAATTACTATACAGTTTCTAACCGATTCCAGTTAGGTTCAGATGGGACTACCTACGACACTTACTATCAAATGAAGATAGGGTATAATTATGGGAGCACTGGGAGTCTTGGGACAACCTTATTTATAAGTGACCTTGTTATTGAAGAAATCGACATTTCAGATGTAAAGAAGGCTATGCGCTTAGGGAAAAACTCGTTAAAATTGAGTACATTTATAGAAGGCATAAATAAAGTAGTCGTTATAGGAGGTGCTCAAGCCGCTGGTGATGTTGCTGTTCTACCAAGATTAGTGAAGTTTAACGATGTAACGCTGCTAAATGCTACTGGCAGGGGACTTTACCTTACTGTTTTTGAGAACGATGGTACATTGGTATCAAACACTTTATACGATACATACGGAGTTGACCAAGCGAGAACCGATCTTGCAAATGCGTTACTCAATGTTGGAAGTTTCTGGTGGGCTTTAACAAGTTACGATGCTTGTAAATCAAATGCAACGCTAGACCAAGTGATGACTGATCTCGGATCTATTGACTTTGTAGAGTATAATTGGGACTCTTACTATCGAAGTCCTTATGCTTGTATTGGTTTTGGAAACAGACTAATCAAAGAAGAAGTCAGGTCCTACGGGGACGACAGGTTTTATGCAACAATAAATTACGACTTATAACAATGGGAATATTAAAAGAGGGAACAACCATAGGAGGGCATAAGGCGTATCATTCAGGTAATGCCGGAAATGACCTGCTTACTAAGAAATCATATATTGAGGAGATCCTTGACGGGGGATTCGCTTTTGAGGCTATTGGACATAGTGCAGATAGAAGTTCGAGAATAATGTTTAAAGAGAATTCTACAAACTTTCTATACGGACTGTCAATAGGGTACTCTGGTGATACTGCTGCAGCATCATTTCCATCTGGGGCTACCAACGGAGGCACAAATGCGAAATGGTATTTTAGGAGACATGATAACAATCTGAACGGTGTTGAAATCATGACTGGTAGTAGAGCATCGAGTGTGGTTGACTTTAAAGCTACTCCAACAGTTAATGGGACGAGTGTTTTACTTAGCAATGGCAAAGCTGCGGATTCCAGCAAGTTAGATAATATTGCCAGCGGAAGCTTTTTACGATCAGATACAACTGACTACATTAGCAACACCCTATACAACAGAGGATATATAGTGAATGAAACTGGGTATCGGGATAAAGGTGTTTTTGGAGACTATGATTCGAACAAGATAAATCATGTGTGGTCGATGGGTGTAGCTTATAGAGTTGCTGCAGATGGAGCTAATTTCGGTACCCTCTATGGAATGGCTTACAAGCACACTAACAACACTACCGGAGGATCTATGGCTGGGGGTCATCAGATTGTATTTTGTAATGCAGGAACTCCAGGGACTGCTATTGGGTTTGCAGGTGGTATCTGGACTTCCGGATCAATCGTTTCCAACGGACAAACAGTCGTATTAAACAATGACGGGAGGTTATCTGATTCCCGTTCAGCATCCGATGTTTACAGTTGGGCAAAAGCCTCAACAAAACCAAGTTATACCTATTCGGAAGTTGGTGCTGCTGCGTCAAGCCACAGTCATGGGTATCTTCCGTTAACAGGGGGTACTTTAACTGGGCTAGTGTCTCTATATAATGGGTCCACTGCCCCAACACAGGTGTCTACAGATAATAGTACTAAAATTGCCACAACAGCTTTTGTAAAGAGTGCTGTGAATTCATATAGTGTCGGAATGGCCACCACTACAACCCCAGGAACTGTTCTGTTGGCTGCCCAGACACATGTCTCAGGTCTGTTTACAGCAAACGGAAATACGGGCTATAGCACTGATCTTGATGATGTACTAACTATAGGGACTATTGACACTGCGTATAACGACAATAAATCAGGAACCGCCTCTAGTGGTTACCAGAGGTTTCCAGGAGGTCTTACAATCGCCTGGGGTCAAGTCAATGCAAATACTGGAGGTACTGTATATTTTAGATCTGGAGCTTTTACTACCTGTTACTCAGTTGTAATGGTGGGAGGTACTGGGCTTTTGAGGGCGTATATTTTAAATTATAGTAGCTTTTACTGGCATGATGTAGCAGAGGCTATTAATACCTCCGTAGATTGCCATTATATTGCTGTAGGAATTAAAAATTAAAGATATGTATGTTATTTACGATCCAGCTACAAAGGGAATTTACGACTTTAACCCAGCAAAAAAAATCCCTAAAGATGGGGTGAAAATGCTTAAAGAGCACTGTGATAAATTAATAGATGAGCAGGCGATAGGGAAGCAACTACACTATACTAAGGATAAGGGGCTTCACACAGTATTCCCACATGAAATCAGCTCCCTAGATAACTTAAAAGAGAAAGTAAACGAGGCATTGAAATACTTACTTAGGGATATTACTGAACTAACCTCCCAAGCCATTTTTCTATATGGTGGTAGTTCTATAGAGGTGAACTCCATTATATCTGATCTAAGAGAAGAGTACTTGCTAATAAAACAGGGTAGGGAAGGCATGTCTAAGAATCAGCTACTAACGTACTCCGCTCGAACTACAGAGATTGAGTCTCTTATGTTGAAATTATCCAAACTACTCTTTTAGGCGGGGTATAATGAAAAAAAATTCGTATATTACTATTATATCATTAAAAGTTTAGTAACTAAAAACAAATTATTCCCATGGCATTATCACTAAAATCTAGGGTAGAACAGATTGAATTATCTGATACCTTTAACGAGTTTGATATCACATACAGGTATAACTTAACCGGTGGAATCCTCAAAGATACCGTAATGTGTTCCGCTAAGGCGGCAGAAGGCCGGCACGTAGCAGACCTGCATACCAGTGACGGAATCAATTTTTACGGAAATGTAAATCAGACCGCTACTGATGATCTCTCGGGGCTGAACGAGAGTATGAAAGTTGGTGTCCTGGCGATCTTTCAGGATCCTTTATTGTTTGATTCTGTAGTGTAATAAGTTATGAGGGATTGGTACCTGGGAATTATAGGAACAGTATTGATAGGTCTTCTCAGCTGGTCCTCGCTGTCCATCATTAGTATTAAGACCGATGTGGCTCTTATCAAGCAACATATTGATAATGGTACTAAGAATGTTGCCGAAAAAGTTGACAACATCAAAGACAAAAACGATTTTCTTACAGTGAAGTATGATGACTTGCTTATTGTACAGACAGACCAGGGTAAGCGGATCGTAAGAATTGAAACCCTCCTGGACTCTTACAACCGAATGAGGTAACTAACAGGCGGTCTATACCGCCTTTTGTTTTTTGAAATAAGGATATAAGTTGTTAAATTATATCCTATGCAAATGAAAATGTTTAAGTAAAAAAAAATTAATTCAGATTATGATTCAAATTACGCCAAACGAAATGCACCGGGCAAAATCGGTGCTGGGAGGTTTATCAGCTGATAAGCCCATTGCTACCAAGTACCGGTATGCTGTTATTATCAAGAAGCTGGACGAGGCTATTGAAGTGTTTAAAGGGACGATCAAAGGTCCAGACATGTCTGAGTACCAGGACTCCGTTAGAACGGTGTTTGGGGAGGATATGAAGGGCCAGCCGGAGAAGAAATTGAAGCTCCTGGAATCCATCAACAAGAAGTACATCAAGCAGCTGGACGAGATGCGGACTTTTGAGAAGGCATCTGAAGAAGCTGCCAGCACTGTCCGGGTGGATGTTGAGGTTACGCCTCTTAAATTTTCGGATCTTCCGGAAGATATTACGACTGAGAACTTATCGATACTGATTCCGTTACTGGCTGGGGATCATGAGTAAAGCACAAACATATAGTTGGTTAGGGGGCACTTTCAGAGATTCGGAGGGTGCCCCTTCCTTCAAGCGGCAATCAGTGGCTGTGCTTATGATAGCATTGCTGTTTGGGATATTCCTGGAAATTGATGCTGCCTACATCGATACGCTTGCATTTTTGATTGGAGCAATACTGGGGGCCACGGGACTGGAAAAGTTCTCCAAAAGGCCGGGTCTTGCTAATTAGGTAATTATTTCGTATATTATTTCTTAACATACAATGCTAAAACACATTATAGAGGGATACGTCAATTACGCTTTATCTATCGGAAGAACTTCTGATAACAATGTTGAAGAATTGGCCCAGCAAAGATTAAGAGTTTGTGCAGCGTGTAGTTTGAGGGACGGGAACTGGTGTACATCCTGTGGGTGTTTCCTTCCGTCACTGACTAGATCAAAAAAATTGTGTAAACAAAATAAGTGGAATAAATGACAGCAAGAGACGTATTTGAAGCTATCCTGATTGAGTTGAATAAGAATTACGGAACTCCGGATCTGCTGCTTGAGGATTTCAATCACTATATCAATAAGTCCGTTTATCAATGGACCCAGAAAAGGTATAATGTGTATGACACCAACCAGCAGACTACCGATGATGTCCAGGTGCTTAAGATGAACTATGAGTTCTCAGCACCCTTAGATTACGACAACCCAGCGGAGAATGAACTGAGCTTCAAACGGAAAGGTAGTAACTACTACTTTACCGGTAAGCTTCCAAATACCTATTTCCACATGCTTAACTGCATTTTGGAATACACTGTGAAGACAGGGTACAAATGTTACCCGGCAGGTTCTTCTTTCAGTATGCCGGCCAAGCCGCTGTCATCTGATAAAGAAAGCTTGATTTTACAGAATGCCTGGTTGAAACCGTCTTACCGGAATCCTTATTTCAAGATTGAATCCGGGGGTTGGCAAGCAACGGCAGGGCAGGGGGATACTCCTGGGAGCAAGCTGTCGGTGACTTTTGGCCCAGATGCCAATATTGTACGGACTGCAGGAGATATCGCGGGGGTGTTTGAATTGACCAAAGTCCATTGTGACTTTATCAAGTACCCTATGGAGATCGTCTTGACAAACGATCAACTGAATACCCTGATCGATGGCTCTCAAATCATGGAGTTCAAAGAAGATGTCTGTCACGAAATTATCAAAGAGGCTGTGGTACTGATCGCCTTTGGGAACAACAACCCAATTGCACAGAATTACTCAGCAGTAAACCAGTCGGTGCCACCTCAAGGAGGTATCCAGCAACAGCAGCCTCAGCAATAAGAAATAACGCCTGGTAACGAATACCAGGGTAAAATAAATGAGAGGTATGGAAGAAGAAGAATTAATGTTTGATGAATTATTCGATGATGAGTCCTTTAACGAGGACTCTATTGACCCTGCTAATCCACCTGCAGACCCTGCCAACCCACCAGCACCGGGATCAGAAGACGAGGAAGAAGGGTTTGAGTTTGAAGGGTTAGAAGATGATCCAAGATTTCAGGATGATCCAAGTAATACTCCTGAACCACCTAAACCAGGTGAAGGAGAAGAAGAAGAAGAAGGGGAGGAGAGCGATAATGATGCTCCGGTGAGTGAGTCATCTATTGTTGAAACCTTCCTTGAGAGATACAACATTGTTGGGGGTGAATTGGAGACTGAGGATGGAAAGAAAGTGAAGTTCTCAGAGCTTAAGCCCGAACAACAAGTGAACGTTCTAGCACAGATTGTAGACAGTACCCGGCCAAGCGTGGAAGAGGAACTGAGCATTAAGGATGATGAAAAGGCTTTACTGGCCCAGATTCGCGAATCCAAGATGACAGTAAAGGATTTCATGCAGAAGTCAGCACAGGAGTTCAGTGTGCTCAGCTCAGTTGAAAACGAGTATGATGCTCCGGACTACAAGTTTGAGGACATGTCCAACGACAAGATCCTGGAACTCTATGTTGCGGCCAACAATGAAGAGGCTACCGAAGAGCAGATTAAGGATGAGGTGGAACACCTTAAGAAATCCAGTCTGTTTGGAAACACGGCAGAGTCCCTGCGGAAGAATTTTATCTCCAGACGGGAGGAGGCCAAAGCAGCTGCTTTAAAAGGAATTCAAAAAGAAGCTGAAGAAGTATTCACCGGACGGGTAAAAGGCTTTGTAGATGCCGCAAAGAGTCAAACTGAGATCGCTGGATGGAAACTAAGCGACACGGACCGGAACGACATCCTGGAGGCATTTGCCGAACGTGATGCTTCAGGTAAGACTGAGTTCGACAAGGTAATGGCTGATCAATCCAAGGCAATCCAGGCCATGTGGTACATGAAGTACGGAGAGGCCAAATTTAAAGAGCTGGACACTTTCTATAAATCGAAGCTTACGGAGGTTTATCGGAAAGGTATCACGGATGGGAATTCCGGCAAGACCGTCCAACAAAGATTTAGTAAAGTAAAAGGTAAAAGTGTGAACAAGGGAGGACGGCAAAGTAACTCTGACGATCAAACCCTAGAGGACTTTTTATCAGAGAGTTAAATAATTAATTAATTAATTGAAACATGAGAGTTATTCAAAAACAATCGTTACCTAGTTTCATTTCTTCCGATACCAGAAGTATCAAGAATTTTGGAACCTTTCTGGGTAATAACCCAGATCGCCTCGGGGTAGTCGTTAAACGCTATCCTTCTTTGAGCATTAGCGTACTAACTGACTTGTTGGGACACACCTTCAAGAACAGCCGTGCCGGAAAAAACCGGTTCCAGTCGCTGAATGCAATGTCTGTGGAATGGCAGATCGAAGTGTCGTTCATCAAAAAAGTTGAAATCGTTGGTGCGATCAGCGGAGATGGTCAAGGTGGTAAGCCGGTAACCGTTGACCTGAAAGAAAAGTACTACGATCCAAACGACTCTTTCCAGTTGGAAAACCGTCAGAAGTTGTGGGTTGTGAAAAAACCAACGCGTATCAACGCGAACCGTTGGCGTTATACTGTTATCCTGATGGGTAATGAGGACAGCCGGAAAATCAACACTGCCTACGCCCAGGGTGGACGTAAGACTCGTTACCATAGTAACTACTATGGTGAACTGTCTGAGAGAGGTTATGTTAAATATATCTCATCTAGTGAAGTTCACAAAAACTTCCTGTCTATTCACCGTGCCTCAATCGAAAAGACGAATGCATTTTCATTGCAGGAGTACAAGTACATTGAGATGGGTAAGAAGGGCAAAGAGTCTTACTACAAACTGGAAAAAAGCGAAGACACCTGTCTGAAGCACTTCCTGGAGAGTCGTGAGCAGTCCATGTTGACCAGTGAGTCGAATTACGACATCAACTCTAAATGCAAACTGCAGGATGAGAACGGACAGGATATTCCTTCCGGAGACGGTGTTATCACTCAGTTGTTCCGCTTCGCTGATATCTTCGGATTCAACGAAATGTCAACTGACCTGTTCGAGGATGCAATCCAATCTTTGAATGAGCGTGTTGGTGCTCACTCAGATAAGAATTATGCGTTGATCTGCAACAACCGCTTCTGGTACAAGTTCAACACGATCATGAAGGAAGACAAACGATTCCTGAAATCGAGTGACAACAAATTTGTCCAAGCTAACGGTAAGTACCTGAAAATCGGTGCCACCTTCAATGCTTACGAATTTGCCGGCACGACCTTCACGGTGATGAAGAACGAAGCTCTGAACCTGGAATTCGAAGATCGCGCATTTGCAATCATGCTGGATTTGAACAACGACAAAGTTGAAGGTTCTTACAGTAACATTAACATGTTCACCCTTGAGGGACAAGACATAATTTCGGGCACGTTAAATGGAATGGGTGGATTGACAGGCAAAACAAGCGGAGAAGTTTCAACTCCTGTGTCTGCAAGCAGCTATCACCTGCTCGGTTATGCCGGCAGCGCGGTACTGGATCCTTACAGCTCAGTGATCTTCCTTGAGTCAGTGAAATAATCATGCTGATCAAACTCTATATTTACGATACTCCCGTCAGATCTTTTTCTGACGGGTGTTTCGTATAATAGAGAATAATGATTAAATTAGTGAAAAGAAAAAATGTTTAATGTTTAAATGCAATTTATATGGAAATGAAAGATTTACCCATTTCAGCGCAGGATGTGCTGAGGGGAATTCCTGAAACGGGAATCATCACGCTAAAGACCTTGTTCTTCAAAGAGCAAAAGGCACGTATTGAACCCACAAAGGACCGCAGTACAGGTAGGCTATTAGGCGTTCCGGTACTTAGTGATGAAGACAAGAAAAAATTGACCTTTTTTACCACTGGTAAAACACACTTCACTGCCCGTAATGATTACCAGTTTAACCTGGAACGGTTCGAAGACCGTATGTTATGGGCCATGGCCCAACATGATCCAAAAATTGCCATGAGCTTCGATGATGCTCAGCAATCCAAGGATGCTTTGTTTTACGTTTTCAACGAGGATGTTGAGGTCCAGAAAGAGCTGGAGACTGAAGATAGATTCTTCAAAGCCCAGGAGTACGTCCACAAGGATAGTCCTGAACTGTTGATTGGCCGTGCCCGTCTGTTGGGTATCGATATGGCCGGGGAATCTCCTGGTAGTGCCAAAAAATTCCTGCTTCACCTTTTACGGGAGCGTGATGGAGTTGCACGGGTACTGGATGTGTATGAGAAGGGATCAGCTGCTACGACTCTGGTATTCTACAGAGCGTGTGACCTGGGAGTCATTGAAAAGAAAAACGGGGTATTCATTTATGGTACCATGCCGCTGGGAGGTAACGAAGATGCTGTGATCAGCTACCTTCAGAATCCTTCAAACACAGAGATCTTAAATCAGATCAAAAAAGAAATTAATCCTGAAGTGTATGGCGAAGCTGCTGCCACCACTAAGAAGGGACCGAGAACAAAGCAGCAAGTAGATTAATCGCTAAAACTATAAAACATGGCGACTTTAGGAACAAAACAAGTATTGATTAACGATTTGGCATCTTGGGGTGCAACTGGTGATGCAACTTTTCTCAGAATTCCCGGTTTCGGTGAGTTCACTGTAGCTGACATGGTAAACGTGGCCGCTGCAAATGGAGCTGCCGCTACTAAAGGGGTATTCACTGCAACCATTACAGGTGCTCCTGCAGTGGCCAGTAATATCACTTTCGTATTTGGTTACGAGACTACCCGTTATGCATCGGAGAATGCCCGGTTTAAAACAACTCCGGGACGCGAATTTGTATACAATGTACGAGCAATTGCCGGTGCAACCGCTGCTGACATCGCTGCTGAACTGCGTAAGCAGCTGCAGGAAGATGAATTTGGTGATCTGCCTTTCGCAGTAACCGGTGCAGGTGCTGAGATTATCTTCACTATGGAAGACGAATTCAGCAAAGTGATTAACGCACATCGCGGATTCAATTACGAGCCCAAAGTGGTTGCCGTGGAAACCCAGTCGGAACTTCCTGGTTTAGTAGCTTGCGCTATCGCAGTTACTACTGCCCCTGCATACGCTGTAGGATCTGGCAAAGACCTGGAAGAAAACGAATTCCTGGATACCGCTGCAACTGTTCATCCAACTGCAGAGTTGAGTTCAGACCGTCCGATCAAATCGGCCCTGTATCACGAGTTCTATTTTGAGATTCCGATGTCTTACAACCATGAAGTTCAGGGTATGTACGACCGTTTGAAAGGAACCGCATCTTTTTGCATTTTCCTTTTGAAATCTCAGGAAGAAGTTTTGTGGGAAACTCTGAACGCCATTGGCGCGAAGTCTCCGCAAGGATGGACTCCGATTGTGGACCCTCTGATTCCATAATTTTTTTTACATAATCAAGAAATCAAGCCGGGCTTTAATAAGTCCGGCTTTTTTCGTATATTAAATCATAACCATTAAGTATGAATGAGATAGTTTGGTCAGAATCTGCCATTGCAGATGCAATCATGAACAATGTTCTGGACGGGCTCCATGGGAGTCCTAATACACCCATCCCGAAGGAGCAGCTTCGTCAGGAGATTAAGCTGTTAAGAAATACGTTGGTTACCGCAGGATTTTCCCCGGACGGGAGCCCCTGTGCCAAAGGTTTTCAGATGACCCCAGCCAGTCAATCCGTAGGATGTTTGGATATCCTGGAAGGGGATCCATCGGATTGTTGTGAGGGGAGTGGTTTTGAAATTGATGAGGAGGGGAGCCTTGTGAAATATGTCCGTATCCCGGAAATGCTCCGCATAGGAAGCATGCCGCTGTATTCCTTCTTTGGGGATTCCCGGAGGACCAGGTACAGCTGGAAGATTTACTTTGGGGAGAGCCATCGGGCCAGGGTATTGTTACCTTCAGCAGCCAGGCCCTACGCGGTACTGGGATCTGCAGAGCAAGGATACCACAAAGCTTATCTATACAATATTCCGGAGTACCTGAAATCCATTGCCCTTACAGCAGTGTTTCGGGATCCTTATGCAATCTATGAATACAAGTGCTGCCAGGTAGCCAACGGTATTGTTGAGGACATAGTTGCCTTGGCAGCTCCGGACCAGCTCATCCTGCAGATTATAGAAACCATCACCCAACGATATCTTACTTACTACCGGCAAATGAACGCACCAATTCAAGCTTCAGACATGGCCGATAAAATCAGCTAAACATGGAGAATAGAGCAACACCACCTGATCAGCCGCTGGAAGTGGCCTATGCACTGATAACCCAGCAAGGGATTGTCATGAATTACGATGACTTTCTGGACTTTTCATACATTGTCCGCAACCTTGTAAGACCCGTACAGGCAATTACAAAGACCCCATGCATGGTAGGCGAAGGGGGTGTTGTCGATCTCCCTGTTGATTTCAAATTCATCAAATCCGTGACCACCAATGCCTACCTGTATAATGACTGGAAATCTGTTCAGACCCTGGGCAGTGAGGATTTTATTGTATCCACCAATAAGCTTGGGGGCAGTAAGACCGACTTTTCGAGTACATCGGGTAAGGTAACAGGGGAGTATGTGGACTTTCGTTTTGACGGGGGATCCACGCTGTACGTTTCGGAGCTTCTGACAGATCGGGAAATCTACGTGGTTGGGACAGCTCCGTACCTGGATGAGGCAGGATCTCCGCTGCTTACCGAAAAGCAAGTGATTGCCTTTGCCTACCAGACCATTGTCATGTTCCTGGAAAAGCAGCTGATCATGGGTTGCTTAAAGGATGTCAACAAACTGAAGTACTTCAAATCGGAAGCATCCAAAAAGACAGCTCAATCACGGGTTCCGGATTACATTACAGACAACCAATGGAACGAATTACTGGATGTCCGGGCATCGCACGACCGCAAGGTGTATAACCAGGATTTCAAATTACAGTAATTACTAGCGTAATTCATAGAAGCCGGCTTCCTTAAGTCCGGCTTTTTTCGTATATTAATCCTTAATGGATAAGAAAATACACCATAAAAACCACATGGCCAGGGTAGGGGATCTGTTCCCTGATTACGAGAAGTATGACTTTGTGAAGGGAAAGGGAAGACTGGCCCGTACTTATGGTAAGTCAGATAAATGCCGGCTTGCTCGTGGGGTGTTCCACAGTTTTATGAACCTGGTGATGGATGATGTTGTGGAAGGTGATGTGTTTGAGTTCCCGGCATACGATGCGAAGCTATATATTGAGAAGATTCCGGAGTTTGCCCTCAAGCGTATGCGTGAGAACAACCAGATGGAAACCTTTGACAATGCAATGGTTGAGGCCCCTCATGCACCTACTTACCGATTTAAGTCTTCCAACAGATCAAGCCACAAGTTTAGGGTAATTTTCGATAAACAACGGTATTCCAAGATGATGCGAAATCTCCATGAAGGAAAACGGTACAGCAACAACATTGGAGTATGGTAAAAAATTACAAGAATTATATTGAGGATCTGCAAAGCATGTATCCCGACATCGAGCGAGAGTCCATTATCAAGATTGTAAAGAAAGGGATGTCCAATCTCCAGTCTTTGATTCACCGGGACCACGATGTCCGTTTAGAAAGTAACAACGCGAACTTTGACAAGTACCGGATCATTTTTTACAGGAGCCAGCGGACAGCGGAGTCAAAGAAAGAGCGATATTTCATCAACAAGCTTCGGCTGAATAATTTACGAGAGTCTAAAAAAGAGCAATATGCAAAGAAATACAAGCGAGAATAACCTTCTCAGCGGGATAATCTCAGACAGGGACATGGCTAAAATTCAGCCGGATACCTTACTGGATGCCGTGAACGTAACCATCTCTCCGGAGAGTGGGAGTAAGTTTGTTTACCAGTCCCTCAAGTCTACCATCCCGGTCACTTCCCTGTACCAGAAGCATTACAACAAAACGGATAACGTTGTTGAGATGTTTCAGAAGGAGCTCCTGACAAGAGATATAGCCTCTTCAGTGGACATGGGTGCGGATCCTGTAAAATTCAAGGAGTCCTATTTTGTATATGCTCCTGGAACCGACATGCTCAGTAAGCTTAAGGGCCTGGACAATTACTACATGGATATCACTGTGAGCTATACCGATGGCTCCGCTGCTTATGTAGAAACAATTTTACTGCACCTGTACTCAGAGGGTGACCGCTTTAAGCTTGGAGTAAACCCGGATAAGTACATTGCTTCCATCGATTATCAGGTTCACGGAGTTCCGGTAATTGGATACCAGGTAGGCACCATCGATTATTTCTCCGAGATGACTTCCAACGAAAGTGAGAATGTGGGACCGTCAGAAGATAAGATCATATTAGGAACAAAGACATTCAACAACATCACCTACTTTATAATTGCAGACCCGGACTATAAAACAACTCCGGTGGTTAGCTCCAACAATGTAGGCATCACGCCATACGATCAGTGGAACAACGACTCCATTAATCAAGCGCAATTTAATCCGGAGCCCGACCCAGAGGATTCCAGTGAGGCTGACAGGGACAAGTTGACTCATACCAGTGATATCACTGAAACAATGCCTATTACCATGGAAACCGCAAACATGGGTGGATTTTCCGGATGGGGTGGATTGTTAAGTGATACCTGGGTTTATTCCCCAATACAGAAAACCCCTGTTGGAGATAAGATCCCTGCAGACGGGAATTACGTATTCAATGTTACTGCAACTGCAGAGGCAAAGATGAAGCACAAAAGCTGGAGACATGTTGCCGTATATGCCCGTCTTCGTGTGGAACGTGAGGATGGAAGTGAGTATACCCCCGGGTACCCTAGTGATGTTATCCCTTACCGTAATGAGGATTGGTTGATTGGGGATAAGTATCGCGGATCTTCCTCTATATCCAAGAATGGATCTGTAACGCTTCGGGACTTAAAGAAAGGTGACCAGATTCACTTGGAGATTCAGGGAGAGGCCAGATCTAAAGGGGAGGTCAAACTGTCCCTGGAAGCAAGTGCCTATTCTACTACAACTCACCTTGTAGAAACCAAAGATGCGCTGGTATCCGATATATACAGCAACCTCAACACCTTGTTAAAATCTGTCGTAGTCACTCCGGCCACTTCTAACTTACATTCAAACGGGAAGGTGGAGATTATCACAGCGGTTGAAAACCTTGTGCCCGGGGAGCTGTTGACTTACCCTGCAAACATCCCTTCACTGAAAACAAAGACTACGGCCTTAAAATCATACTCGGCCCAATTCTCCTGGACAAAACCTAATGATTCCAACGTAAATGCGTATGAGGTGCAGTACGTGGTTTCAGATAATGCAAATCACCAGGTAGCCAGCGAAGCGGAGTGGAAGTCTTTAGGGACAACTGCGGAAACTTCCTTCTCTGTTGATGTGGCCAATATTTCAAAGAAACTTACAGACTATAAATACTACGTCTGGTTTAGGGTAGCTCCAAGAAATGCTTACTATTTAGGTAGTTGGTCAGGTGGGTACTACCGCTTCACCATCACAAAAGTATGGACAGGGTTGTCGATGTACCGGTTTGATAACCGTATCGACACGTTCAAGGTGGATTCCCGGGCCAATGACCCTGCAGTAGCTTCTTGGGCTATCGGATCCAAGCCGGTGGAGGATAGCGGGTATGAATTTGCTATCGACTACTCCGATTTCAGGCCGGTGGATCCGGATGGAAACGGGGTAATCTATGGACTTCCTCCCGGAAGTTACAGCCTGTATGTCCGGAGATTCCAATCCGGGAAGTACCTGTACGCAAAGAAATCGATCACAGTGGATTCTACTCGTAAATTTGAGGACTTAGAGCTTCAGGTGAGCGTTGATATGTCCGGGGACAAGAAAGTCTCTAATTTCGACCTATTGGTGACTGTACACGATCCCTCGAATGCAAGCGGAGGTTATAACATTTTTATATCTCCGTACACCTACCTGGATGAGAAAAATATTCACAACCTGGTTCCCATTGCAACGATTAATGGAGATACTGAAACAAGGATCCCGCTGAATCAAGTCATGGGACATGAAGGAACTCTAAACATTTATGCCGTGAACAGCAATGACCGGGATGAATTGTACATCGGTGGGTTGACTTATTTATCAGGCCGGCAGACCAAGGACAGCACGACTTACTTCAAACGTATCGTCAGATCGTCTATCCTGGTCACAGAAAACTTTAAAGGGAATTGGTACAACCTGGAGATCGGAACGTTCCCTTCACCTTACTACGGCCATCCTAAGGGCAAACTGATTGAGGTGTACCAACCACTGCAAAACTTAAACGAGGCCGCGTTCATCACGGACCAGATCAAGCTATCCGGGAATTCCTATGTGGAGCTGGAAATCCAGCCCGTGTACGATGGTTCGGTGAATGTAATTTTTACTGACGGGGAGCATGCCCCAAGGGTGATTAACTCCGGATTTTCCGCACGAAAAGATTCTGAATATGAAATTGTCCGCAGGTCCGGGGGCAAAGAAAGCAACCGATACTTTTCTGAAACTGTTGAAATTTCTACCCGTCTGGTACAAACCGAAGATGCTATTCCACAATCGGAAGTTTTGGAAGTAACCTCCAGTGGGGGTTGTCTTGAGGTTGGTGGATATAAGCTGCTGTTCACCTTGTCAACGGTGGACGGGAATGAGACTGACTTCATAGCCGAAACCGGCCTGATCCCCATCATGTTTGGTGATACCCTTGGGTCCATCCAGGGAGGGGAGACAGCATCAAGAACGACCAAGGCTATCAAGGTTGCTTTAACGGGGATTGACAATTATTTCAATCACGTAAATGTCTACATTGACCTGGCCACCGGTGTCAATCAATTGGTGAAAAACTTTTATAAAGTTAATTATCAGTATCTTATAAAAGGCCCAGAGGTGGGGATTACCTTGACAGGATTTGAACCCCGTGAGGTTGCCCCAGCTGCCAAACTGGATGAGCAAAAATTACCGATCAGCTCCATCAAAACCATTGCACAGATCCAGAACCGGCTTATCGTTGGAAACTTTACCCATGAGGATATCGATTACAACAAGTTATTCAAGGTTGGAACCTCCATCATTGTGACCCCATCCATGGGGAATGATCGAAACAAATTTACAGACTTCATGGAAGCCTGGCCCGGGGATTCTGAGGATGTGAACCTGCAGACCTTCTCTACCAGTTTTTACAATGAGAAGCTGAAGAAATTCAGATCAGGCTCGTTGGATTCCCAAAACATCCTGGATATTCAGGAAACGTTAAACTTATCACGTACACAGGGATACCACAATCCCCTGTTTGTGGAGAGGTATGCCGCGTACTGGCCCAAAGAAACCTATGTTTACAGTGTTTCCTTCATCTCCAACAACAACTTTATCACCCGGCCAATACCCATTACCGGGGCTGATTACATCGGGATGGATTTCAACCCGCTGATGTTCGACAATAACAAGGAGGTTATTGAATCTTTCAACCAATCCAGAGAGGAGAGTAATAACCCTTCTGATGGATCTTGGTTCACCAGCGGCAATTACACCTTCAACAACCTTGGAGTTTGTAGATTCCCTAAACAACGGAAACCGAACCAGGTATTCTTTCCGAAATTCGTGTTCGACTTGAACAAGATGAGTGAAGAGTACCCAGGATTTCTGGATCAGTTCAAGGGATTTTTCTTTACCCGTTCAAAAAGAAGGCCTGACATTTTGATGCAAGCTTTCCTTGGGCCGGTACACAGTACCTTGACTGATAAGACAGTGATCAGGGATGAGGATCCCACGAAATACATCCCAACGGTGAACAACTCCGTGAACTCTTTCAAAGCCTGTGTACCTTCCCTGTTTACAGGACTGGGTATCATGGCCTATGAGCATTGTGTTTCCTTGTCAGGGGATGACATGAACTGGGGAATCAAAGAATATAACCATGCCGGTGCCTTTATCGCAAGCATGGTTTCCGATAAGAGTGCTTCGGAATCTTATGAGGACAACTACCAATACAATGAGTTTGTCGATAAGGTCCCGGTGTACAAGTATTGGCTGAAGTCTGGTGATATTTTTGGAAACTTTGCTCAGGCAGCTGCTGACTTTAACGGTAAGCCCTTTGGGATGAGTCTGGTCAGTTCAATTGATACGAGCTCCTACTCAAGGTTTACCTCTACCCGTAACATTCTTAGGTATCTTTCGGATGTTGAGGATGTGAGTAGCCTTGGATTTGAAACCAGGGATGAGCATATCCTGCAAGCCTTGAAACCTTCCAAGCTAATGACGGAGAATACCAAGACTGCTATCAAGGTAGTTCCTGACTTTCGCGCATACGGACAGAATACCCGTAGCCCGGGAGGATTTTCAAGTCTGATTCCATTCAGATCTCTTGGCCGGATCATTACCAACGAGGAAGGACAGCAAGTGCTGACCTATCTGACTGGTGCTTATACCCCGTATGTGGGGTGTTCAGCTAAAGAAGAATTAAAGACTGGTTTCTATGACTTGTATCCGGACATTGCCGGACCAATCTCACAGGAAACCCTGCAGGTGATCTATGGATCCAACAACAATGACCAGCATATTGCCATCACTCCGAAGATGAAGTTGAAAGATTTCATCAACAAGCGGGTGTCGGTTGCCTTTGGTACCCGTGGGGACTGTTTTATCACCACTACGGTACACAATGTTGCAAGGTCATTGCCGGCCATCTCCGGTTCCCCTTCATCCAATAGTCCTCAATTTACCGGTTTAGGTCAGGGAACTACCGAACCGAACAGTTACCGCGCAGCTGCGGCTTCCATGAGTATTATGGCTACCCATGCCTCCAATTACCTCAACTACGCCCGTCATAACGAGATTAAGGATGAAGCGGAATCAGCCTCTTATGGTGGTCCCAGAACGTTTCTTCCATTAGCCGGTGCTTCGGACAGTGTGTTGAGAATATCGAATGGTGCCAAGCAGGAAGAGACTACAGCGTTTAACCAGGGATTCAAGGATAACTTTCAGGGAAGGAAGTATTACGCAGTGAGCGGAAGTGCTCCGTTCTACGCGAAGAAAGGTGCAAACACTGTAGCTTTCTCTGGTACCATGTCACGGAATTCCTTTTACAATGCCTATCGTGACTTCGATCTGGCTGCAAGCAAAACGTATGGCTCAGAGATGGGGGAAATCAACCGGATGATTGAATACCGTAATAACCTGATTGTGGTCCACTCCAAGGGAACGTACCTGGTAGGGGTGAATGATCGCGAACTGGTCAACGGGGATCCAAACAATCCGGTGTACACCAAGTCTTCCAATGTGCTTTCTGAAAAACCTTCTCCGCTGTCAGCGAAGTTTGGGAGTAAGTTTCCCAGATCAGTGGAGAAATCAGATCGTTTCGTGTACGGTATCGATGCGGACCATGGTAAAATCTGGAGAACGGATGGTAGCATGTTTGAGATCATCTCGGATAATCGGATTGAAGTTTTATTGAAAGGATTCCTGTACGAGATGAAAGGTAAATCGGAAATCCCCGGGGAGCGTTACATTGCTTCTTTCTATGATTCCTCTAAAAGGGAAATGGTTTTCACGATTTACGACAAGGATTCACAGCATCCCAATTTCGATACCCTGATGCAGCCCGATGTTTACTTCTTTTTGAAGAATCTGCACAATGCAGGGCTGGCCACCTCAGGTGGTGACCTTGTTAAATCCAAGGATCTTCTGTATCACTGGGCCGAAGAGGGATGGTATGGAGAGGATCATTCCATGAACCATCTTCGGAGAGAGGATCGGATCCGGTATGTGGAGCTTTTTCTTGAAATCTATGCGAAGATTGCACCAGGTTTTAACTCCAAGATCAACAACTGTGTGACTATCATCTACAACGAGGATCTGGACATCTGGGTAACCAGATGGAGTGTGGCACCGGAGTTCATGTTCAACCATAATGGTACAATGTATAGTATCGCGAATAAACAGGATACAGCTGAACTTCCTTCCACTACGCTGAAATTTATTCAGGATATTGAGACAGGAATTATCGCAGGGGGCTCCTCCGAGATATTGAGGGTAAATTCATCACTTTATGCACCCGGGGACAGTCTTCGCAGACTGATCTGGAAACATGAAGGATTTAATCCTGCCATCCCGATGTTTGGTTCTTTTTACGGGAAAGACCCGGTTGTCGAGTTTACCCTGGCCATCGCGCAGAATCCTACGATGCTAAAGAATTTTGAAATGCTGACACTGATCAGCAACCATGCGACTCCAAGCAACATCATGTACGTGTTAAGTGGGGATAACCCACTACTCAATCACGTCATGAGTGCTCCGGATACCCGCAAATATGGATCATGGGAGGAGGCTGAGGCCGGATACTTCAACCATTTTGGAGTTCTTGGTGATCGTTCGGTGACGTACCCTGCCATGTTTTTCCGTCAGGAAGTTCGTGACCGCAGATTCAATCCGATCTCCCGGGCCAATGCTTTCTACTCTCCCGGTAAACTGGAGATTGTCATGAGCAAAGGCCTTCAACCGATGTTTATTTCTCAGGATGCCTGGAGCAGGATGAAGTTCCGTCACTTTCAGGACTCCGCAATTAAGGTGAGTATCCGGTACGAGAGTGGGGAAGAAGTTAAAGTGTACGGTATTGTTACAACATTCTCAGCGTAATGGAATCTCGCTGATTATTCGTATCTTATAATAAACAGTTAAACTATGATAAAGGTAAATCTTGGGGCACCTCCTGTGCCTGAAAGCGTATCCCTGCCAGAAGGTACCGGGGCATCTAATGTTATGGGAAGTGCTTCCAGCTTAGCATCGATGGGATCTCAATTTGGCCCTTATGGTGCTGCTGCGGGGGCTGTTCTTGGGACCGTTCTTGGGCTAGTCAAAACCCGCAAACAACGAGATGAGCTAGATGCTAAAGCACTGGCAGATCAGAAGAAATACTCTGCGGATCTTTCCATGCTTAATCAGGATGGGGCTTCACTGGCTAACGCCAATGCAGCGGGTACAGGGTATTTTAATAACCTGATGCTCAACCGTACCGGTGGTAAGCTGCTGATGACCGGTGGTGATATCGCGAAGCATGAGAACCTGGATGAGGATCTGCAGGATTTGATTCTTAAGATCAGCATCGATGTTGCCAGTAAAAGGATCACTACAAAGGTTGAGGGGGAGGATGATTCTGAGGAGTTCGGGGACTGTGGATGCGGATGCAAATTACTTAAGGGTGGAAAGTGTGGCTGCGGTTGTAAACTCGAAGAAGGTGGGGATATCCCCAAAGAGAAAAAGAAGAAGTTTACCGCAAGCTACCAGGAAGGTGGAATTTTAGGAGTATCCTTTGATAAGTGGAAAGAGTCACTCCCAGATAACCTGAAAGGTGAAGATCCGAACCTGTATGACTTTGAGTCGGCCTATGAACTAGGTATGGAACCAGAGTATCAGGAAAAGGATGGGCTATATCATCTCCCTTCACGCGATCCCAAGACGGGACGAATGCTTAAGACCTCTAAGCATCCTACTTTTGTTGACAGCATTTATGAAAATATTGAGGAAGGCTACCTTCCGTACAAAAACAAGCAGGGAGAGATCTTCACATTTCCTGAAGGGGATGCCCCATCAGATTTTGAAGCCCTTGATCTGGAAAATATGGGTATCGACAAGTTCCGTGATGGAGGTAGTATGAACGTGATCCCCAAAGGGGTACTTCATGCCCATAAAAATAACCTGGGGGACAAAGGTCTGCCGGTGGTTGTGAGGGAAGAAGGTGGATCCTTAAAGAAGATAGCGGAGATCGAGCGAGAGGAAATCATCTTCACAATTGATGTTACCTTGTTCCTGGAGAAATATGCAAAGAAACTGGAGTCCGGAGACATCACCAAAGATGAATTACTGGAGGTGGGCAAACGTCTTCGCGATGAGGTCCGCAACAACACTATTGACTTTACTGAAAAAATGATTACCGATGAAGAAAATTAATCTTAAGCTGAAGGACCAGGAATTCCGTTGCTCTGTCGCAGTTGCAGAGGAGGACCGGAAAAAAGGATACTCTGGGGTTGAGGATATCCCTGAAGATGATGAATGTATGTTGATCGTCTTCCCGGTTATCCGGGACAACCGGATCTGGATGAAGGATACTAAATTTCCACTGGACATTATTTTTCTGTCCGAGGATCTGGAAGTGCTGTATATTGAAACCGGGGATCCAGATGATGAGGATTTGCTGGGTTCAGGAGATGATATCGCCTATGCACTGGAGCTCCAGGAGGGTATGGCTAAAGAGGTAGGGATCGAGGTTGGAGATATCCTGGACACGATTCCAAAGGAAGTTCGTACTGCCGGCGATCAGGAAGGAAGAGCCTTTGTACTGGATGAAGACGGGGAAGTGCAGATGACCATCAAGGGAGGGGAGAGGATCTTTTCCCGGAAATCTACCCGTAAGATTGTGAACCTGGCCCTCAACGCAGAGACTGACTCCGAATTACGCAGACTGGCCAGGATGACATTAAAAGAAATTGTGGCTCAGGATTCCCGTGGTCAGGACTACGTGAAGGGTAAAACAAAGGAAACCTACGAATTGCAAAACTCCTAATAAATTCGTATATTACTTCTTAACGAATAAAAGTTCGAACTAAAATATTCAAGAGATGAAGAAAAAAAATTACTTACAAATGTTTCAGGAAGGTGGCGGTATGCCGGCACCAGGTCCCGAAGGAGCACCCGCAGGAGATGGTATCGATCAGATGCTTATGCAAGTAGTCGAAACCCAAGATCCTCAGATGGCTCTGGAATTCTGTAATGCTTTGGCAGCACAGATGGGAATGGCTCCTGAAGGACCAGCACCAGGAGGCCCTGCCCCTGAAGGTCCTGCACCTGCAGAACAAATGGCTCCACCGATGGGTCGTTATGGAATGAAGGTTCCTAAAATCAAATTGTAATTTCCGAGGTGCATCAAAAAACATGAAGGGAGGGAGTATTCCCTCCTTTTTTAATTTCTATACTTTATGACTGAAGCAGAATATTTAAAAATAAGGCCTGTGCTGGATTTGATTTCCAGGGAAACAAGTGCCTGGAAAGAAAATGGATTAGATTCTCCATACGATGCACCATTTGGCTATGGTGTGGGACCAAAAAGTCTTAAGCCAAATAAGCCATTAACCCAGATGACTATTGGGGAAGTAATGGAGTATCAGGATAGGCTAAGGGTACAAAGTGCTGGTTTTTCGGCTGATGACCCTAATGCCGGTACAACCGCAGTAGGGAAGTACCAATTCATGAAAGAAACCCTATTAGGCTTACTTACAAATCTTAAAGGTGAGATTAATGAGAATACGGTCTTTGATGCCCGGGTTCAGGAACGTCTTGCACTAAGTCTACTAGGGGATGCAGGGGTGGACAAGTGGATGAAAGATGAGCGTTCCAATGAAGAATTCACCCTCAAATTGGGACGTATATGGCCATCAATCTCAAAGGCAGACGGGACTGCCCACTATCCCGGTCAGCATATCCTTACCCATTTTGATGAAATGGCAACTGTACTTGACGAGGTAAAGTCAAACAGAGCTTATGTTCCAGGAACTTACGTACACAATAAGCCTGACATTACTCTTAGAGCAAGCCAAAGAGGCCAGACAATACCTGAACAAACTGCTGCAAAACTTGAAGCAGTTGCCAGTACAGAGGATCTTTCCAAGTACATTGAGGAAAACGGAAAATACTACGAACGTGCGTATAAGCCGGCAGAGATCAAAAGGATCTACGATGAGGGATTTTCGAGTAGCCGTGCTACGTTTGATTTTGATAAGGCGTTACAGGATCTTGGAGATGCTCCTGAAAATAAGGACATGCGGGAGAGTATTTTGAAGATTCGGGAAAACCTTGGAGATTCCAACAAAATTAAAGTCAACCTGAAAGGAGATAACATCAACTGGCAGTGGGAAGATCCCAGTCTTCGTTTGAATCGTTTCTCCGGTGTGGACACCCGTGACCAGCGAAAGCTGTTTAAGGGTAAAGGTGACTTAGGGTTGAAGGGTACCAAGTACGATAAGGTTCTCAACTACCTGGTATCGGGAGATTATCTGCAACATGAGCAGCCCACAGAGATGGTTGAGTACAAAGGTAAAGAGTACATTCCTCAGGTTGCTGCAGTTGTCCCGGGAGCTGTAGATGCTTCAGGTGCCCCACTTGCAACTGGTACTCCACTTGTGACTGCTCCAGCTGATGCAAGTTTAAGTGCCGGTACTGATGGTGGAGGTTCTGTGGCTGCTGAGGTTGTTGCTGAAGCTGCATCTCCGGAGCAGGGAATTCCTAATGCAGAGGGTCAGGCTCAAAATGCTGTGGTTGCTGGAGGAGCAATCCCTGATGCACAGGCTGTAGTTATGAGTAATCCAGTTAGTGCGGGGGAAACTCATGAGCCAGGAGTCCAGGTTTTAAGCAACCCTCAACGAAAAGATATCGTATCCGAGTTTGATGATTCACATTTATATACCCGTTTCCCTGGGTTTAGTGAGGAAGAATTTAAAGACAATGAAGTTTTGGATTTCTTTGCAGCTAAGCCGGTCACTAAGGGGGACAAGTACAGACCTCAATTTGGTGAAAACTCCCCAGGTACATTGTTATTTGATAAGACGGCAGGAAAGTATTACATGTACAACAATGTCGGTAGCAAAACATTGATAAAAAAGTATAACCCAATACTGCGAGATTTTGAGGATACCACCGAAAGTGATTACCTGAATAGGGCACTTAATGGAGCAAACTCTAAAGGTAACTTGCATGAGTTTTTGAAAAATTCCTCATTGGAAGTACTTGACAGGGGGGAGCGCACTTACTCGGGAATTAAACGGCATGTACCGGAAGGGAATAAGAGTTACACACTTACCAGTTCTGATATCCTGAAAAACAAAGTCAGCATTCCCGAAAATGTAGAAAACCCTGAAGTATTCTTTGATCCTAAAACCAGAAGATACATTCTTAATCAAGGTAGGGATTCTTACTCTAGTCAAGACGGGGCTAATTGGGAAAGAAGTAAGGTTAGTTCTGTAAACGAAGAGGGTAATCCCATCAACCCATTCATCCCTTCAGACAGGCCTCAGGGAGCTTATGGGGGATTTAAGGGTACGAGAACAAACCCAGGCATACTGCAGTCATCCTTTGGGGGACAAAGAAGCCATAAGTCCGGTGGATCCTTGGACACTGATGACCAGGATTACTTCGATGAGTTCTACAAAGCTCAGGCCTTATACACAAAGGCGTTGGCCAACAAGTACCAGGGCAAGATTCCGGTGATGGGCATCATGAAAAAGTATGGGGAGATTCCGGAGTTCAGCCACAGTAATCTAGGAGATTATGCAAAGGATATTTACGGGGAACACGGAGAGTTCTATCTTGAGGACAGTGAGATACAGGAGCTGGTAGCTCAAGGATACCCTGACATCAATAAACTTAAACAGCGGATTACATCCTATGATGCTGAACACTCTGATGCTTTTGTAGGCACCCGGGGAACCAAGGAAGATGAAGATCGTAAATTTGGTGTCCGTAACATGCTCCAGAGAGCTTACCGTAAGGGAGATAAACCCTATGCGATTTTGAATGAGCTGGAGGATAAGCCTAAATATTGGTTTGGGGCTAAGATGCTGGATATCATAAAAGGTGTGGGGAAATCAGGAGCTGGAGAAGCGGTAGCAGAAAAGGCTTTAGGGAATCGTGCTGGTATAGCGAGTTTGCTGGATGCCGGGAAAAATATCCCTTTTACATCCTCATTTGATCCTGGCTCATTACTTGAAGGTGTTGGAAGTGAAAATGGTTTGACATCCTCCATTACCGGTATTTTAAGTGGTGATGGTAATTCAGGGAATGCCTTGAATAAGGCAGTAAATGCTGCAACTACCTTGCCAACAATCCAGGGGGGTAAGAAAGCATCTCAGACGGGAGAGGGGGATGTTAAGGTAGAACCCCCAATGTCCGGTATGGAAAAGCTGCTGGGTAATGTGGATCTTAAAGCAATCGTCAATTACGCAGGTTCCAAACCGACCCGAAGCAATCCGGTGAAGAAAGAGGTTGCAGCCATGGCCAACATTGCGGTTCCGACAGTGAACACTGGAATCACTACAGAGGCACAGCGGATGGCTGAGCAGCATTTAGTGGACAGCATCAACTATTCCCCTACAAATTCCAATCCGGACGATGTGGGGGCTTCTGTAGGTAAAGCGAAGGCAGTATCCGATCTGATCAGAGGAAGCCATGCGACTATGGCTGATTTCAAGCTTGCTTCTGAACGGGAGGCTAGTACCGCTGCTATCAAGAATAAGGAGATCGATTTTAGCAACCAGAACAATTTCCTGGCTGCGGATTACGCAAACAAAGCTGCGGATGAAGCTGCGGATACCCGTGCAGAGGTACTGGAGCAAAATCGTATGGCCCAGTTTGCTGCGGATACCTTGAGTACTGTTTCCAATAGAAAGGCTACAGCCAGCTATATGGATATGCAGGAAAAGGTCGCTATAAGTAACAGGGAGATCTCCGGTTTAAAGAAAGAGACTATTATGGCTCAGAATACCTTACAGGCGTTAAGAAACGCTTTAGCCATGAACCCTACTGATAAGAACCTTATTAATCAAGAGTCAGCTGCGCAAACAGCTTTTGATTTGGCCAACGATGCCTACGATATTGGGCTTGAGAAGGCCCAAACAAGTACACTTAATGTACGAAAACGTAATGCGATGTTGTCAGCTGGTAACTCATTATTTAAAAAGGGTGGATCTATCCAGAAGGAAAAGATCAAAGCGGAGGCCAGGATAAAGATTGCAGAGATGAAAGAGTCTGCTGACCGGGCCAAAGAGCTTAAGCGGGATCAGATTCGTTCTCACCGGGAGTTCCGGAAAGCTACGGAGCTGGTGAAGAAGTCCAACGAGATTCTTTTACGAAGCTACTTTAAGCGTTAACTGAAAGCTATTTACAGACTATAATTTGAGAGGTTATATCGTTCGCGGTATGACCTCTTCTATTTTTACCTGGTATAACGTTTTCAGTTATAAATGACTTGGTAAACCTGTATAAAATTCGTATATTTAATTCTAACATACAGTATTTATATGGATTACATAGGTGTTAAGAAATTTCAGGAAGGTGGGGCCGTTCAAGAAGCTCTCCCAATCAAATGGAAAGAGAATCAGGTTGCTCCAAAGGATAATCCTTATGCTGACCTGTCAGATGTATTAAACCCCCAGGAAGAAGTTCAGATCCCCGAGATTGATATGGATCAATTGATAAAGGCTGATGGCTTGATGGGGGAGAGGAACGCAGTTATCGATGAGGTGCTTAAACTTCAAAATCAGATAAAGGAGAAGACATTAACTGACCGGTTCTGGATAGAGACCCATGACGGTATTGCTGCTTTGAGCAAGCTTCAAAGTATCCTGTACCGCGCACCCAATGAGTTGAAGGTGAGTAAAGAATTAGCGAATGCTGCGGAGACAAGGGTTGGAACTAACGGGTCTGAGAAAGAATTTGTTACAGACTTGACTTCCTCAAACCTGGTGGCTATTGATAATGCTACGGGACAATTTAAGGAGATCACTCCCTTTGAGTACAACCAAGACAGGGCTAAAGGTACCGGAAAGTATTCCTTAATATCTAACTCCCAGGCACTGCAATATATCCATACCAGTAAGGATTCCCCTTATACCGGAATGGGTAGCAAGAACGGCATTTACCTTAAGCAGATTACCGGTGCAGTCAATGGCGAGACCAAAGTGATGGATGAGATTGACACTCAGCTGAAACAAGTGGGAAGTACCACTGAGGGTAAAAAAGAAACCACGTTTGATTTTCTCCGAAATACAAATCTGGCTAGTTTACTGGTTACCGCTGGTTGGGATCCGGACAGGCTGGTGGAAGAAACCAAGGGAACCCAGGATTCTTCTGATGCGGAGAATCTTAAGGCTGCGATTCATCGATTGCTGGGAACAAATCTGGGACTCAGTGCCGCGTCAAAAATGCATCTGCGTAATGCTGCAATGAGAAAGATTGAAGGAATTGATTTTGTAGATAAAGAAGCCTTCCAAAAAGCGTTGGATAGCGAGATGACTAAATCCATCTATGGGTTAATTGCAGAAAGGGCCAAGGAGAGCCATTCCACGAGTATAGAGGGAGAGTTGACCGATGAGTCAGCCCTTGATGTGTTGGGGGATAAAGGACACGCATATACTTCAGGTGACCTTAAAGGACTTATAGGAACTCAGGTAGAGCCAGGTGCATACAAGAATGGTGATCAACTGACTCCTATAGGATCTTCGAAAGTGAGCTCATCCCTGGTGTTTGAAGGTGCCCGAATTCAGGGTAAATCAGCAGGGGATTTTGGGGGTAACGTTCATGCCATTGTCAGTAGAATGATACCAGAACAAGCACTTCTCACTATGGTACCTGTAAACTCAAAGGGACAGGTGATGACTGAGATTACTAAAGAGGGTAAGGACATTGTTGACTACAATAAAAGAAAAGGTGAGCTCCTGGAAGAGGCTAAAAAGTCGATGGTTGACGATGCTGATAAATATGACCCTAACGTATTTAAGGACCAGCTTGTAAAGCTTGCCGAAGAGTTTTTAATTTTTGGGAACGATACAACCTTTAAACCTGCCATTGTTTATGCAGGGTTTCTTCCTACTGATGATGCTTGGATTGGTCAAGACGATAAAAAATTGATGACAGAGGCAGGAGCAAGTGCTGTAACAGATAAGTCGGAACTGGAAGATCTTTACAGAAAAACAGGATACAACGCGAAAAGCGAGGTTGATCAATGGTTCCGAACCAAAATCATCGTTCCCCTCAACGACAACTACCCAATCAAGAAGGCAATTACCGGAAACCTGTACATGAAGAGTAAGGAGCAAGGTGGCAGATTAAACATTAACCGGTCTAGCGGTAAATTACTAACATTCAAAGATTTAACAAACTTATAATGGGCGATAACGAAGCAATGAAGGATTACTCTTCCCAGGAAGTGGATCTTGGAAAAAAGATAGAAGTTGAGTCAAATGCCCCGGACTTACTGGGCCTGATATTTAGTGCAAGTGACGATCCCAGCGAATTCAAAGGAATGAGCTTCGACCAAGCGTATGATCTGACGGAGAATCAGGGAGTCGATTTCAGTCTCCGTAACCGGGAAGATTACTGGAAAATTGACAACATCAAAGAGAAATTTGAAGGTAAGGAGGATTTTGACAATTTCTACGACAAGCTACACTTGATAAACAGCGTTCGGGAAACGGTTGATCATGATGTTCTGGGAGCTAAGGCTTTTATCTCTGACACCGATGGGGACTACCTGGAGAGTGTCTTTAGAGAGAAGTACCTGGGAGAGATCAATATCGCGAACCTTGTTGAGGGCTCTTTTGCCTCTATGGATTCATCTACCTTATTTGGTGAGCGTGTACGTACCAAGACCAACAAGCAAGTTGCCCTGGCCATGGGAGAGCTTAAGGACGGGAAATTTGAAGATGCCCCGGGCACCTTTGAGCAGATGATGACTTCTGACCTATGGCGAGTAGCCAGGGATGAGGAAGGGATGCCTAAGCTGACTGTTGATGGTAACCCTTTCATCCAACGTGTTGATGGTGGGGAGACTATCCATAGTACTGATGATATCGTGACCATTTTCAATTCAGGAGCCCTGGCCAAAAACTTTGGGTTCCTCGATGGTAATAAGGTGGACCAGGGATTTTTCAGTGTAGCCGCGAGACAGATTCCTAAAGTGATTCCTTATACTGCAATTGCAACATTTATATCTTCAGCAATCTCCGGAACTGCAGAGCTTGGCAAATCTATTGGATCTGCCATGGGAGCTGACAAGGACTCTTCTTTCATGCGTTCCATGAACATGACTCAGAACTACCTGAAACGGTACTCCTTTGAAATGGATGAACGGTCCAGGCAGAGTATGTGGAACCTGAATAACATGACCAACAGCATTGGAGATATCGTTCCACAGCTGCTAGGTATGCAAGCCGTTACCAAAATTGTACCGTCTATACTGGGATTACGGTCTTCCAAATTGGCAGGTGAGTTAGGTCGAAAGAGATTTACTAAAGCTTTCGAATCGTACTATGCTGATAAAACAGTCTCCGCAGCCCAAAAGAAAATGGTTAGTAGTATCAGCTCCTTTATGGGCCGTGGGTCGATGAGTATGATGGCTACCGAGGATTTTGCCAGGGAAGCTAAGGAAAGCGGGTTATCCGACCGGGATGCCTTAATCATGCATGCCTCTTTTTCTGCCCTGATGTACGGGTTTGCCTCTAAGCTTACCGAGAACATTATCAAACCTTACCCTGAGACTTTCGATCAGCAGATTAAAGCAAATCTGTTTAAGTCCCACATAAAGAGACTTACGGGACAAGGAGTTAAGAATATTACCCCGGAAAAAGCAGCTAAGGAAGGTGGCCTGATGGCTACTACTTTTAATTCTATGCGAGAAAAAGTTTCTGACATTTACCAATCTGCAGGATCCACTGGGGTGAAAGCATACCTGGGAGCTATGATGTCAGAGGGGCTTGAGGAAACTGTTGAAACTGCAGAAGAGTACGGCCTTAAATGGATGTACAACGCCACCTTGGGAAAAGGAAAAGAAGTTGGTGACGGAAGGTTTGCGGAACATGACTTCAGCGAATTTGCAAAAGAAGCAATATTTGCCGGTGCGATGGGTTCTGTCGGTGGTGGTATTGGTAAATCACTCCTGAATCAAAACATGGGTAAAAAAGTTACCCGCATTACTTCGGACAATTACATAAAAACAATGGTAAAAGCCTCAAATACAGCTGAGGAGCGCAATATCATTGATGTTATGATCGCTAAAAAACCTAAGGGAGCCTTCGGAAGTGAGAAGCTTTCCTATGCCCGTGATGAAAGGGGTAAGTACCGACCAGTTGATTCAAGCTCTACCGATGAGGTATTACGTGTATCTCAGGCAGATTCCAATGAGTATGCCTTTAAAACCCTGTGGGAGAATATTAAACTGCATTCGGATGAGCAAATGAAACGTGCCGTTGAGGACCTTCCAGAGTTTAAGGATAAGAGTCCTAAGGAAATTAAGGAAGCCATGGCAGAGATCTGGTCTGGTAAAACCCAGGAAGCCTTTGGAGATCAGTTAACCGTGCAGATGACAGATGCTTTGGACGATATGGCCAACCACATCTCTTACATTGTGAAGGAAGATGCCAATGTTGAGGAGCTGCAGCGACAGGTGGACGATAAGTCAACTCCAGAGGGAACGAAGAAAGAACTCAAGGAGAAAATTAAGACTATCAAGGATAAAATGGAAGCTGCCTCTGAAAAGGTACGTGACATTGTTCAGGGTAAGTCTGCCAATGAATACTACGAGAAGGCATTGTTTGAGCTTTTTCAGGATGCCAATAAACATTCAGATGGTCGTATTTCCAAGAAGGGGGATGCAGACTATATCAGTTACAGTGTATGGAAAGCCATGCGTAAGGAGATGATGGAAGAGGTTAAGTTTTTCCAGGAAGAAGATGTCAAGGAATCAAGCATCCGTAAGATTTCCGCAAACTACGTGGACGAGCTGGAGAATATGACCCCCGAAGAGAGGCAATTAAGGATCTTGAATGACAAACTCCCAGACCTTAGGGAAGAGGATAAGAAGAGGATATTGGAATCCTTAAAAAATGCTCCGGTAAGCGAAGAGATTAAACAGGCATTCCTGGCCGGCATGCAGGAAATAAAAACTAACATTGAGATAACTCAGAATATTGAACCAGGATCAGAGGGGCAGAGAATTTTAGATGACGCTTTTGCCAGGGTAATTCGGGATTTAAAAAAGCCTGGCCGTAAATTAGCTGACCTTAGGACGATTAGTCTTAACTATGCTCTCCCACAAGGACCTGATGGGATTTATGATCCTAACAGTGATGAGTTTGTTGAGGCCTCTGAATTTTTGAAATCCTCAGATGTTGAGGGACTTCAGGAAGCTATCGATGCTACCGATAAAGCCATCACTAAAGTGGCAGACTTTGCCCACTACAACTTCAAATTCAATGAAATCAGTGAGGCATCCCGTCAACGTCACGATGAGGCTTTGCAGATTACCGATTCCGATGAACTGATTGAGTTTATCAAGAAAGTAGAAGAGGAGAAGGGAAATATTCTCTACTCAACTGAGCTGGCCAAACACCTCAACGACACAGTAGATGCTCCGAAAAAGGAATCTCTAATTAAGTCGGTTGGAAGTGACCGGATGAGTGCGATGAACACAGTAATTCAATTAATCTCCTGGGATCATGATCTGGATCCATCACAGAGAGCTATGAAAGCCTATCTGGACTACGACCGGAAAGGGGGTAAGTATATCCATTCACAGATTAAGGAGGAAGTGATTGCCCTTAATACCGCAGGTCCCGAGAGTTACGATGGGGATATGGAGAACTTAGAACGGATACGAAAAGTGATGTCTGACCGTAAAGAGTTCATACGCAGTATTTTAAGCATTGAGCCTCAACTTCATAAATTCCAGGCTGTCAACAAGGATAAGTTTGAATTCAAAAATAAGATTGAGACGATCATCTCAGACGATGCTACTGATAGCCTTTACAAGATGTATGATCCAAGTACTTCAGAAGAGGAAGCCAAGACTTTGGAGTCGAAAGTAAATGAATCTCTTACATACGTGGCCAAGGCTTTCAGCGCACACTCCAATGACACCTTGTTGGATGGACATGTACTGGATTTCTTGATCAATACTTTGTACAGAAACAAAGGGGAGTCCATCCGTGGAGTGTATCTTAATGATATGGCCAAGATGGAAAGCACTGGTGATATGCTGGAAGAATTGATTACTACCTTTATCTTTCCCGCAAGCGATATTTCGGAAACTAAAACAGCTCTGTTGGATGCCTTGACTAAATTCAGGGATATTGATGGAACGAACCAGGATAATGTCACCGAGAAGTGGGCTGCAATCAAAGAGGTGGAGTTAATGCTCCATATCTATCTGATGACCCTTTCTGAGGAAGACAAAATGAAGATCAACCTGGGTAAGTTTGAGTCCAGGATGCTTTCTGAAAACACCCGGGTACTGTACGCCTACTACCTGATGATGTCGCGTGAATCGTTTGCAACTGTTCAGCAATCATTTGAACAGGATGTTGCCAGGTTAACTTTTACTAGCTCACCAACATACGAGCAGAGCCGTGCAGTCATTCAAATGGCCGTGAAGCTCACAAGTCCCTTGGAGCCAAGTGTGGAGTATCTGGGTACAAAAGGTAAGTATACCTTGAACTGGCTGAGCCGATTCGATCAGGCTCAACATTTTGGGGATACTGCCGGGTTGTCAGATAAAGAAATTAAAGAAAATTCAGCTCAGAACTTTATCCCTGAATTGGGATATGTACGAGGAATTGGGGGAGCTGGGAAAACAACTTACATCGCTGCGGTAGTTAAGATGATGAAAGGTTCCGGAGATGTTGTATTGTTGGCTCCTGGTAAATCTCAGGCAGAGACTTTGGTAAAGGGGCTGAAGGATACAGGTATAGTCCCTAAGGAAACCCCAACTAATGATGATGGTGATCTTGATATCGAGACCCTTATTGGGCTGTTGAATGGGTCAGATGAATCCATCGTTAACAGCGACCTCATTATTATTGATGAGATTACCCGGTTTCCAGCTTCGGAAGTTAGCCGGTTGGCTGATGCTGTTCGGGAGTTCAACAAAAACAATGAAGGCAGTGATATACGTATCTTAGGCTTGGGTGATCCTTTACAGGCATCCAGCATAACCATGAAGGGGAACAACTATAACACCATCATGACCAACGGGATTGATAAGCTTTCAGGTATTGAGATGACCCCGATTATCAGGTCCTCTCAGCGAACAGGTTATTTATCCAACACCCAATTATTCGAAACAATCCGGGAGGCTATTGAGACCACTAAAAACATGGCCGAAGAGCAAAAGGATGTTACTCTGACTTACGAGGTTAAGAAAGTTGATGGGATATCTCAGGATATTGGTGTTCAAATTGCAACTGATGCTGATGACTGGAATGCTATGGTTAAAGGGCGTATTAAACGTGCTTTGGCTGTGGATCATGCGGATGAAAAGAAGAATAAGAATCGGATTGTTATTGTTACCACCGTAACCAAAGAGGAGGATGCGGAAGCGTATGCGGCTCTTGAAGAGTTTGGTATCCCGGTTATGTCAGTACACGATGCACAGAGCCAGGAATTCGACCAGGTTATTGTGGATATTCCCCACCTGAATACCATGCAACATGTGGAGAGAAACAACATCATGACCCAGCTGTTTTATACAGCCGTATCCAGGGCTCAGAAGGGGATCCTGATCAAGAAAGCTACCGGGTGGAAGATTGTAACCATACCAGGCATTGTCCCTAACGTGGAGGCTAAATTAAATTCTAAAGTTTTTGACACCTACAAGAAAAAGGGAGTTGAGATTCGAAAGGTTTTAAGTGACCTTGAAAAGTCTTTGACGGGTAAGGAGCTTGCTACCGGGGGTGACATTAAGGTTACTATCAAGCCCGATATGCTTACCAAATATAAAGAGCTGTATACCATTGTGATGGATGCCTACAGCAAGTGGGAAGGAGATGATCACACTAAATTCCGTGGAATGATGGACCAGGAAGTTGATCTTTTATTGAAGAAGCTGGATGGATTGGTTCGTGCATCTGATATCTCTGATGCCATTGATGCTGCTTTCAAAAACAGCCTGTTCCTGTCTACCTTGTTTGACAAGGATGCCTTTGTGGAGGCAATGAAACTGAATGATGCCATCCGTACTGAGAAAGAAATACTGAATGATGCCATCAAGGAACTGGAGGATGCTAGTAAATTCTCCGGAGAAGCAGTAGACCGTACCCGGGAGAGTTTATTGGACATCCTGTACTTAATGGATTCGTCACCAATGGATTCCTATGTGTACTATGAGCTTAGTGTTAAGCTACTGGAAGCCTTGGATAGATCGTCCCAGGACACTAATTTGAGCAGCTATCTTACCCCTGCACTAGAGTCGGTTAGGGCACTCATTGAAAAGGCAGGTTATAAGATGACTTCCTTTGATAGCTCTGTAACTTTTGATAAAGATACTATGGCCATTGATGGGGATCCGGTGATAGATCCTAGTCTGAAAGCCGGTGAAGTTATTATTGAGGAAGTTGTTTCCCAAGCATTTATTAAAACTGCTAACGGGGAAGTCGTTTCTATCCCTTCTTTGGGGGCTGACCATTTCAAAGCAAAGGTTAAAGTCCGCAGGGCACCTGGCAAACCAATCATTGAGGGGGATTATCTTCACGTACTTAACTTGCTTACAGAGGAAGATCGAAGTGAGATCATTACCAAGCATGGTAAAAAGAGTGGGGGGATTATCCGCAATGAAATTGAAAGGGCCATGCGTAATGGCAATAACGAGGATGCCTACAGAAAATGGAACCAACTTCAGGCTGATAAAGAGTTACGTAAATCAGATCTTTCTGATCTGGAAAAGGCAAAGATAGAATTTGCTACCCGGTCCGGGGTAGATTCCATCTACTTTATGCACACCAAGGGACTGGATAATTTAGCTAACTCCGCGATGGTAAAAATGGAGAACATGGACCCTTTGACGGATTTGGAAAAAATCTTCCTGACCATGTACTATAATGTGATTGCTGAAGATGCTAACAAGACCCACCTTGACCTGCTGCTTAAACTGGTTGAAGGGGTGGATGAGAAATCAAAAAACTTGATTAACTCACTTCTTGGGATGACTCATCAAAACAACATTGATGTGTTTGCTACGGAGTCTTTAATTACCCTGGCCAATAACATTTCCGAGATTGACTTCAGCAAGGTGAAGTTTGAGGCTGAAATTAAAGCTCACCTGGCCCAGCTGCTTGAGAAATTTAAGAATGCCGGCTTTGCATTTATACAGGGGACTAAGGAAATTGAGGCTGACTATGCAAAATCCCCCAAGAACTACAGTGTAGAGAAGATCCCGGGAACAGATACAAAAGAGGTTATTGAGAGTATGAAATCCCCAATCTATGATGCTTCCGGAAATCTGGTAAAACCGGGATATGTACGAATTGCACTTCCTAAGAAGAAGGATCAAAGTGGGGGAGGTGGTGACACTAAACCTCAGGGTAAGATCACCCGAACGTTTAAGAATGATGATAAGTCGGCCCGAAAAACCAAATTACTAACCGCAGCATCCAATGGGGAGATTTTAAACTACCTGTGGCTGAATGTGGATCTTACACCAAACAGTACCCGGAAGCTCACTCTGGCAGACTTTCACAGGCTGAAAATGGAAGCAACCAATGCATTACAAGAATCCGAGGTATCCTTTCGGCTAAAGAAAGGGTTTGTTGCAGAGAATCTTGAAAATGAAGTTGGCGCAGCTATCTTTAGCAAGGATGCCATTGAGGATGTAAATAATGGTAGGGAGATCCTGTACATTGAGGCTACTGTTCCTGATTCAGTAACCGGGGAATATTTTACAATCGTGTACTCTGTTATGCCTTTGGATGGAAATATCCTGAACATGGATACAAATTACCCTGACCTGAACATTGCTGAGCTATATGACAGAATCAACGGCTTAAAAGGATCCATCCCAACGGAGGGTCTGGATATTACTTCAGCGATGAAGAATGGTACTTCCAAACGAATCGTAAAGGGGAGGTTTACGAATACTGGAATAAAGCTAGGGGTGACTCTTTCAGAGTTTATGCGTTCACATAGCCCCAATGGTACAAAAACCCCATTGACTTTCTCCGATGATGTGTACGTGCTTACGTCTAACATTGTCGGGGAAGATGGAAACACTGTTGCGAAAAAAGGTCAGGCTTATCTAGTAGCTTCCCCCAATAAGGCTAAAACAATATTGAATGAAACTATAAAAGATTTAGTACAGGGTGATTGGACGAAAGTTTCGGATGATGTTTTGCTTGTCCCTGTCCGTGAAAAGGCAAGGTCTCTTGATGAGATTATTGAAGATTACCATAAACTGACAGACCCTAAATATGCCAGCTTTCTTGCAAGTGCTTCCCAGCTTAACCGTTTCTTACGTGCCGGTAATAATATGATTGCTGAACTTCGTTCTAAGGAAGGGAAAGAGACAAAAGTCGAGAAGATGTTTTTCCAAATTAAAAATCACAAATTAAGCAATGGTAAAAAACTGTTTTCTAAACCCAAAGAAGGAGAGTGGTATAATGTTGACCCAGCAGCATTCATTGAGTTCCTGGAAACACTCCGGTCAGAGGATAAACAAACCTTTGACGAGATGTGGCAGTGGTTCAAGAAGATTCCTAAAAAAGGGTTTGACAATGAGTACAAGATTAAGCCGGATGTAAAGGATGCTAACGGCACAGTCATTAAGAAGGGTGAGAAATATGTTCATAATTTGAACTATAATCGCGGATTTTTTGGTAACTTTCCAATGAATACGGGAAGCAAGATTACCCACGAAAAGAAAGCTTCCATTGATGTCTCCACTGTAAAAGGTTTAGAAGGTTCCGGACTGAGCTTGGATGATGTTGCAGTAATCCCGTATGATACAGTTACAGCTCCTTCGGTGGTTTTCACAGACTCTGGTATTCAAAGGATTGTGGACAGTGCCTCGGAGCAGATTACTAAATCAGAAAAGAGCAAATTAATGAAAGCACAGAAAGCGGTTATTATGGATTTACACACCTTGGCTACAAGCAGTAATCTGGATATGTCTCAGGACAGTGGGCTGTTAAATCGGCTATTGGGTTACAGGGATCAGCTAAGGATTGGACGGGATAAAGTTGACAATCATGTTACTGAAATGGACCTGTCCATGGAACGCTCTACAGTATTAAATTACGCAGATGCACAGTTAAACCGGATTGATGAGGAGATTATGAAAGAAGAAGTCCGATTGAAGCAACTAGCGGGGCAGGGCAAAAAGCTAGGCACCTTTGAGGATTTGCAGAAAGAGTTGAAGTCATTGTCGAAAACCCTTCTTAGTGATGATGCCATGGTACAATTCTTTAATTCCCCGAAAGTAGGACTATCTCTGGAGTGGATATTGAACAACTACGCGATGAAGATACTTGGATTAGACAATGCCGGTAACCCAGCAATCATGGATGCGGTGAACGAGCAAAGATTTGAGACTGCTTTTAATAACCTCTATGCGTACAACTTGGACTATGCCTTAAGGCTTGAAAAGTATGAAAACATCATTTTAAATTATAAAAAAGTAAATAACATTTGCAAGATATAATATGAGCTGTAAATTTAATTATGACGAACATCGAAACGGCATACGATTTGCCGTAACGACTGCGGATATTAGTGATATTCCAAACACTGCTTTGGGGATAGTCAATGCAATACGTACCAAACTGGGTAATGTAGACACCAAAGGGATGTTGGACGAGGATATGACCCGACTAAAGTTCATTGTTTCGGGGATATTGGAAAGTAGAGGTCGAGTTACTACGGATGCTCAGTCAATAGCTGTCAGGGTAATGGAGTCCCTTAATACAGGAACAGCTATCTCAGCCAAGATCCAGACGATTGCTAAGGTGGAGTTTGGAGATAGTAATCTTCCGGTGTTTGACCTTTCTGAAAGTATCTTTGACTTTCATGGGGCCATGAAAATCAATTTTTTGGAAGAGTCTGCCGGCCTGAAAGAGCCTGAAGAATCTGCTGACAACATTTCAGATGCACTATCTGATGATTCAGATGAGGTTGAAGAAGGGAGCATGAGTCTTTTAGATAAGGCTAAATCTGCCGAATCCGACCAGGATCCTGCCATCCAGGTTGCATTGGATGAATTGGACAAGTTAAAAGCTACTCAACTCCGCAAACAGCAGGACAAGCTGAAGGAGCAAGTTACACTGGGCCAGAAAGGTATGACCTGGGGGAAAATCAATATTAACCTGTTTCCTGGAAATCAGCACATTGCGGAGAAGGCATTAAGCAACTTCCAGAGAAATGTTTTTCACCGGGCCATTATAAATGCGAATGGTACCCCAGCGTTAAAGTCCAATCTTCCTAAGAATTTAGCTGCCCTGAAACAGGAGATGGAACGCGATTACCTTAAGGCCAGGGAATTGTTGATGGGAAATTCCGATATCAGCAAGATGACCTGGGGCCAGCTGGAGAATTTCCTTAATAACAACTCCAGCTACCATGACACCTACATCAACTATGTGATGTACACCGTATTTGAGACCATGCTAAATCATGACACTCTGTTTGGTGGGGCTATTGAGTTTGATGCAGAGGGCACGATCAGCTTGCGTGAGGATAAAATACAAGGGGAGCATAAACAGTCTTGGGAGAATGAGTCTGCAATCTCTGCCTTCGATTCCACCAACAAGGTTTCCAGGATCATCATGGCCAATACGCTTGATCAGGAACGTTCTACGGATGTTAGATCAGTAAGTAACTTCATCGAGACTTTAAATTCTTCTCCGCTTACTAAAAATTACATCAACCGGATCATTGATACCCGGACAATTGGGAAGACTCATCCAACAATAGGACATATTGCCAGAAGATTCACCCATTACTATCAGTCGAATAAAACTCTTAATAAGGATCCCAAATTTATAGCACTCTACAACAGGTACTTTAACCCAGATGAGTACATTTTGAATAGCAATTCGGGATTAAAAGTTCGCTCCTTATATCGAGTGTACACGGATGGTAGAAAAAGAATACCCGGTACGAACCGTTTTGAAAGCCAGTCGGTAGAGTCAAGGATAGCTGAGGACATCTTAACCGACTTCACGAGCTATTTAATGACCACAGAAAGGAGTCGATGGATTTCTGTTGAGGGAGGTAGCCTGAATGTCAAGTCCAGTACAAACATGACCAAGGGGATGTTACAGGCATCCCTTGAGGAACTGACTTCTAAGTTTATCAATAAAAAACTAAGGTTTGCTCTTCCTACTAATAGCTCTAGTAAGATCAAGATACGGTTTGGGACTAATCAGGATACAATTGAATTGGTCAATGTAAAGGCTACAGAGGATGATACGACAGGAATCTGGAAGCTGAAACCGGGTACGGAAGCGGATCCCGGACAGCTTGACAAAATCTTACGTGAGCTGGGCATCCCATACATGAGGAATCTAAGCGAGAGTTTCATCTCCCGGCATTCAATAGACGGGATCACCAACTTTATTGGGCAGGCAATTCGTATATCAACCCTTAATGCACAAAATGCGATAAAGCCTGACGTTGCCAATTTTAAAGAGTTTGGAAAGAAGGATGAGTATTACTCTCAGAATATCAAGCTTCTGGAGAGAAAGGTGATTATGCCCCCACATACCTTGATGGATGACCTGGTGGCTTTCAAGGATGCCATCAATGATCTGACCGATGTGGATACAACCGTCTATGCGTTGAACGATAAGGGAGAGAAAGTCATGTCTGATGGCAAGGCTTCAGCCCTTCACAAAATCCCAAGGCACATCTCGGCGTTACAGAGTAAGATTTCACTTTTCCATGAAGCAAAGTCCGGAGCTGAGAAGTGGATGAAGCATACTGTTTACGCGAATAACCCTTTCACCTCCAAGGCCGGTACTATGGCATTACGTGGGTTTGGAGTTAAAAATAAGGTGGATGATAAGTCTCACTGGGATCTGGGGGATAAAGAGGGAACCTTGTTTAATCTGACGATGTTTTTCCAGTCTGCCAGGGAATCAGAATTCAGAAGTGCCTTCTTTGAATTCTTCACACCCTCCGATAAGAAGACCTACATGCCAGCGGAGATTGAGATGAAGTCTGGTTTGATGCCTACAAATAAAAAATCATTGAAGGCTACCTATTACAACACCATGTCCAACCAGGCCAAGGATATGTTGTTGGATATGGATGCTTCTGTATTTGCCGAAGCTGTCATTGTATGGCATCTACGTGGTAATGAGAAGTCATCCGCGCTATACCTGGCTGCTCGCGGCAAGGCTGCAAAGTATTTATCAGAGACTAAGCGGATACCTGTTGAAAGTGCCATTAGGATTTTAGAATCTGACAGGGATCTTATTCGCGATTTTCTAAAAGCGGAGAGGAAAGAAAAGATGCACATTAAGTCAGCAATGTTCTTAAAGAACAGTATCCACCAGATTTTTACCCAGGCCAAGTTTACAGATAGCGAACTTGCATCATCCGGACTGGTTAAGAACAGGGATTACATTAAACGCAACAAAGGATACCAGGCTAATTCGGGGATGACCGAGTGGCTGTACATCAATACAGACGAGGGCGAGATCTCCAAAGTACTGGATCAAAAATTCCATGAATTCCTTCGGGAATTATCAGAGATGAAAATTAAGCTGGATGATAAGTCTTCCAAGATAATCAGTGAACGCTACGAGGCTGATGTGGAACCAAAAGACAGACTCTGGTCCACAGGTAAGATTTCTGTAGTCATGGAAAACAAGGAGGTCCAGATCAACCCGGGATTAGAGGCTTTCTTCTATGCTAATGCAATGGCTACCCAGAGTTTATTGTCACTGACCCAGGGGAATATTTTTGACTATGATGCGAAAACAAACAGCTTAGACTGGAAAGAAATCATGCATAACAGCTTCCTGACTATGGGTAAGCGTAATGTGAGTAACACTGCAGAGTACAGTCACCCTATTCTGGCTGATGTTGATGAGTTGGGCCGGCCAATCAATACATCTGAATATAACGCCTTTGACATTAAAGGGAATCCCACAGGTATGTTGATGGGCTCAAGAAAACTCCCTGCAAAAGTCAATGTGATCTACACGGATGATGTGGAGATCGATGTAAGTGTGATGGGATCGGGAGCTGTTAAAGCTCAGGAAGCTATGGATGGGGCAATCTTTATCACTCCGCTGGATGTGTTGAAATGGCGTGAGTCTTACGGAAATGATTTTTCTTCTTTATCCTCTGAGATCATCAAATCCTTTATCACCAATAGGGACCATACCCGGGGGATCAACCAGGTTGTGAAGATGGCCATGCACCAGATCACAGCAGAGGTGGCCTTAAATTCCAGGGGGAACGGTAAAACAGATATGTACAACATCCTTAAACGGATGTTTAGCAGGAACTTCCCAGAACCTACGTTTATTGAGTACTCCAGCAAGCATGATCTATCAAAGGTCATTGAAGGGAGGAAGTTCAATAATATGTGGGAAGTGATGCAGGAGTTTGCTGAAATGGGTCCCTCGGGACGTATGGATCCTCTGCACTACGAACACCTGTGGAAAGATATTCTGGAGATTGAGTATCAGAATCCTGCCATTGCAAATCAGCACACTTCCATGCTTGTGGTGAATACTTCCGTAAAAAATGGGAGTAGAAAGACCAACGGGAAACTGAGTGATATAGGGAAGGAAGTTAAAACTGATGGGGGTATAGCATACGCTATGCCGATTGAAACAACTCAATTATCCTTGGTTGATTCAGGTATTCAGCTAAGTGCTAACCACAACTTTGAGGATACTCGAAACTCTCTTAACGCACCTACCCAGGTTACTTCCTCCATCTCAAATGAGGGGCGAAATTTCGCTGAGGTTACCGCTGTGCTTACTGCTATCAGGTACCTGAGCAAGCACAATATGGAACTGATCAAAGAGCTTTATGAAGGGAACATTGCTCAGGCCGTAAAGGATGATATGATTCTATCCGAGTTCCGTGAGGACAATTACGATAACTTCATGGAGAAACTTATACAGGGTAACTGGAGCTATGATGACCCAGACATCGCAAAGCGGGTGGTATCCAAATTGAACACTATCGTGGAGAAGGCTACGGTCCGTCTTCGGATGAATGGGGGTAAGATGACCTTGACTCCGGTTGCTGACATCTATACGATGTATGAAGTTCCACGGCCAGGTAAAGCTCCAATGATGATGAACAGGATAGAGCTGGAGAAATACATTGCTGCTGATGGGGTATATGTGAAGGGTAAGGGGCTTACAGTGGACTCAACCAGCGAAGAGATGGCAGCTCAGAAAATTACTTCGAGGAACCTTCATTGGAATACTCACGAGTTCCTGGAAGGGTCTACTGCGGTGTCTGATAAGTTCAGCATGGCTGTACTGGAAGATCGGGTTAGTAGGGCAGAGGAGCTTAACGTTTCAGGGGCCACAGATGTTGCTGCTGGAATTGCAAACAGTGTTGCTTACCACACAGCCACAAACTCTGCAAAGCTTCCTAAAGCACTGGGAACAGTTAAATTTATGGAAGCTGCAAAAGACAGCGTGACCTATTTTGCTGACAGCAAGTCTTTGGTGAAGGATCCAGATAAGAAAGTTCTTGAAAAGTATATCAATAACTTTGCTGCTGTGATGAATGCCGGTGGGTTCGCTGTTGTAAAGATGGGCAGTTCATTGAACACAGCCTTCCAGGAGTTTATAGCAAGCAACCCGGAGATCATCGTTAATGAGATGGAGATTGACGGGGAAGCTTACTATGTCTACAAAATTGGAGATCCTGTGGTTGCTGGAATGACCGTTCGCGATTCTGCTGCGTTTAAGGCAATGGAACGGTTATACAAAGATGAGAGTCCTGAGGGTAAAGCACTTCACAAGGATGCTTTGGCTGTTTACAATCGGATGCTGAATAACCCGGAATCTAAAATAAAGCACCATGCTGCGGAGATTGTCTTGCCTCCGATCATGAAAAAGAAATACCACTTAGGGGTAGGGGATAACCTCCAGGAAATTCTGGAGAATGAAAACTTTTTCTTCGAGAGGTATAAAGAGAACAAGGTAAAGCGTGGTGAGCTGGGCGTAAAAGTTACCGGTGAGCCTGATAGTTTACATACCATGTACCTCCGGGATCCGGACAATGCGGATATTCCAATTGAACGTAAAGTCTACCTGAAGAAGCTGATTAAGGACAAGGCTAACTTTAAGAAGGTCAAGGGCCTCACGGAATCTGATTATGACGTACTCCGTGCGATGCGTAAGGCAGATAAAGTGTACACAAAGTACTATAGGATCCACAAGGACTTTTCGAAGTCACTGGAAGGGGTACTACCCCGTATTCCTACCTCAGGAAAACACTCCTTCAATGCCGTTCGTGTAGTTGGTTTCATGGAGTCATTAAACAATGCTGTAGGTATCCCAGTTGATGCGATGGTGATTAAAGGAGAGGATTTCGATATTGACTCCGGTTACCTAATGATTAAGGATCAGGATGATCAGGGATTTCTGTTTGACTACTTTGGATGGTCCATGGATGAACTGGGTAATCCAGTCCCTGTAAAAAATATCCCTGGTACGGTTCCACTGACAAAAGCTGAAATTCGGGAATACCTGCCAAAGGATTATTTAAAGCGCGAACATGCTTATGAGATTCGTCAAAACCGTAAATATGACTGGTATGCTGCCGGACTTCAGAACCTGATGGTGGATAACATCATGAAGGTGTCCAGTGACTCCCGGAACATTGAGGAGTCCAATACTCCGGTTAATCCCCGGATGCTTGAAGGAATTAAGCAAAGAGCGATGGCCAACGAGGACAAGGGTGCCCCTGGAAGATTATTCTCCCTGCTGAGCCCTGTTTCCGTTGTGAAGCTGAGTACCATCAATAAGGTGGGTAACAAGATGGTTGGGGTGATGGCTTCTTCCGCTAAGGCCATGTCTGCGATATCACTGAGTTTCCAGACAGATATGCTGGACTTTAAGAAAAACCATGGTGTGTTAAAACCACACCTTCCAAGGGGCCTTAAGGTTCCTGGGATTAATGACCCATTCAAAAACATCGCAAACTTGACACCTGTCAGTTTCTTTGACGGTCTGCGTGAGAAGCATAACCAAGATATTAAGCGGAATGCGGAAAGCTTTGTTCAGGCAAGCGGAATCTTTGTAAAACCAGAAGATATCACCGATGAGGCAGTTATGAAAGCGATGTCCAAGCATTTGGATGTTATTTCAAAGAGCACTCACTCCTGGGACTTCATGGCCGGCCTGATCAATGCCAGTACGGATAACGCGAAGGAACTTATTCTGGGTTACATCAATACGAACCTGGCCACCGGTAACGACATCGCTACGATGATCATGCTGGGAGTCCCTATTGATGAGATCTTTAAGCTGGTCCTTTCTCCGGCTGCAATTCGGAAAGCCAAACAAATTGTGGATGAGGGATTGTTTGGGTCACTGTCTTCCCACTTGTCTAAAAAGGATAGTGGGTTGAGTAAGCCAATGAGGGATTTTTGGTACCAGCTTTCGGGCCTGACTAAAGAACTCCAGACGGTTGCCAAGATCGCGAAGATCAACCAGGGTTTGAATAACGATGCTCACGGGATGTTTAAGTACTTCCAGGATGTGAATAAATACCTGAAAGATATCTTATCAGAAAGTCCAAACAGTAAGAAAATCTCTCTGCAGGAGTTTGTGAAAGCGAGTCCTGAGAAAAGAGCTGACATGATTAAAGCATTTGGAAGGCTTCCAAACGTCCAGATCAATGTGTTAAATGTGCTGAATAACAATCCTCACTACATGGAGTTTGTCAACTCTTTCTATGATAACTCTTACCTGGTGAGAGACGAGATGCTAAATGTTTATCATGTCGTTGAGGACATCCTGACTGACAAGGATGGTATCCAGAAGGATGGGGTGAACGAAGAGGTTTACAAGCAGACGGAGCTTGCTGTGAACACCGATATCAATTACCAATACCTGCATAAACTTGGAAGGGTGCAATTCAATAGTGGTGTTTTTAAAGGAACCACTCATGATTTTACCACTCTCAGTGGGATTAACCGGTTTGCAAAAAGTATGAATTCCAAGATAGAGTCGATGAAGCAGGGATATGATGATCCTGATTCAGAGTTCTACCAGAATGAATTTATCTCATCGGTAGTCCAAAACAGCAAGACGATGGCCATGGGATCTGAGCCGATGAAATACCTGTCTTCTTTTAATGAAAAGGTTGGAGATAACACGAAGATGAGGATGATGGGATGGTTTCGTAAACTCGAAGAAGGTACACAAAAAGCACTTTTCTTCTATGACCTGATCCAACAATCCAGCAACATGTACACAGCTACCTTCAGCAAGTATGTTCCTGTGAAGCTACAGGAGGGGCTGAACGAGTTCCGAAAGGGCTACTATCAGGACTATACCAATGGAGGGGCAAAGGGTAAAAAGATCCAGGACCGGTTAAAGCAGTCTTTGATTGTTATCCGCTATTACGATTCCTCTAAGGTTAAAACCTTGCCGTGGGAAGAAGTGGGCATGAAAGCATTGTATGAGGATCCTTTAAGACGGATTGACCAAAAGTTTATTGACCTGTCCGGGCTGAAGAAAAAGCGGGAAGATAAAATAAAGAAAGCAGGTGACCAGCAGGATCCGGATGGTGGAGCCTACAATGCAGAGAATGCTATTGAGGATGATCCAAGTCAGGCAATAGAGGCAGACCAAAGTGCGGGGATGGCTTATGATGAAGGCCTAAGCAAACAGCTTATGGACCTTCCTGCAGGTACAGATTTTGAAATTGTAATGGTCAAGACGTTTGATCCAAACTTAAAACACCATGTCTTTATCCGTGCGGTCGTGGTTGATTACAAAACCCATTTTCTTGTTAGCTATGACCAGGTGGAAGTAAGAAACCCGTTTCTGGGGTCGAACCTGATCCATAAAAACTATGGTGAGAGTGCTTTCCCATCCAGTGACGAATTTGGCAGTAAGCCACTAGAAGATCAAAGTGAGATTTTTATTAGAGTGGAGCCGGTCTATTACAAGGATAAAAGTAAGGGAAAGACTGGTAAAGGGTACTCCGCTACCGGTGTGGATTCTACGAATAAAAATGTGACTGACTGCTAATTATTTCGTATATTAGATACTAATTAATAGATAGACAATGAGTAATTGTAAAATAACACTGCCAGGTTCGGATAAGGTATACCAAACGAGCCTGGCAGCTTCCCGGGCAGCAAATAATGGGGAGGCCTTTGAAAACAATCGTGTATCATCGGTAGTACCCGGAGACCCATCCCATAAATTTTTACCTATTCCCGGATCGGGGACTGATCCTATCTTTGACACTTACTTTGGTAAGAACAGGGCCAAAGCCGGTGTTTATACGGTACTGTCCAATATTGTCAAGAACGGAAAAAACCCTCAAGCCGTGAAGCTGGCAAAGAAGCTCCAGGATGTCATCAAGGACGATACGGTATATCGGGGCCGGGCAAGCAAAGATATGCGACTGGAGTACGTCCTGAGACATGCCCCAAAAAGTAAAGATCCATTTAATGTAGCTTTACACTGGTTATTGTCGGATCTTCCAATCCCAGGTACAACAACCATGGATGTTGCGATGGCTACCCTACAAGAGAAGTATGGGATTCAATCGGAAGAGGAAGCCCTTAATATCTTTGTGGAAGTGGAGTCTCTGGCAGGATCTTCGAAGGCTTTGCTATTTGAAATGTACGAGCTCACCGGGGAGTCCAGCGCGGACGGGTACGGAAAGCAGTACACTCCAGCTGAGGTGGCTGAGGAGATGAAATCAGAGGAATTTAATGAGGAATTAAACGAAGTTTTAGCGTATCTTTCCCAGAATTCTGACTTGGACTCCGAAGAGCTGGTCACCGAACTTATTAATGAAATCATATTTGAAGAACAAAATGCAGAAAAAACAACTACAAAAGATCGTCAAAGAGGCAGCAAAAAGCACCGGAATAAGTCCAACGCTGATTCTGCTGAGACTAAAAGAGAAACTGGAACAAAGGAATCAAGGAAAGTCTTAAGCCTTTCTGACTCTCTTAACGACACCGTATACCTGGGATCCGTTGAAGGAGCCCCACGAGCCTTTGTGGAAAATCACACACAAGGATCCAACATTGTCATGCGTGAGGATGTTTGGTCCGGGGAAGAAGACTTCGAAGCTATCTTGCTTCGGGAAATTGTAAAGGCAGCTATTCTAAACAGCATTGGTACTTCCCCGCTGAATAGCCACACCCTGAGTATTGTTACCATTCAGAAGAAGATCTTCGACCTACTGAAGGCTGAAATCATTCCGGCTGGAGCAGGGGGAGTTTACGGTGAAGGATTCTCAGCACTTCTGAAAGGGCTTACCGGTAAGGATATAAGAACCCTGGAAGGAATCAACTTTAATGCCACAACTACCCGGGATTTTATTGACTCCGTATTCAGTACCCCAGCAATGATGGGTATTCTGGAATTTTACGGATTAAAGGAAACGTTTATGGACAGCGTATCCGGAATACTCCAGATGAAAAATGCTGATCTGGATGGTATCTTGAAAACTGCGATGTGGGCCGATCAGAAAACGGCTGTACGCGAATCCTCAGGTTACAGTGATCCCTCTCATAGTTTTAGTAATTCCTTGGCTATGAGCATGGATATGGCCCGTGTGGAGGAGCTGTTCAACAAATCTTTCAATGATCTGAATGAGAAATACGAAAAGGCTATTGATGCAGATGATACCAAGTTGATTACCCAATATGCACAGGAATACCGAAACCTGTTAAAATCCCTCAGCGACACCAACCAAAGTATCTGGGATAACTATGACAACCGAACGGCACAACAGCTGGCCCCGGAAAACCTTAGCCGTAAAGAGGGTAGGTTGAAGTACCTTAGAAAAACCCTTGCAGGGATCACCGAATTTCCCAGTTACGATCACGAGTTTATTTTCCGCTTAATGGGGACTGGAAATTCTAAAATTACAAGTGTCCTGGGTAACCAGATCTACATCCCCGAAGGGGTAGCGTTGAAGGATGTTATTGACACCGATCGGTTTTCTGAAGCGGAGCTGGAGTTCTTGAAGAAGATCATCACCAATGACGCTTCGGGTATTGATATCACCAGCTACGCACGTAGCAGGGAAGAAGCCACTCAGCTTTTTAAGATGGTACGAAGCGTGGATTCCGCTATCCTGACTGCCGAAACTTTGCTTGGATTCTCCGGACTCTATGAAGGGATTATCCCGGTCACCCAATTACAAGGGGCTGACCCAGAGATTGTTACCTTGATTGAGAAACACCTTGAAAAGAAAGGGGATATTGACCCCTTCCTGGTTGCAGCAATGTACTGGGACTTTATGGCCAGTGTGCAAAACCCGAGTCCGGAAACCTTCAAGAAGTTCCTGAATGGGGAACCGATGACTCAACAGGAAAAAGAGGTTGAGATAGCGGAGGTCCTTATCAATGACCCAACAACCACCCAGCCGGAAGATGAGGGGGAGCTGAAGAAGCAGCACATCAAATCAACGGTCCAGCAGAAAACTCCGGAGTTTGAACCCCCTGTAACCCGGGAAACTTTTGCAGACCAGATCATCAATAACCTCAACAGTCCTGACCCATACTCCAGAGAAAACTTGAAGGATGGGGAAAATATTGATATCACCTTCCTGCCCACAGAGTCGGGAACAGCGGAGGAGATCATTCTCCAAAGTTATTCCGAGCGAGATCCTGTAAAAGTAGGGGAGGATGTGGCCATTGTTGCCCATGTCAAGCTGGAGGAGCTGAATAATAAAATCCGGGCTACCTTACACGCAGATGTTGAATCCACTTTTTTGGCCAAGGAGCCTTTGAACCTAAACGGGGTACTTGCAACCATCCAGTCGGTTAATCCGGGACACTCCGTTGATTTACAGCGCAATGACCCGACAGCAAAACCCATGATTGTACATGGAACATTGATCGTCTTAAGTGATGGACGTAAGGTGTTTGTCCCCTCAACCAATATTTCTGATAAGCTGAAAGGCCTTGAGGAGAGTAGTTTGGAAAAGGTGAAAAAAGAGTTTGCCATGTTGAATGACTTCGATAATGAACTCTTTGAAAATAAGCTAAGCTACGGCTACGCAGTTTCCGAGAAAACGATGCCCTCCAATTTAAAGAGTGGTATTCTGGATGAAGCAAGCTTTTACAACTCAGAACGGTCCAACATTGATCGAAATACTTCCCTGGCTCTTCTATTCTGGGGAACCCCTGTTATGACGGTATTGTCGGACAGGATGCGGTCAACCACTAAACCCGTGGCAGAGGTGGAAGCTTTTAAGGAAGACATCAATCAGATCCTGGGGGATTACCTGGGAATAGCAACCGATGAACGTGGAGCTGTACAATCAAGCAAACTCTCGAAGGAGTATGCTCACAGTTCCCGGGTATATGCGGTGGATGGTCTTATTTCACACTCCAGGGTTGGAGCTTTGAAGATTGATCAGGAACAGATCAATAAAACCAAAGGATTTCCGCAGGAGCTGAAGGGGGAGAAGGTATTTTACTTTCAGGGGAACTTGTATATCAATACCGACAACATCTTACATGGAACTGTTTATGACCAGATGCGGGGCTTGTTCTTTGAAAAAGTACGCCTGACCAATGAATCCCTTTACAATAGGGTAGCGGACCTGGTAAAAACGACCTCAGCCTACGAGAAGTCTGTGGAGCTAAACCCGAGTCTGGAAGACCATGAACACGTACACAACGTATTCATGTACATTCTGAGTACGCTGGATTCCCAGTCGAACAGCCGGTGGGATCCTTCTGGGTTTGTTGGTACGGTGAATGAGTTTATGACCCACATCGATCAGACACTGACCGAGCTGGGGGCTGTGAATGGATCACTGGAAACCTTGGAAAAACTGGCTATCCTGATCAATGAGAAGGTCGCTGAGGGAGCCTTAACCATGCATCGGGCACTGAGCAACCCTGAGATTGAAGCAAGCTTAATCGCTTCCGGAGAATTCAGCTATTACAACCAGGTGAATGCCTTGTTACTGGATGCCTATAAAATGAATAATTACGACATAACTTGTAAATAATGAAAGACTGCATACGCACCTACGATGGTATAGAATTTGATAGCCTGGAAGAACAGCTGAAGTACATAGCTGGAGCCAACACCAACGAAGTTATCCCAGATGAACTTACCCAGGATGAGGTTGTTAAGATGATCGAGGAGACTGGGAAGAAAGTTAATTTTGTTGGTGAACGGGAGGATAGTGATGGTAAAAAGATTGACGTACATGAGTACAATTACGATGGTAAGGTTCTGAAATCAGTCTCAGATATTATTGAAGAGACCTACAAGTATAGGGGAGGTGCCCCGGAAGCTCGTGGAGTAAAAGCCAATAAGTCGGGTACCTTATTTCATAATACTGCTGAAGAAGTGATTACGAAACTCAACGAGGGTAAGAAATTCTCCGATATTGAGAAAGAGTACGCGAGTAACGCGATTCTTAAATCCTGGGTTAAAGAGGTCAATCAGATGTATCAAATCTGGAGTGATGGGGGCCGGAACAAAGTACTTACCGAGTTTCGAATCTCCAACATTGAAAAGGGGGTTGCAGGTACAGTTGACGTTGCAGTGGTTTACCCGGATGGTAGCCTGGAAATCTTTGACTTCAAAGGTACCGGATCAGAATATCGGAAACCGGACAATGCCGGGATCAGTAAGAGACGGGGGAATAACCTTCAGCTTAACCTGTATAAGCGGATGCTGGAGGTAGGGGATACAAAGACCGGTGCCAAAAAATTACGGGTCCGGGGGGCCGCGATTGTGCCCATTGAATTTGACATTGTTGTGGACGGGGATGATGCTTTCCTCCAGGGGTTCCAATCACAGGACCCCATTCCTTTTGATGATAAGGATATTTTTGGGGATCACCGGATCAATGAGGGAATTTCCAGGGGCTTTTTCCCGGCACCTGGGTTCAAAAAGGGGTCTGTCAAACTTAAAATCAATGGCCGGCCCGACTGGAATGGGTTTATCAATACCCATCTTGGGATTGAGCTTGATAACCTGGACTCTAAAGATGCTGCTTCACGGATTGCCATGGGATCTTCACAGGATCCTAAAACGGGGGAATATTACTTTGTCTTTGGCAAGAACCGTAAACGAACCTACTATACAAACCCGGAATCCCATAAAGATACCTTAGCGGGAGTTCAGGCAAGAACAGAAGAGATTTTAGCTAGTCATGCCCAGTCCATAAGTGATAATTATAATAGCCCTGCGGATGACTTTATTCGTTATCTAAATGAGGGGGAGGCCGAGACGTTCTCTACAGAAACCGTTCACAGTGATGATAAAACCCATGTGGAGCTGTTGACAAGGATGTACGTCCGAAATATTGACCGTGCCGTGAAAGCCAATACTGTAAAAGGTATGGAAGCTGCCGGAGATGATGTGGTCCTGGTTTACAAGGGGTACAACCAAACAACCGGATCCTACAGCTCCATCGATATCCTGACCTTAAATAAAGATATCACACTCAAAACCCCTACCCGTAAGGAGAAAGGGACAACTATTCTTGGCAGGTACATGTCCAATGCAAAGGCAAAGGGTATACCTGGAAAAGCAGGACTAGGAGGTACTGCTATTTGGTACAATACCCGGGAGAATGCTCACATGCTTCGGATGGGACTGATCGCCATGCAGCTTCAGAAAGATAACCCCAATACTCCGGTGGACCGCTTATCCGTTGGGGGTATTGGAACACAATCAAGTGGAAGTCCTATTGGCCGGCAATTATCTGAAGTTATGGACCAGTTCAAGATAATGGAGGCCGCACAAGTGGATGGAGCCAGTATCCTGGACTTTGATTATGGGGTGGACTCCAGTATCAAAGACTTGTTTAAAGATGAGAGGGTACGGAATCGGGAAAGTTACAAATATGGTGCCTTTGAAGCCTACCTGAGATATGCCGGTCTGACAATGACGCAGGTATCGGGATCCATGGAAATAAAAGGATCTTCCTACAAAACCCAGGAGGGACGTTTGTACAACTGGCTGGAAGGTGGAAGTGTGAAAAAATTACTCTCCAACATCTATACGGATATGGGGATCACCGGTACGGTGGACATCATCATGAAAAATGAGGAGTTCCGGGAAGACATGCTTAAAGCACTAACAGCCAGACAGCACGATATTGAAGGGTATAACTCCGCTTCACACGATAAGGAAGGCTACTTACATAACCCTGAATATCTCTACGTTTCTAATGCAATCCTTGATTTAAAGGGGATGACAGCCCAGTTCTCTGACTTTAAAAGCATTGGATTTATTCAGGCACAGCTGGTTAACCCGGGAATGTCAGGCATTGAAATTGTGGATGAATTCATTGGCCGTGTCCAACGAAAGGTAGGAGAGATGAACCGGGCATTAAACGATCAGTTCTTTAGCGAGAGTAAAAAAATGCACAAGAAATTGATCAAAGACACCAAAACTTCCGGGAGTATTGCGATGAACAGGGCATCGGATGTGTATGAGCCCTTGCTGGAGCGTATCGAGGTCTTCACCGATGATGGTACAGATCGCAAAGTCTCCAGGCATACCGGAAGATTTTGGCCGCAGGATTCCAGTGAGTACAAATTGTTATCAGATGTCCAGAAAGAATATATTGGCTGGTACAAAAAGAAAGTCCGGGAATCAATGGTTACTGGGCTGGAAGGAAAGCGTCTGGAAGAATTTAATGAGTATTGGGATGAGGATATGATCCCTGCCATTGCTCCTTCCACGGATACCCGTGCGGGTGACCTCTTTGGGAATAAAGCTGCTGAAGGTAGCTTTAAGGATCGTGGATCCAACTACGTGAAACGGGTACTTGATCCCTACACCTCTAAAAATGAGTATATTGAACTCGCATCGGATAATTACCAAGAGCTTGTTGATAAATTGGAAGTGCAGAAAAAGTTTCAAGGGGAAGTCATCCCCATGTTTGGAGATGTTGGCCGGATGGAACGCTTAGGATTCACCGCTGACGGGAAGGCCATTACCACTAAGATTCGAAGGAATGACAATGACCAGAAAGTAATTCCGGTAACGCGAACCATTGAAACAAACCTGGAAAGTGTCCTGGGACATACGATGGCCAATAAGTACAGGTATGACTATCTTAGTGAGCTACTTCCAGAATATAAATCTGTTAAGGCAGTCATTGCTTACTCGGAGTCCGCGTTGTTTCGGAACAATAAAACCCTGATGGGCTATCTGAAAAATTATACGGAGAAAAACTTATTTCAAAAGAATCAGATTACAGAGGAGGAATCTCCCTATGCAAAAGCAGCTGCAGCTGCCAGGATGGGTGCTAATATTATGCTGCTGGATTATAACGTTCTCTCACAGATTAAGAACGGCATTGCCGGCTTTTACCATACCATCTCAACGGGCATTACCGTACCTAAATTTGGTAAAAACCTGGTCAAAGCTTATGGATATATTATGACCCCTTCTGGATCAGAAAAAGCTAATAAGCTGATGTGGAATATGGGGCTGGCCAATGCGGATACGGATCAGTTGATCAACGGGTTTGCGACCCAGATGGGGAAGCGTGGATTTGCCAACTCCCAGTATAAAAACCTCATTAACTACGGGGGTGATCATTTTCACCGTTCGGTATTTATGATTTCCCAGATGATGTATGACGGAACCATGAAAGCCTATGATGTTGATGCTGATGGGAACTTAACCTATGATGAGAATAAAGATCCCAGGTTTGAAGGAGAAGATGGTAAGAAGCTAAAGGAATTTTTGGTTGAGGAAATGCGTAAGGAGGGTTCCTTGAACTCTGATGGCACGATGGCCCGGGCCTATACCAGTATGGATATGCAGCGGATGAAGCGTTTTGCCAATGAGTCCTTTGATGCTCAGAATAATGAGGATCAGGAAAATTTTAGAAACACCATTTGGGGGATTGTCTTTGGCCAGTACCGGAACTGGTGGTTTAAAAAAGTACAGCGATATGCTATGCGGCCAACGCAGATGACCAGCAACAAGAAACTGGTAAAGACTATTGACGCGGTGACCAAGGAAGTAAGTTACAGCTATGAAGGGGAGTACATGGAAGGGATAGGCTACACGCTTAGAGATATGATCCAATCCACCGTTGCAGCGGTAAAAGAACGAGACATAAGTTTGCTGATGGGTTTGGGAGATCCACTGAATGATGCCCAAAAAACAAACCTTAGAAGGATGGTTGCAGATATGGCAATGATCCTGGCTTTGATTGGTTTGGGGGGACTCATGTTTGATGATGAGGATGAGGATACAGTGTGGTATTACATGTACTCAGCATCGGCACAGGAGATCAACCTAATTGGACATATTCAAGCGACACCAATTTTGGGTACCGGAGAGGCTATTCCTGCCATGGGTGTTTTGAAGAATGCTTTATCAAACCCCTGGAAAACCCTGACACATCCAGGGTTTACCAAAGTGTTTGAGCCGCTATTCGAGGACGAATAAGTCCGTTGTACTTCGAGTGATCCAGGGGAAAGGAGCTACATCAAACTTTAAGGTGTAGTTCTTTTCCTCAGTCTCGATGTCAATGACAATATCGAAAATAGGGTTGACCTTAATTAGGGGTCTGAGTTTTTTATTTAGTTCCTCCATTTTTGATCTCCTTATCTACCATGTACCTGGACAGTTTGACTTTCTTTGCAATTTTCTCTACGGAATTCCCAAGCTTGTACAAGTTTTGAATCCGTCTCTTTTTCAGATAAGGCACCTCCTGGGTAAGCACCTTGGCGATGGCCTCAGACCGTTCCCTTACATAGGTTGGGTTGAACTTAACCAATCGCTTAAGCTTCTCTGACTGGGTTTCCCAGACCAGGTTACGCGGATGCAGGTTGGTAATGTTGAAATCCAGGTACCCGGCCTTATGCTTCGGACTGGGACAAGAACCTACCGTATTTTCAAGGATATCATGAGCAACGGTCTTAATGGACCAGTCGAATGTTTCCGGATCCTTGATGAAAAAGTACAGGGAGGACTTGGATATACGAACCTTCCGGTATTTCCCTTGATAGAAATACCATACATTTTTCTTGCCCAGAATTTTCTCCTTGACATGCTCCTCTGGCCGGAGGGTAATATCCGAGTGCTCCAGCGTATCCTTCTCATTTACACTATCATGTGTGCGGAAGGCATAAGCAGAGGTATCGGCCCGGGAAGCCCATTTCAGGTTGTTTGCCCGGTTATCGGCCCGTTCCCAATTCAGGTGTATAATATTCGTAAGGTTCTCGGGGTCTTCATTGGGTACAAAGTTTTCCGCAACAAGGGAATGTATGTGGAAAGACTTGTACTTTTTATTTCCTACAGGCAAATCTACGATTTCGTATCCCGTAGTGGTGACACGGTTCTTTAAAACCTTGGAACGCTTTTCACTATAAACCCGACCAAGATCACTAATTTTGTAGCCCGGGAATTTCTCCAGTGGCTTCCATTGCTCGGTTGACATAAGATATAAATTAAGAAATTTTTGATAAATCAGTTGCAAGGTAACCATTGTTTTGACATAAGTCAATAGATTAACGAAATTTTTTTCTAGCTTTTTGATAAATTTTTTCTAAGGCCTATTAGTATAATAGATCTTAATGCACTATATTTGTGAACACAACGACCTTAAAAGAAATATGAATACGAACGAAACATACCACAAATTCCTCTTGGAGATTTTGATGAATGGCGTGAAGAAGGATCCCAGCAGGGATCAGGGGTATGGAACGATAGAAGCTTTCGGAACAACGACTCCAATGGTGTTTGATCTGTCGCAGGGAGTCCCTGTGGTGAGTACTAAAGAGATCTGGATAAAAGGTATTATACAAGAACTTTTATGGTTCCTGGCCGGTGACACCAATGTCCGCAGGTTGCGGGAAAATAAGGTACACTTCTGGGATGCAAACGCTTACAGGTATTACGAAGGCCTGGGTGGGAACCTTCCAATAGAAGATTTTTTAAGCTTTGTGGATGCCGGGGCTACCGGAGAGATCAATAAAAAGGCGTACATTTTTGGTGATCTGGGCCGGATGTATGGGTATCAATGGAGAAGAAAACAGGTCGTGAATCTGTCTGGAAAAGTTATAGAAACAGATCCATTATACGAACTGATTCAAGACCTTAGGACTAATCCAAACTCACGGCAGATTGTTCTGGATACCTTTTCCTCCTATGACAGTAAACACTCAGCACTTCCTCCATGTCACTCCATGCCCCTAATTTTTAACACCATCCCAATTACCCAACAAGAACGCATTTACATGGCTGAGGCCATCTTGAAAGAGCACGTATACAATTACAATCCCGAATTACTGGAAGATTTAAAAATCCCTACTTACCGTCTGAACATGGATATGACTCAGCGGTCCGGAGATGCCTTCCTGGGAGTACCTTTTAATATCACTTCTTCAGCGCTGTTGCTTTTATGTATCGCGGAGCTTACGGGCCTTGCCCCCGGCCAGTTTACCCATCGCGTAGTGAACGCACACATTTACGAAAACCATACCGATGCCGTTAATACCCAGCTTTTACAGGATACTGATCCTGTCGGGTACTTTGACTACACAATTAACTGGGACGAAGATCCGGACAATATTTCCCCGGATGAAATTCAGATTGACTACGTAAGTGACGGGCCGGTGATTAAAGCTGAAATGGTGGTATAATGGAGAAAGCGAACGTGGATATGATCGTTGGAAAGTTAGCCAATAAGTTGTCTAACCAGTTACCCGTTGTCAAGCGGGTGCAACCCCCAAGGGAGTTTCCCCTACAGGTAGCCCCCAGATACAAGTACTTAAACGTACAGGGACTGGATGCTTACTACGAGGATCTGGAACACGTTTACTTTGTGGTCAACCAAGGCTACCGCTATCCACTGATTTCTGTGACAACCTTTCTTGACCTGTTTTCCAATGATTTTGAGGAAGGTCCGATGTCCTACCACTGTGCCAGGAAGAAAACCTATGAAGCAAATTTTTTAGATACCCTGGGATGGGAACATCTGAGTATCGATGAACGGGCTGCACGGATACGCAAGGCCTGGAGTGATAACAGCATCGATGCCAGCTCTTACGGCACTGCGGCCCACATGGGGTGTGAGTACCTGTCCGTTTACCCGGGTATTTCCCATGATCAGGTCATGGAACATTTGAAGCTGAGAAATCCGGCCACCGCTATCCGTCCCATCATTCCGGAGATCCTGAAGAACGTAGACAAGGTTCTGAATGGATTCCTGCGAAACGGGTACCAGTGTGTTGCAGAACCGCTGTTAATCGATTCCCGGTATTGTTTGGCCGGCCAATCGGATCTGGTCATGCTGAATCACCAGACCAAGAAGATCTGGATTCTGGATTACAAGACCAATAGCAAACGTCCGGAGCAATCCAAGAAAGCATTCAACACCATGCTTGGATACTTTAGCTCCACTCCGGATACGGACTATTATCATTACTGCATCCAGCTTACTTTATATGCTTACATGCTCCTGGACCAATATCCGGGATATGAAATTGAAAAGATGACAATCCTGTGGCTGAATCCGGAAACCGGTGAAGTGGATCCTATTGCGATTAATTCCGGTTGGTGGATGGATTTCATCGGAGGATTTAGAACTTTTTTGATCGAACACTCAATTATTCAACAAGCCTATAATCAGATACACTCATGTTTATAACACTACCCGTACTAATAGAAAAGAATATCCTGGACAAGTTAAAGCCAGGGACCAAGGAAATCCTGGGCTGGTTTTTCAAGCCCGGAGTTTCCCTCAAGATGTTTTCACTCTACAAGATCAATGTCACTCATATCAGTGCCATTTACTTTGATGATGAAGAGAAAATGACTGTAGTAGTAGCTAACGGGACAGACTACTATGTTGATGAGAGCCCGGACGCGATCCATCAAGGGATTGAGAAGATGATTATAAAACATAACCCAGAAAATAAAACAAAGGATGAACACAGGTAACACAACAAAAACCGTAGACGCAGATTTAGAAGGTGCCACAACAGAGGCCAAGGCCGGATTGTCCGGAGCTGAACTTCGAAAGAACCTTCCGAGTACTTTTGAGAGTCGTAAAGCCCGTAGGGATACCCTGCGGAAGATCCAAAAATACCTTCCCCATGCCATTCATGAGATGGTAGTGACCCAGGAGGCCTTTGACAACAACTTCCCCGGGGAATTGGAAATCATGACCGAAGAGGACCGGTGGGATCTCCTCAGTGAAGAAAACAAAACCCGGAAAGCCGTGTATTTCAAACGGCTGTTCCAGGTGGAGCTTTTCGTGGAGGCTTACCGGAAATACATCGATACTCAAGGCAAGGTGGACATGTTGATGGATCTTAAAATGACCGTCAAGGATGCCATGAAAAAACAAGATTACGACAAGAAGCTGGAAGCTACGAGTCCCGAAGATGCTCCCCAGGTGTCCGGTGATACTGAAAGTCCTCTGTAGAGAGGTGTTCTTTCAGCCATTGGTCCATCCCCAGATCATTCATTTCATTGATATACCTGGTAAAAGGGAGTGTGGTTTTGCAAAATTCAAAGCCATGCTCCCTCATTGCCTTTTGGATGTGGTCCGGAAGGGTTTCCAGCCATTTTAAAGCAAACAACAGATTAACGGTATCTATCTCTCCAGTGTTTACACTTGGGGGCATGGCACTGCTTTTCAAGCAGATAGCAGTAAGTACCTGTTGACTGATCTTCCCAGGAAGCGTTGGCACACCGACCCGAGGTTTTATTCCAGGAAAACGTTGCCGTATCATACGAGCTGCGAAGCCACCAGTTCCATATAACTTTGAAATAAATTATGATCTTTCGCATGTTTTGTTATTTTGTTGTTTTTCCACCATTTCGTAAAACTCTTCGGAAACTTCCTTGATTGTATAATGCTTCTTTATATCTAAAGGGATCATTTCAAGGGCTTCCTCTGATAAGGGAAAAGGGGAGTTTGATAATTCAAAACTGAGCCCAACCACCTGAGCCAGCTCGAAAGTGGTAATATCCGGCTGAGGATTATACAACAATTGAAATAATTTGGGGTGATGGGTTGTTTTTTCTTCCGCACAAATGTTCTGTAAACATTTGGGTTCTACATTGTTAATTTTGTTTTCCATAATTTGTTAAATAAATTTTGTGAATGGGTGATTTTAAAAAGTTGTTTTACGTTTAATATCGTCTATATTTGCATTTTAAGTTTTACTAATTAAATACCTAATCATGTTAATCTCAGAACCCGAAGTAGCGAGTGGGGAGGATTTCGACGATTATGAAATGTTGTCGTTGTCAGTAAGTTCTCTGAAAAATGTGTCCATAATGCTCCAGGCCATAGGCCTGTCAGAGCTAGTAGAAAAAGTTGATTCCGTAAGTGAGGAGGTATCCGTGGAGTTGATGAAACAGAATCCTCTTTTCCTTGTTATGGATTAAAGTGGGTATACGAAAAAATTCTTTGAAAACTTAATCGTTTGAAAATGACCTTGGTTTTAACTAACCGTACTTTTCATAATCACAACTATAAGACAACTCTATGATTTTTCATTCTCCCCAGGGTTGTTTTTTAGTTGGATTTTGGTATAACTGCAAGATACAATTAATTAGAACATCACACAACGTCCCCCACAATAATTTACTCCTTTTCAATTAACTTCTCCAGCCATCCCTTTTGCTGTAATCTCCTCAGGGCACTGTACATGACATCACGTTCGGCCACTTCATTTTTCAGATTCCGTTTCCAGAGGGAATAAATATTACCTCTCCCAAAAGGGTTATGCGAAATCCGGGCCGTTCCCCGGGAATTCACTTCCAGCAATCCCCACATCTCGGGAAGCTCCTCAATACGTACCATCCCTTCAGGGACAATATAAAATCTCCAGTCTCCCATTCCTTTAGACGGATCCTTTCGAAAGGGTTTCTTCCGGTCAGCTAAAAAGTCAGCCCTGGAAGCCTTGGCCTCTAAAAGGAAGCTCCCGTTACTATTGAACCCAATCACATCCGGCACTTCCACAGTCACGGAAGTCAGCTCCTTGAACATCGCTCCGCACCGCTTCTTCAGCCACCGGTACCCGCTGTTCACCAGCCCGTGATGGTTCAGGTGATTGATCTTTTTCTTTTCCATTAATTAGACGTATTTTGACAATTTCGATGACATCCCGATCCACCCGGTAATACAGATCCCCGTAGATTATTCGGGAAAATAACCGTCCATCAACGGTGTGAATGCTGTGAACAAACACGTAATCTTTAAAGGTGTTCTCTGGGTTCTTTTTAATATCTTCCCTGACTGCATATTGAAACGACTCTGCCGTTGAGGTGATCACCGCTATTTTTGTACTCCTTAATACCATGTTAAAAAAAAATTAAGCCAGAGCCCTGTGACAGGCCCTGGCAGGTTTAGATTAATTCAGAAGTATTCGACTTCCTCAACTTCACACGAAGACCTTCTCCGTCAACTTGTCTTGAGACTTTGAAATTACTGGCCACCTGATCTAAATCAAGTGTTTTGACCAGCTTTACCCGGGGTCTTCTTTTCTTTACTTCTGATTGTTTTGACATCGATATAATTTAAGGGTTATTTACACAAAGATGCTCCTCCTAGACAAGAGAGCTCATCAGAGTCCCTGTCATAGTCAGTGCGCTGGATTAACGTAACTTTTCTCCCTGGTTCCCCATCTTTGGTAAACTCCTCAATGGATGTGATCAGGATAAAATTACGATCTGTAAGGACATGCCATAGGGCAATCATCCGTTGCTTAAAGGGATGGACCTGCCTTTTATAATTAACTGATGTCTTTTGTTTAAATATTGACATAATTAACTCATTCTCCTTGCTATATTTAAAACGGTTATAGGGTATCGTTCAACGAACGCATTCTCACGAGCACATCTATCCCGGTATGTCCATCAAATTCTACCTCTGATTTTTCGGTGTCGGGGACCTTAAACAAGTCCCAGTCTTCCAGTTTATAGTGATTGGATATCTGGCCCGTGGGAAGTACCGCTGTGACAATAAACCAGTCTCCTCCAAAGCAAAGCTCACCGGTAAAGTGTCGCTTGGACTTGTGAACGTTGTATTTACCGGCCTTGGCCCACTCATTAAATAACAGGCAATTGTACATTTTCCGGAAACTATACAGCTCCTCGAAAGTATGGTATCCGTCTGAAATTTCACTGGCTGGCCCAAAAGACATAACCGGCTTAACCGCTTCAGGGGAAATTTCCCCAGATGTTCTGATGAGTTTTATGAATTCCGGAGAATTAACGTGCAGCTGTAGTCGGTTTTTGAATTTGTCAATAACTATCTTTGCAGTGCAGCTTACATAAGCGCACCGGACATGCTTCCGGTACTCTTCCGCGATCCTCTCCACCGTCCAGGTAAATCCATGATAGGTAATAAATTCCTGGATGTCATTAACCAATGACGCACAGTCTGCGGACTTTACCCAGCGGCGTAACTGGTGTGACAATCCTGGATTTGCCTCATAAATAGCGTATGCAAAAACGGTCATTGCTTCCCGGCTGGCCTCAGCCATCATCCCGGATCCGTCCGGGGTCAGTGTCAGCTCTGCCATAATTAAAAATCTCCTTCCGCTACCTGGAGACACCTTAGTCCTAAACCTCTCCAGCATTTAACCATACTGTCCCGGTCCTCCAGAACAAAAGCAACATTCCCCAGATCGATTTCTGCAAGTTTTAAGAGCTCCGGTTTTACCCGGGTGTCATGTCTTAGATCCCCATTCCTACGCATAAGCAGGACGGAATTATCCCGAAGGTTCTTGAAATACTTATTCACCCACTCAATTGTCTTTTCTCCAACGGACTCCTTTCTCCCAGTGCAAAATACAATCTGGTAGGTTGCCGCAAGGGTATCCACCATCTCCACAATTTCCTGGATAGGCTCATCCTCGAAGCAAGCTTCATAGAAGGCATCCCAGTTAGGCTTATCCTGCTGGAGGTATTTCAGACGATCCCCTGGCTTGGAGATTGTCCCATCGATGTCAACGATAATAATTTTTTCCATACGTTTAAAATTAGCCCCTCCGGATTTACCGGACGGGTTTGATTTAACTTTTCAAAACTGTGCTACATTTTGGGCACAGGTGGGTCAACTTATTCTTAGGCTTGGGGGAATTCAATACCCATCCTTCACCCTTGAACCGATTGCTGGCTACACTGATGTGGTCAGA